CCGCGCAGGCGTTGGCTCTGTTGAGCAAATGGCAAGTAACGTGTTTGGTATTTCTGCTGTTTCAGGTAAACAGGGAGACACTAAGCAACTTGAAAATATCTTTGCTAAGGCTTTTGAGGCAGGACTCAAAGGTGCTCCAGCTATTCAAAGATTTTCACAAGCCGCCATGGAAATGTCCCAAGCGCTAAAGTTACAGTCGGCCACAGGTGCATCGGGAATGTTGGGTACTCTGACAGGAGCTATGGCTGGCGCTAAAGGCTCTGCTGCTTTTTATATGGAAGAAGCCAGAAGTGGCTTAACGGGTCTTGCAGGAGCCACGGGCGCTACAACTGGACTTATGGGAACTTTGAAAGTTCTCTCAGGCGCTGCTTCTGGATTAGGTATGGGCACAGGCTTGGGAATGGTCAGCCGTTCTAATATAGTTCAAGCTCAAGAGGCTCTACAGCAGCTTCAAAAGAGCGACTATACTGAGATGACGGGCTTGGCTCGCAAGATGGTTGGTTCTCAGGTCGCTTCGGGCGTGTCGCCAGCTCAAGCTATTGCAAATGTTCGCAGAGCGCTAGAAGGTCAAGTTGCGGCACAGGCAGCTCCTTTTTCAGCGCAACTTGAGATGAGATACGGAGAAACCCTTTCTTCTTATCAAGACAAAGCAAAGCAGCTCGTTGCTCTATCAAAAAGCAAAGACCCCAAGGTAGCCGCAAAAGCTAAAGAAGATTTAAAAAACCTAATGTTCCAGTTTGAAGACAAGACTACGGGTATGGCCGGCCTTGAAGCCGAAGGCTCTTCAACTGCCCTATTGTTAGGTAAAGTTGAAACTGGAGACTTTAAACGCGCAAAGCAAATACTGGAACGTGAAAAAGGCAAAGGAGCAGCAAAAGCAGCAGCAGACTTCTCTACTGTTCAATACAAGAAGGTTTTGAACCAAGCGGCCCTCGCAGCTCAAGGAGCAATTAGCGGAGTAGTTTCTGAAAAAGACTTGTTGGAAACTGCAAAATCTTTGGGTCTAGAAGGAACTCCCGCAGAACAGATGAAACAGCTTAGACAAGCTGCAGGTATTTCTAAAAATGAAGAATTTACTTTTAGTAAGCTTTCTGGTGCAATGTCTGTGTTGGCAAACAAAGAAGGCGGGATTGGCGGCAGAATCAGTATGCTTGAAGATATTGGCGACGAAGCCTTAAGAAAATTAGCCGCTGCTATAAAAGGAGTTCCGCCGCCAACCAGTAATGCAATGCCCGCAAAACCCGGCGTTGGCTCTAAAGTAGTTCCAGCAAACGCACCACAAAATTTTGACGTACTTAGGAATATTAAGGCAGAGTAACAATAAGGTGGATTTTTATGAAAGTGAAATATTTAAATAATTCAACAAGATGGGAAGTTATCCTATTTGATTATATTGACGATGTTCCAACTTCAGACCCCCCTAAAGTTGCAGTCTATAGCGGAAACAGAGGCGTTGTTGGAATTAGCGTATCAAGGTCAAAAGCCTCTATTCAGAGTACAGCCAGTATCAGTATTGTAGGCGAACTCAATGCTGCCTACACAGTTGGTAACTGGGTGATTATCAAGTCAAAAGTAGGTAAATTTAAAGAAAAGAGCGATGAAAAAAGCGCTTTTAAAGACGTGTCTCCTCTAAAAGAGGGAATCATTAGATTTATTGGACAAATTACTACTATTCAGAACTCATACTCTGTTGATGGTTCGGGCTTGTTAGTAAAAAGAGCCACTGTTCATATCAGAGAGTGGTCTAGTCTATTAAACATCCCTGTCCGTATTGATGCGTATTCAGTTTCTAGCTATACTAATCAAACCCAAGAGGCGTTGGGTAGACTTAGTTTTGTTGACGGCAATGTTTCAAAAGTAAACTACGTTCAGCCTAGAAATATTCAGTTTCAAAAACTTGCACAGCAGCTTATTGACCCATTTGTGGGCGCTGGATTGGTGTTGTCCATTATTGGTGGACTAAACACAGACTCTCAGACCGGAGCAAGTTTAGGTGTAGACTTAGGAGAGTATCAAAAGGTAGTTAGTATGTCTAGACTAACCTCAAGGATGCCTAGTCTCCCTCAAGAACTGCTAGACTATTTAGAATTGCCTAAGACAACTCAAACCAACAATGCGTTTGCAACGGGCTTTACTAATACACTACTAGGCGTAATGTACGCAAATTCATCTTTTGAGGGGTCTAAGTCAGGCGCGTTAGATGGATATGGCAAAGAGGAACGCGACCCAAAATCTTTTAATGGATACTTTAATAGTTACAGTCAGTTAAAGTCAATGTTTTCAAATTATCAAGACAGGCCAGTAAAGTCAAACTTCTTTTCTTCTTTAGGGAAGGGTGCTTCTGCTTGGAGTCTAATTCAAGAGCACATTGACACTACGATTAATGAAGCCTTTACTGACATCTGGTATTTCAAGACAGAATCAGGAGCTACTACCTCATTGCCGATGATTATTTTGCGAGACAAGCCTTTTGCCCTCAAGACTTTTTTAACAGACCCAGATAACCAAATTAAGCACACAAAGTGGACGGCGTTTGATGACCTTCCCAGAGTCTTTGTAGATGACGTAATGATACAAAGCGTGTCTACAACAAACAGCTTCTTTACTTCTCCTAACTTTATTGAGCCTCAGTTGCAAACAGGCGAAGTCGGCTCGTCAAGAACAGATGACCCTACGACAATCCTAACAACAGCCGTACATCGTATTATTGATGATGGAGCGATTAATAGATTTGGAACTATTGAACATTATTGGAATACTGTTTATAGTGCTCCAACAGCTAAAACAAGTGAATCTGGCACTGTATATGTTCCATGGTTTGAAGACACTAAAAAACTAATGTACTATTGGCATGCCTTGAGTTATCGTTTTGGAGATGCTAGTCTTACTTTGAAAGACAATGACTTGCCAATCATGGTTGGTTGCAATCTATCTTTCCCTATGGGCAAGAATGTATTGTGCGGCCACGTTGAGTCGGTAAGCTGGAGTTTTAGTATTGGTATGGACGGTTCGGCATCGACAACAACAAACGTCCAGCTTTCTTACTTGTGTAAAGTAAAGAGCAAGCTAGAAGATGATAAAGATGCAGGAGGGTTAACTTTGATTGGACCAGCAGGCTTTACTGATTTGACTGACCCAGAGCTTGCTGACTCTAACATTAGAGAAACATTTAAGTTTCCAGAATTTAAAACAGAAATACCTAAAACACAAGAATTATTACCAAAATTAAATTTACCTAAGTTACCGAAAGCGCCATTCTGATGAGTAATATACCTTATGCACCATCAATTTCGGTTGGAGAGATAGTCGCTGTTCAGGAGCCAACTTCTGATACAGATAGAGTGACCAAGTATTTTGTAAGGATTGAAACAGATAACGGAACATCAACATTTGTGTCAAACGTCGTTGCGTCTACCTTTATTGGTGGAGTTGCAGACGGCTTTAAGATTTATCGTCGTCCAACTACAGTTGATGATAAACCATATGAAATCGACAATAAGACTCCATTTGGCGTAGGCGAAAGAGTTATCGTTGCCTTTATCAATAACGATATTAGACGTGGAATTATTATTGGCGGCTACAACAGAATCGTAGACCTAATAGAGCTCCCTGAGCCAGAAGAAAAGAAACCTCAAATGCGTTTTCAGTATTTGGGCATGATTTTTGATATTGACACTAAGGGACAACTTACGATTACCCATACAGGTGCCCCTAAGATTACAGACAGCCCTAGCGATGTCCCTGAAATAGACGAAAAGAAAGTTTCAGTCTTAACACTAAAAGATGATTCAAGTTTTGCTTTTGTGGACGCTAATAAGCAATCTATCGTGGTAGATGCAACTAAGAAAAAGATAGAAATATCTTCAGACAAAGAAAAAGTATCTATTGACCAAAAAGGCACTATTAAAGTCGAGTCGTCTAAAGAAGTTATCGTTAAGGCACCCAAGGTTGCACTAGGGACTTCTTCTGCAGAACTACTTGATTTAATTGATAAATTATTAGAGGCATTACAAAAGTCAGCCCCTCAGCTAGTACAAACAGCAGTAGGGCCAGGAGCCATGGACCCTAATTTGATTACTGCCGTAGCAGAAATAAAAACTAAATTGTCTCAAATTAAAGGAAAAGTCGAATGACCTGCGTCTCTTAAAATAGATGTAAGGGAGAGTGTAGCATGAATTTAAAAGCTTTGGTAAAAGAAGCGATAGCGGGCGGCAAACGTGCCGTTGATTCTATGTTAGGAATTAAACCGCCTACACCTAAGCCCGATGGAGGCGCCAACTCCGTTGCTCAATTATTGAAAGAGGCTTATTCAAAAAAATCTCCTTTTTATTCTGTGACAGCAGAAGATTGGTATAAGACATTTCCTTATAGATTTAAGATAGTTGTAAAAGGTAAGCCTACTTATTACTCCCTACCTATTCCCCCAGAAGCCCTCAGTTATCAGATGGTATCGGCGTCTCAGCTTATTCCGACTCTTGGCGGAGTTGTAGAAGAAACATCACCAACTGTATTTTGGCAAATTGCACTGTCGGGAACAACAGGTATCGGCATCAGTCGTCCATATTCAGACGAAACAGACACTTTAGATAAGCCGGCCTCTGGTGAAAATAGTTTTAGAACTGTCCTAAAGGGCGGCCTTCTTGCTAACACTTTTAATAAAGTATTAAACGCAACCGACGCCGTCAAGGGCGCGTGGGGTCAAGGAGCTGAAGGCGCATTTGGTCTATTGGAAGGTCTAGCCTCAACAGCCCAAAGATATAATACTTCGGCGGTTAAGAATTACATACCCGAAGAAAGCCCCGGCTCTAAATTAGCCTCTGCCGTAGGATTAGACTTTTCTCGATTTGGTTCGCAAAAGCCGAACGCAACCAACGGCTACGTAGAAATTCATTTGTTGCATAACTTTTTAAACTCATATTCACACTTGAAAGAAAACGACCCCGATAATGTTAGTCTTTATTTTGAATCACAAAAAGACAACATGCAATGGCAGGTTATCGTAAAGAATTTTGGATTTCAAAAAAACGCAGCACAACCTTATTTGTATAAATACAATATTGTTTTGCAGGGATTTGACTTATCTCAAGTCGGCGGAGGGGCTAGAACTCCAGTAGACAGATTCGGGACAGACGGCGACCTTGGAGGCGTTAGTTCTTTTACCCTTAGCGGAGCGAGCGAGCGTGCTCAGTCCTTAACACGTAAAATAAGCACAAACCCACTAGGGTTGATTGCTTCTAAACCACCAATTATTTGAGGCTCGCAGTGGCTTATACGTATTTAGACCAAGTAATGACTGACTATCTGGGGTACGTGAAAGTATCAAAGAATAGCCCGTTTACGTTGGCCGACGTACAGACGATAGCAATCAATAGATGGGATTGGGTTGTTCAAAACTGGGAACTCAAACTACATCCTGAATTTAAAAGAACTTTGCCTAAATCTGACTTTTTTATTAATCTTCTTAAAGACTTAAACAACGAAATTACAACTCAAAAAATATTCCCAACAACAAGCACCAATCCTTTTATTAACTTAACTAAGTTTATTAAATATAAGCCCATTCTCTCCTACATATCCCTGTCTGATATCTCTTTGACACAATCAGAAGCACTGGTTCTTAAAGAAGAACAGAAACGCCTGTCTAACCTTTCTATTACTGAATTTACAGACATGGCATTCTTCTTGCGCAGTAGTGCAGCCACAGCAGCTCAGATTGTCGGCTTAGGCGATGACGATGGTGCAATCGTACAGGGCTTTTCTATTACAGAAGCACAAAGAGGCTACTCTCCGCAAGAACTAGAGCAAGTCAGTGATATATTTGACTTAGCAGACGAAGTTGATGGTATTATTTATTTTCTACAGCAACAGACAGTGCAGCAACCTAACTTACTTGCCGTAGCTAATAGAAACACAGACCCAGATTCAAAAGTTGTCTTTAATCAATCCTACACGACCGCCGTATCTCTTCCATTTGTGACCTCTCTAGAATACATGGCAGAGCAGTTTATGGGCAATAAGGACTATTGGTTTGATATTGCAAGCATCAACAATCTGCAGCCTCCGTACGTAGACACCACAGGAACAAAAGAGTTTCTGTTAGGGCCGGGTACATTAGCTTCAGTCAAGATTTCATCAAATAAAGCAAACGATATAAAAGTTGGAACAAAAGTTAAGGTTGGTTCGTATACTGTAAGAGAAGAAACTCGTTCCGTCTTAAAAATTGTTAAATTTGACGACGGCACAATGATTCTTTCTCTGTCTGGCGCTCCAGACCTAGCCAAACTAAAAATCTCTGAAAAAGCCTATGTCAAAATCTACAAGCCACAAACAGCCAATGAAGATACGCTGCTTCTAATCCCTATTGACGCCGAGTCTGCGTTGGTTGAGGGTAAGCAGCCGTCCCTTGATGTGCTCAAGCGCCTAGACAAAGCCCTATTGGACTTTGGTGTTGATATTCGCAGGGACGAAAGAACAGGCGAAATTCAGATTGGCAAGAATGGAGACTTTGATATTGTTTATGGAATGCCAGCAGTCCGTCAAGCCATTCATTCTTTAATGTCTACTAATATCAATGAGTTGCCTTTTCATCCAGATTATGGCGTTCCGTTTGCCAACTCAATTGGCGACAGATTCTATGGCAACGTAGAGCTTGCTGCAGCTTTTTCCGAAGTATTACAAGAAGTTATTCTTGCTGATGGTAGGTACTCAAACGTCGTTATCCAAGATTTGACAGTGACAGAAACCTCTGTGTCTATCAATATGATTATCACTGTAGACGGCTCTAATGTCATAATTCCCCTGAGCTTTGTTTCAGGATAAATTCTTCTTGAAAAATAACATAGTTCATCTTAAAATAGACTCACCTGAATCTTATTGAGGAGTTGGGCCTGTGACCGTTACTATTAAATCAAAAGAGCAATTACTTGGCACTTGGGTCAGAAGAATCAAGAATAATACAGATATTACTGACTTTCAGCCCGGTGGTGCCCTTGTAACATTAATGGAAGCAGTCGCTCAGCAAGTCTATCAAGCACAACTCTCTGTTCTCAAAGTTCTTGAAGTTACAGAAGTAGATAACCTTACAGACAAAAGACTAGATGACCTTGCTGAGTCTCTTAAGATTCCAAATGGTCAGGGTGGAGTGGGCCGTCAGGCAGCGTTGCAGGCAACTGGCTCCGTTGTTATTAGCTCTGGGTTTAAAAAGATTTCAACACGCGCATATGCGGGTAAGCCAGCTCCTTATGCAGGCTCGAAGACTCTGTATGTTCAAGATGCTTCTGAAATGTTTGCTAAGACCCCAACCAACGGCAAGATTTATATTGGCCGCAATACAGTAGACTCTTTTGAAGGCCCAATTTCTTATTCAAGTATTTCATCAACGGGTACATACTGGATTATTAATCTTGTTGACCCTCTGACTAAAGACCACCCCTATACAGACGAGATTGTTCTTGCTCAAGGCGGCGACAGAAACATTAACGCATCAACAACTGTGCAAGTGCCAGCTTATTCAGATGCTCCTGCCATTCAGTTCACAACCGACGCTGCTGTTGTTCTTCCTGATGGAGAAGATTTGGTTACGGTTCCCGTTACGTGCACCCAATTTGGCGTCATTGGAAATGTTGCCTCAGGTGCCATCACAGAATTTTCTTCCGAACCGTTTGCTGGCGCAACTGTTATCAACAAACAACCATTCGTTAATGGTTTTGATACAGAGTCTGACGCTTCGCTTCGTCAGCGCATTAAAGATTACCCAAACACCCTTGCTCGCGGAACCGTTGGTGCAATCAACTCCGCTCTTTTGTCAGTTGTAGACGCTGATACAAAGAAAAAAGTTGTATCAGCTTCTGTTATTCGACCACTTGAAAAAGGCGAGCCAACAACTGTCTACATCGACGATGGCTCACTACTAGAGCCGGTTTTTCTTGGGCAAGACTATGAGCTATTGCTTGCAAAGGCTTCCGGTCTAGAGCAGAGTTTCAGAACCGCTCAGGCGCCAGTAACTCCCGCCGTTGTAACCGGTGCCCAGTCGGCTCCATATGTATTACAAGCCGGCATGTCGATTACTTTTCTTATCGACAATATTCCATATGTGTATACAATCACCCCATCAAATTACAAAGACCTAACCGCCGCAACCGCCTATGAAGTGGTTCGAGATCTTAACTCGGATGCAGAAGGTATTTTGGATTTTCGTGTTATTGAGAATGGCACGAAAATTGTTGCGATTGACAGAACCAATGCAGCCGAAGAGATTCGTGTAATTTCTGGTCAGCTACAGGCTGCACTAGGATTTCCGACTATCGCTCAACGCCCTATTTATTTGTACAAAAATGGTATCCTGCAGTCTTTTAAGGGTAAAACAGCGACTATTTCGTCCAATCCTTTTTCTAACTGGTCAATCACAGGTGCTCCCTATACCGGACTAGAAGTCGTGATTGATGGTGTTTCAGTCGATGTTGCTGACATCACCAATGCGGACTTTTTGTCGCGCTTTGGTGTTGCGATGACAGCCGCTACGGCAGAAAACTGGCGAGAAGTTTTGCAAGCAAAAATTCCCGGAGTTACTGTAATTTTTCAAGACAATCGTTTTATTATTAGCTCAAATAAAGAAAACAACTCTTCCAGTGAAGTCACGATTAGTGCGGGAACTTGGATTGGGCCTGCTTCTGTCTTTTCGACAGAACTTGAGGAAAGGACCTCTGTAGGTGCCTCAAAAGATTATACTTTCAATAGATATACCGGAGACATTCGTTTTGTTTCAAGATTGCAAGCCGGAGATATTGTTGAAATTGCTTCCGTAAATACTCGCGCCTTTATTAAGTCTACAACAACTTCTACTGGTCTGTATGATCTATCTAATGATTATCCGGGGTTTGGTCAGTCTAAGTTTATTGTTGCTATAGACGGCGATGTAAATGTCAAAACAACCGGAAGCGTTACAAATGGCTTAATAGAAGTAACGAATATTGATTTAAATGACCTAACCGTTTCACTTAAAGATTACTTAGGAAATGGGCTTTTTATCAATACAGAAATAGACGATTATATTTATCTAACCGCTATTAAAGAGAGTGAAACCACCCCTCTCGCTGGATTCTCTTCTTTTTCAGATGAGGCCGTGGGTTTTTACAGAATTAAAAAAATTGTGCGTGGCACTTCTCCCGCTAACTCAGACACAATCGTCGTTGAAGTGTCTTCCTATCAAGCAGCCTCTGCTTTTATCCTTGGAGACAAATACGACACTGCGTACTTAGGCGCACCGACTTTTAAGCTATTTTCATCCACGGTTGTTCCTCAGGTTGTATCGCTCATTCCGACTGCAGCCGCAATCGTAGAAGAGGTTGCCAATCAAATTAACGAACAAATCGTTGGAGGCGTGGCTGAAAGAAGCACCGGTCAGTATTTCTTTTTAAGAACAAATACTTATACAGGCGGGCAAATCTCTATTATTGCAACCTTTGGAAAAGCTAATAATCTGTTTACATCGGCATCGGGATCGAACCTACAATCACACGTAGGCTCATCTTCTTCTTTGTATTTGGACGGCGGTTTTCCAGTTGTTACGGAAACAGTTTTACCATCGCAGCCTGCAGATGGATACGCAGCCCGTGACTATTTAAAAGTTACTCCAAATTACACAGAAATCACTCAAACCACGGTAAATCCAATTGTACAGGCCGCTTCCGTTGTTGCTGACTATCCAGTTGGCTTTCAAGAAACTTGGGTTACGGGTAAGTTGTCGGGGTGGACTGGTCGTGTTTATAACACAGAAACAACTGCACCTTTTGAAGGCTTTCTAAGAACTGATAGCTCAATTAAACCAATCGGTGCGATTAGTATAACTACTGACAACCTAGATAGATATTCCAATATTTCTTTTAGATTACAGGACTTGTCAGTAACTCCTTTTGATAAATTTGTTGTGGAAATGGATTTGGATTCTGCCAACAAAACGATTGCTTTACCTTTGTATAAAAAAGCAATTATTTCTGATGAGCAACAAATCGCAGTTTCTGGCAAAGGTCAAAAATTTCAGTTTACTTTAAAAGATCCAGAAGATTTTGAAAAAGAGTTTTTTGATATTACAAGTCCATTTAGAGACTTTGATTTCAACGACTTTAAAGTAGTCGGTAAGTCTGTCGGTGTGTATAAGCTAGACAGTGCAAGTGCTGGCTCAAACGAGCCCGCTCTTGTGATTCGTTCGACGTCTTTTGGTGGAACAAATAGAATTAAGTTGAATGTTCTTTATCCTCAAACGCCGTCAAAAGGCGATATTACAATTAGTCATTCAAATGTTTATGAAAATGAAGAGGTGCAGACAACCGTAGTTGCCGAAATGGCTTCGCAGGCTGTCATTCCTTCTACTATCTTTAATTCCGGTACATACACGGTTACCAACCTATCTACGTCAAATAATCTTACAGATATCACGCTGTCTACTTTTCGACCATCAACTACGGCAGTTGCAAAGTTTGAATCACTTAGCCCTGCGTTTGGATTTTCATTTGGAGCTAGGTCTGCTGGCTATCCCGGAGTATTGGGCAATAATATTGAGCTTGTCATTCAAGATAGTGGAAAGCTAGGGGCTACAGCCGAACCAGTTGCAATGATTGCGCAATCTACCAAAAAAGTAATACTTGATCTAAAGGGTTCCACGCCTACCGCTGCTCAGTTGACCAGCGCATTGAGTGTTAGTACATACTTAGAAACAGTTACGGAGATGATTGTTGGAAGCGTCCTGTCGCTTGTAAAAATTCCAAACACTTACGGATACGCACCCGAAGTCGCTGCAAAAATCTCAAACCCATTTTTTACCATTTCTTTTAATCAAGTGGACTACAACCCACGCTTAAGGGGCGCTGCAGGAAATGGATGGTCATTTAAGTGTATTAGTACGGGTACAGGCACACCAACTGTATTTATTAACACTGCACAAAAACTAATCGAGATTAACCTAAGAGGCTCTAGTCTTCTGTTAACCGATTTGGAAAATCTACTAAATGGCAGTTCCGGATTTAATTCCGAAGTAATGAAGGTGGAAGTTTCAAACGGAAGTCAATATTTAGCCCCTTTTGGCCCAACATTTTTTTCCGGCGGAGTAACTGCATCAAATACAATTTATACTTCCGACGGCGCTGACGAAACAAATGGCGTTTTTGATGGTTTGTATTTAACAAATAATTTGTTGCAAGTTACGGGTACGCAATCGGTAGTCTCTATGCCAATCGGAGTGTGGCCGATTGTAGACAAGCCAATGCCAGCAGAACTAACAATTAGAGTTCCTAATTACAATGGGTTAGCTTCAGCGGTTGCAATTGGCACTGTTTTTAATGCTGCCCACTATCAGCTTCAGTCTTTTGCCGTTGCGCCAAAAACCCTTAAAGATTTGGCAGACGCCATTAATGCGTATTTACCCGAAACTCCAGTAGCAACAGCATCTATTTTGGGCCTAGAGACAACGGACGCGCTTATGCCCGGCAGCCCTCAAGTGCCTAGAGCTTCTTATATTAACTATACAAATTTAAATTCTTTGCCAAGTGTTGTGAACAATCCAAATTCCGCTCTATTGTTCCACGCTTTTTGGGCAAATCGCTCAGAAGGCTGCTCTATTTATGATTATGATTTGTTGGGCAACGCTATTAAAACGGTTGTTCAGTCAAACGACGCAATGTTTCCAAGCGGAAATGCTATTTTGGGGACAGCCTATTCTTCGGTAGGCGAAGAAGTTTATTTGCTACCAACCAATACAGCTACTTTTAGTCGATGGGCAAACTTTGCTCCCGCTTCTTCGTTGCCCATTCAGGCAGACGTTGTGCGCGCTGAAGGCGCAACTAAGGTGCAAATCTCTTCAAAACTTCGTGGTACAAAGGGCGCCGTATATCCAAAAAGCACCTTAGCAAATAACTACAAGACAGCCACCCTTGAAGCTGCTTCTGCAGAAAACGGTTCTGCTTATTTCCCTCTATTGGTTTCTCAAACCAAACAATTACCCAAAGGGTCAGTTGTAAAAGTAACCAATGCACTTGTTTCTGATTTGCTAAGACCGTTTAGGGTTGTGTCTCCATTGGCAAACCTAACTCCGGCTAATACCGCAAATGAAAAAACTTGGTTTAGAACTGGAACAAACATTATTTATGAACAAGCGAGCTCTACTCGCGGAAGATTGTATTTCCTCAGGCATGGCCAGTCTGTTACAATCGGAAGTGTTTCCGTAACAGACACTGAGCCGTTGACCCCCGGAACAACGATTGATGTTATTTATAATACTCCATCAGTTGGTCTTGCTACAGTTTCTTGTTCAGCCGGCACCCTATCCGCACGAATTGGCGATATGATGTACGTGCGTTCTGCTGCATTTCCGAGTGAATTGAACTGCCCTCCGCTTGACTCAGGTCGTTGCATGAGCAGCAGTTTGTATGACAACCCGTATGGACTTACGGGCTATCCGGGCTATCCAGTTGTGCAGGTTAACAGCTCCACAGAAGTTGTAGTGATGGCGCCTAATCTAACACAAGATCATACAGGATTACCTTTGGCTGCAAGCACTGATTTGGTTTTTGTACCCAGTGTTTATGCAGAAAAAAATATTAAAACAAATTACAAAGCTGGCCCTCAAGGGGTTGAAGTCTTGGGCAGTGTTGCTACACAGGGAACATCGGCGCAAGCTATTTCGGGTGTTTATTCTTATGGAATTGTTAAAAAGCTGTCAGATGGCTTTTCTGCTTTGATACTCTCTAATACATCAGATGGCGTTTCTGCTCCGGATCGGCCAAATGACACAATGCTTCTTGCTGAGTGCGGTGCTAATACAGATGACTATGTGTTTTTAAATGGCTTTGGACAAGGAGTTGATGGACAATATCAGCTCGTCGCTCATGATGGAAAAAATACAGCTATTCTTTATAATCCAATTCTTCCAATTCAGGACGTTGTGCAAGACACTGCAACTCGTTCAAATGATATAGGAAAAAATTGGTGGGGCAGGGAGTTGCAGGTAATCGACAACGATCCCGCCGACTATACAATTGACCCTCGTCCAGTGCGCGTTGTTGATGCTGAGTCGGTACTGCCTGGATGTAAACTATCGGTCGCTTCCGCTGCAGAGGGCACAAGCAATTGGTTTCCGCAGGCACTCGTTGGAATTTGGACTATAACAGAAATTGGTTTTTATGGGTCTTCGGCTAATATTTGTTCATATATTGAATTTGATATGCCAACAGGTGCCCCCGCCGCAGCACAGTTAATTACAATTGCCGCTGCAAACGAAGAGAATATTGGATTTTTGGAAAAAGAACCGTTTTCTGGGTTTAGACTTGTGCAAGGATGGGCAATTGACCCTAAAAACGAAGAAAACGCTCAGGTTTATCTAACTCCAGCTAAATCTTATCAAAAAATTTCAAATTACTTGGGCTCAGAGATTGAATGTGTGCATAAGTTGGGTTACGAAACGGTTCCAAAAACTGGAATCGACGGATATAAGATTTTTGGTGGCTTGATTCGAGAAGCGCAAAGAACCGTTGACGGTGTTCCGACATCAATCACTAGATATCCCGGAATTAAATCCACAGGTACAGACGTATCAATTTTGCCTCCAATTCCGCGTTCCGTTTCAGTTTCTTTCCGAGTTCGTGCTCGCGACGGTATTTCAATTAACACAATTGCTGCGGTTGTTCGTTCGGCGGTTGTTTCTTTTGTTGGAAGTTTGGGAATTGGTCAGTCGGTCATATTGTCTGAGCTCATTGGCCTAGTACAAGATATCCCCGGCGTGGTTTCTGTAGAAATTATTGAAACTCTACCATTTGCAGTTGACGGACGCATTCCGGTCGCAGATAATGAAAAGGCCGTGGTAATAGACTCAGAAAATAACATTCTTGTTGGGCAATAACATGTCAAATATTCGTCAATATTTACCATTAATTGCAAAACCAAACAAAGAACAAGCACCTAGGCTAAATGCTTTGATAGACGGCGTCGATGATATTGTCAGCCATCTTGAAAATTACACAGAATATGCGCAAAATCAGTTTTTCTTCACAACGGCTGATGCTGAGTATGTTTTTAAGCTTGCGGCTCGTAATGGTTTTTATCTACCTAGAGATGCCGGCCTAAATATTGAGGGCCTTAAGCCGCTTGCCCCCTTGATGATTAATCAGCCAAAGACTTCGTTAGAGATTCTCTTGCGAGTTTTAGAGATTTATTTTTCTCAAACCCTTACTAGGCCAAGCGTTATTTCTGCTCAAGCTGAACCGTATCGTCTCAAGGAAAAAGACGATTTAATCATAAAGACAAGAGATGCGGAACATCGCTTAACTATTGATAAAACTATGTTTTCTAATATCAAAAACGTATCTGCTTCGGAATTGGCAACTTATATAAATTCTGTACAAGATCACTATATTGCAACTGTTTTTTACGATAGAACCGCAGAAAAAAACAAGATTCGCTTGATGCCAAGCGGCTCTGGCCTCAACGAAATTATTCAGGTTACCGGCGGCACTCTTCAAAATCTTTTACTTTTTCCAAATGTTATTCCAACTACAAACTCATTTCAAACTCGATGGTTTGTTTCTAAGATAGCCGATCATTCAGACATAGTGACTTTTACATATATGGATGGGCCTCCACCTTCAACGCATTTAGCAAAAGTAGGCGATATTGTTACTATTAGAGGTCAGTTTGATGTAGGTGCGTCTGGAGCTGTTCAGGTGCCAGTTCAAGATATCTTTGGAAACGACGTAATCGACAATAATGGCAACTTGGTAACAATATTAATTTATTTAATTGAAGGCAATTATTCTGTACTAAACGGCACCCACGAAATTATTGAGGTTGGGTATAACTACTTTAAAATCAGAAACAAATACTTAAGATTGCCTAACAGCAATAACGGAGAAATCGTACAACTCTCCACGAGAGATGTTATTTTTACAGAAAACACGCCACACAGAGTCTACGATCAGGAAACATTTTCGTATATTACAGAAATGACGGACGATGAGCTAAACGTCACTGTTCCGGCAGTTCCTCCAATTGTAAAACGATTTTTGCAAGGCGCTTGGCATGCCTATGGCGCAAGATATTTGGTTAATGACTTTACAAGAAACACTGTAAGAATTGATATTTTCTCAAGTGTCCAGATACCTCCACAAGGGGTCAGTTTTGTTTTAGATTCTGGATTATTTGCGGCAAATTATGCTCAAAAAAAATACAAGATACTAAACACTAACCCCTCCAATGGGATTGTAACGCTGGATACTTCGGATGAATACGGAGTCTTACCGTATACAACCCCTGCCCTTATCGGCAAAAACAACCCATTTTTTTGCGACTTAGAATCAAATACCGTTGAGGTGGATTTTAATTATCGGCATGGGTTGGTTGTGGGCTCAGAGATAGTGATTAATGCCGCTGCGATAAATCCAGAAAGCAACATAAATATAAACGGCTCTTGGGTAGTCGATAAGGTTTTGTCTGATACAAAAATTTCTTTTAAATTAAACGAGAAAAACATAGCACCCCCATCAAGTAGTGCAGCTGTTTTGTTTTCTTTAGGGGATAAGAAATATCGTTTACAATTTCCTTCTGCCATGACTCTTAATTTATCAAAGATAAACGTAATTGGTAAAAAATTTAAGCTATATGAAGACGGTACAGCAAATGTTTTTAATACATACGCTTGGCAAAAATTAAAAACCAGATACCTTATAGTAACTAGCGTAGGCGCAACGAGCATAGAGTTTGAGGTAATGGAAAATTGGTCTGTTGTGCCAAATGAACTTATTGCTGCAAATGTAAGAATACAAACAACTCAGACCAACTGGGGAGAAGACAACTCTTCTTATTATTTCGACAAATCTGCCGCCCGAAACCAAGAAGTTTTTATAAACGGCCTGATAATGACAATTGCTGACTACATTAAGCCAAACAGTCCTTTGTATTTAGGTTCTTATTTGTATGACCCTCAAGGGAAGGTTAATAGATACTTGCCCAGCGCAATTGGAACTATTAGCCAAGCCCCTGTTTTGAGAGGCGAAAGCGGAGTTTTGGTAACCGTTGACTCAGCAGCTGAGTTTAATCAAAATGGCGGATATGTCGTATTTGAGTATGGAACGGCAGTTCAAGAAGGGCCAGTTCCTTACATAACTCTTTCGGGAGGCCAGATTGTTATTGATCCTGCTTATGTTTTTAAAAAAACACACTCAAAGGGAGCTACCGTTAGGCAGGTGGAAATCCTAGAGCCGTTTATACCATCCACTAACGGCTTAATGTTTCAGCCATTTTTGACGGGAACGTCAAAAGCAAGAGACAGTTTTTTTGAAATTATCAAAACGATAATTTCCGCTGGAGTTTTTGTTACAGACGATGTATTGTATCCAAAGCTGCGATTTGCTGACGAAAGTATTGAGCCATACAAGTAGTAAAATCGCTGTATTAAGCAAGAGGAGCTAAAATGTCAGTTCAGTCAAGAGTCAATTGGTTGGGTGGTCAACGCATTGATCTTCCTGATTTGTTAGCAATTGATTCGTATATTGTAAATGACATTCGCAATTTGCTTATGTCGCTCACTGGCGGTGCTTCGTTTGTTGCAAGCGGATTGGAAGTAACCGAGTGGGCTGGCTTGTCCGTTAGTGTTAAAGTTTCGGATTGTTTGGTTTTTTGTCCAAGCAATGCTATTGCCCCCTTTTATAAAGGGCTTCCCGGAGACGCAAATCTTACAATTTCTCTTCAGTCAAACTCCGAAATCTTTTTAGAACTTGTGCTAGAGACTTCAACCAGCGGAGCTGTCTCAAAAGGTTTTTGGGATTCTCTAGCAATTACTCCAGATTCCGCAGCGGGCTCAGAATATGTAGAAACAGTCGATGCACAAAAAATCGTTGTTCCTAAATTAGTTCAAAGGTTTGGCGGATTTACCCCAAATTCCATTAAAATTGCAAAAATTAAAACAGGCGCTTCAGACATTACTGAAGTAACTGATTCGCGAGAGTTGTTTTTTAGATTGGGCGCAGGAGGCTCTGTACCCAACCCATCGTATACTTTTCCATGGGACTCCACCTCGCGACAAGAGCCGCCTCAGAAATCAGAAATTGCTTCTCGATTGGCTCCAACCGATCCAGCATCTATTTATTATTCTAGTACCACAGACGGAACCATCCTGAACGACAAGGGACTAAAGACGTTCAAAGATTGGCTAAACGCAATGATGTCCGTCTTGCGTGAAATTAAAGGCACACCGACTTGGTATCAAGATGCTGGAAGTTCGGTTGGCTTTCCGCTTAATCTATCTCTTTTGTCGTTGTTTTTTGATTCCACCGCTGGCCATTCAATTCTAGCGATCCCCTCAGCCACTATTTTTTGGGGCTCCACAACGGGAATTTTGGGCAACAGACTTCATAGCGATGGAACGTCTACAGTTCAGTGGCAAGCCAACTATGGATACACTCTTAGGTGGCAGCTGGGCGGAACATATTCATCTAACCGTATTTACGACAATGTTAAGTTTACATCTCCGGAAATTGATGAGGGGGATGCTCTTTATCTAGCACTACAAAGAAATGTTCGCCTAACTGAAACCCCTGTTTTGTGGCGTCCGACCATTTCTCCGGGAGGCGGCCTAGACTCTGATAAATCCGTTGAAGGAAACGGTTTGTTTATTGGTGTCGCAGTTGGCGATTATATTAAAAAAGAATCGGAAGGGATTCTTTCGTATTATAAAGTTACCAAGCTATACGACGGCACAACAGTTGTAGATACAGAAGGTTTCGTAGCGGGTCTTGCTGTAAGAGCGGTGGAGTTGGATCGAACCATTCCCACTCAGTCTACCGAGCAATACAGATACTTTAGGTCTAGGTATTCAAATGTTGATTTGTATGTCCGAGGCTCAAATGACGTACCGCCAAATGACGTCGATTGGTACTGGCTTGGTCGAAGAACTGGCTCTAGTTTTTATTTTAGAGATTACGGCAATCTTTCTCAAGGCGAAGAAATTGAAATCGTAGATCCCGGAGCTACAGACGAAAGTCAGAACGATTTCGGAGTAGAGCCTATTTTGGTGCTACATCCAGATGTAGCCTATAAATCAAACACATTGGGATTCGCTCCTAATCCAGATTTGTCCACCCCCGCTGACGGATTGTTTTTAACTTTTTATAAAAGAAAATCAAACAATAGAGTTAATTCTGACTCTGCACAAAATCCAACTATTTTTTCTTATGAGCTGAGCACTGCGGCTGTTTTAAATACAGATCAAGAACTCTGGGTAAAAATTTCAGATCTATATTCCGCCGCTCCATACTCTTTAACCGCCGGCGATGTGACAGATGTTACAGCAACAAACGTCTATCAGGTTAGAGATGCCACAGACTCTCCTTTAAGAAACTACGACAACCGCCAAGTCTTTATGCTTGCTAAGCAAGTAACTATTGGCTCGGCTTCTTACGTTGTTTTCTTTGATGGAACTGTTGTGGGAGCCAAGGGTCGTGCTACTCCACAAAGACTTCAGATAGAAAATGTTTGGATTCATGACACAGAAATTGATGTAACAACGACTGCAACTCCTGCCCGTCTATTTGAAAATGCAAATTCAATTAAGATTGGTCAACCCAGTAGTGTTACTCGAATTGAGGGCGCTCAGTCCGTCAAAAGAGCAAATGTTTCAGGTGTTTATACGGTTCAATCGACAGATCATATTCTTTCTGTTGACACCTCCTCCGCAGCTGCTACATTAACACTACCGGCTATTAGCACTGTAGGAGATGGTCATACTGTGATTGTAAAGGATAAATCAAATAATTCTTATACAAATACAATTACACTTGCCCCCAGTGGTGGTAATACTGTAGACGGTCAACTTTCTCTCGTGATGCAATCAGACGGCGCGTCTTTTGTTCTTGTGGCTAACGCAGCCGGAGACTGGGAACTTATGTAAGGAGTTATCTTTATGGGTAAAATTATTGATTTAAATGGAAAAATTAGACGAAAGACGCTTGCTTCAATAGTTCGCAAAGAAACCTTGGGCGTAGATCTTACTCAAAATCAAATATACAAACTAAGAGTCGGCACTGCACTTTGGTTTGACGCAGACGACGCTATTGTCGCTATACAAAAGAACGGCGAAGACTTTAAGGTATTACTTTGTCCGATAAACAGAGATTTATTGGAAGCACGTTGGGATACGTTTGGGCGTTTGGCGTGGTTTTGGCTTCGTCACATTAAACTTAAGAGAGTTGGCAAGCACAGAGCTTCCTCGGATGAGTTTAAGATACTACTTCAAAGGACTTCCGGAGTTGACGCAGAGATTGAGTTTGTGAGAACATTACCTCAACTTCCGGAAATCAATCCGGCTTATTCGATGTAGGTACTAAGAAAGGATTCGGTACATATTTAATATGTACTAAAAATATGGCTAAGGTCACTGAACAACAACTTGCTCAACAAAAACTCTTGAAAGAGCTTCAGGAGGCGTATGAGCGCGACCATGATTGGCTTACGGATGAGGAGCGCAATATTGCCGAAAGAGCATTAGCCGCTCAAAAGACGTTGGTTGTTAGTCCCTCTCAGGAAGCAGCCTTGTTCGGTGTGTACGCCATGGGCAGAACTTGTGTTCAGATTGCTAGACAATCAGGCCATTTGCCAGAAACTATCGTCTTGAGTCTACTGAGATACAACTGGTGCCTTCGGATGCAGATGGCCAATCAACAGGCAGATGGCAGTGTTCTAGAAGTCTTTGGAAAAGAGGCCATCGACACAATCTTTACTATGACCAAGATTGCTATTGAGAATGACTTGAAGAAAGTCTTAGCGGGCGAAATGGCAGCGGGTGAGTCTGGCTTTGTTCCCAAAAACATCAAAGAGATGAAAGATTTTTTAGGGATTGTTGGCGAGGTTCATAAGATAGACGCCTTTATGCGGCTTGGCGCTAAGCAGCCCCTTGTAAATGTCAGTAATCAAACTTTGACTCTTAATAACGGCCAGACGCAAAGCCAGACACAAGTTACAGACGCTCAAACAGTGGAGCTACTTGAGACCTCCGAAAAACGCATCGAGGCTCTAAAAGCTCTTGAGGAAGATAGTAAAGAATAATTAGGAGTTTTTATGTTTAAGTATTTGTTTTTATTTATTTTAGTTGCTTGTAAGTCTACTCCGGTACCGCAGACACCGACAAAATCCCCTACCGAAACTTGCACAATGGTTTATGACCCGCATTTGTGTATTATTACGATTGACAGCACGACATTTACAGGGCATGGTTCAAATAAATGTATTGCTCTTAAGAAGCTTCGTAATAGTCTTTTAGAAAAAAACCATAATCCTTTAATTCTAGTTAGGGCTGAGTGCGGCAGAGTTTTTAACTGACATTTGTTTTGACTTAGTCTTTAAATAAGAGACTTATATGATTCATAAAGCAAAAGACCTAACTATTAGTCTATGTGATATTAAACAGATTAAAGAATTTGTTGAGAAGCATCATTACTCTCACTCTGTAAACGGCGTCAAGATAAAGTATTGTTTCAAAGTCGAGGCCGATGGTCAGTTGGTTGGCGGAGTGATTTTTGGAGCTATGTCAACCACTGCTTGGAAAAAGTTTGCTGATTCTGAAAAAAAAGTTTTAGAGCTAAGACGCTTAGTTTTGGCTGACTCTGCTGGCAGAAATTCAGAGAGTAGAACAATTGGTCATTGCTTAAGAGCTATTAAGAAAATTGACAAAGATGTGTCGGTTATTGTTTCTTATGCAGATCCCTATCATGGCCATAGCGGAACTATTTACAGAGCATCAAACTTTACCTATGTTGGCATGAGCGGCGGCGATAACGGTTATTTAGACAAAGATACCGGAAAGGTTTATCATTCCCGCGCTTTGCGTACCAAATACAAAGGTGATTATAAGCCATTTGTTAAAAAACTTAGAGAAAAGCTAAAAAACGGCGTTTTAACTCCAATCCGTCTTCCTCCAAAACATTGTTTTATTTACAGTCTTTTAAAAAAGACAAAAAACACCTTCAATAGACTGGTCAATAGAAGTCAATAGATTGGTCAATAGAAGTCAATAGATTGGTCAATAGAATTTTTTATTAAAGTTATTCTTGAGCGCGACGATAAGTGTTATACAGGGGGTGCTTATGTACATTGTTCTTGTTGAATCCGATGCTGCTCCGATGACTATGGTAAATTGGACTGTTGGTCAATCTTACGAAGCTGAATTTGACACCTTGGGAGAGGCAGAAGCCTACGTGCGCTCGTTGGAGCGTTGGTCAGCTATGGACGCCCATGACGAGCTGTGGGCTTCTCACGGCCCACAATTCAGAATTTTCTGCGAAGAGTCAGGCGAATACATTTAACATTGGAGGCGTATTATGCTTAAGTATTTGGTTTTTTTTGTTTTTTTGGTTGGTTGCGGGCAACCGCCAACCCCAGATGAAGTAAAAGCAGAAAACCTTGTGTCTCAGTTTGCGGCTGATTGCAAAAACGTCTATGGGGATAGATGCGATATTCCTATAGTTGTCCACAGCCTTAGCGAGGCGGCCGACGATCAAACTTGTTGGTTTGAGGATGGAAATCCAGTTAGGCAACTTGTTTTACATAGAAAAATGGTAGTTCAAAACAACAAAGAGGCTATTTATGAGTTTTTGTTTATGTGTTCTTTAAATTTAGGAACACTGGAAAAAAATCTTCTTAAGTTTGAAGAGTTTGCCTTGGTGTTGGGATTTTCTCAAATAAACGAATAATTTCTTGAAAGACTTTTAAAAAGATAGTAAATTACCAAAAGTCAACGAGAGGATGCCCCATGAAAAAAATCAATATTGGAATTACTATCTTAGTTGAAGATTATAAGACTACAAATCTGTTTAGTAACGGGATTCGGCAAAATGTAATAACCCTTCAAAAACTTTTCAAAAAATGCAAAAATATAAATAATTCTTATATAATTAACACCTCTGGCATAAAAGGTAGTCCAGCCGGAACTGCGTGGGATGAGTACGCTCCGTTTATTATTACAAAGGAAGAAGCAAAACAAAAATGTGATTTAATCGTTGTTTGTCACGGCAGCCTTGCCGTAGAAGAATATGCTGCTTTTAGGGCAGCTGGCAAGAAAATAGTCAAGCAGATCCTCGGCGCGGAATTAGCAATGTTTAATGAACGAACATTATTTAATATTCCCGCTGGAGGTATCTATAAAAAAAATGAACATGTTTCCGCAGTTTGGCTTAGCCCTCACTTTTACGAGAGGGATCAGTATTTTTTTCAAGCAATCTACGGTTGCGAAACCCATATTGGCCCATACATTTGGGATAGTAAATTTATTCAAGAGCACGTTGAGATTTTTAATAAAAATCAAAAATACAACTTTACTGCAAATTACGTCCCGAGTGGAGAAAAAGCAAAAAAAATTTCCACTATGGAGCCAAACTTAAATGTGGTAAAAACCTGCGCTGTTCCGTTAATTACGGCGGAGCTTTTGGAAAGAAAAAGTCCAGAAACCATAAAGTTTTTTAGCGTTTTTGGCGGAAAAGAAGTTATGGAAAAACCTGATATGATTCAAATGGTTAAAGACTTTGAAATTAACAAAAATAAAAAATGTTTTTTTGAGGCAAGATATCCAATTGTGTGGACACTAAAGGAACATACCGATATTGTTTTGTGTCATCAAAATCAATGTGAATTAAATTATTTGTACTTAGATGCTGCATGGCTTGGGTATCCAGTGGTGCACAATAGTCCGATGATGAAAGAATTGGGTTGGTATTACCCGCAAAACGATTCAGAAACGGCAATTAAGCACTTAGAATACATAGCCAACCATTTTGATACAAATGATTATGTAGACGAAAAATATTTAAAAAAATCAAGAGAATATGCGGCTCAATTCTTGCCGGATAACCCTAAGAATATTAAAGCGTATGAAAAGCTAATTGAAAGGGTATATAACTCTTAAGGGGAAGTGCGATGAAGGAAACATGGATTAGCGCAGCTAAAATAAAAAAAATGTTCAATCTTGAGCAAGAAGATTTAAATCAACTTGAACGAGAGGGAAAAGTTCAGACGATGTTGGCAGTCGGCAATCGAAAGCTTTATCTGGCCGCAAGCTTAGAGGGATACGAAAAAAAAACAAAGACCGTCTCGGAGCCGTCAAAGCACGACTCTTCAAAAACAAAACCAAGTTTTTTAAAAAGACTCCTGTCGAAATTTTTTTAACCAAGGAAAAAAATGAAAGAATCTCAATGGCTTCTGGCGCAAAAAGCTTACGATAGAGTTCGGGAATTGTTAGCTGAAGACGGTCAGACGATGGAACAGGCGCAAAAAACGCTTGAAACGCTTGTGCTGTTTGTGGTTGGCAGTAAGCTAAATAAAGAAGAAAGCAATGTTCATCTAGCCAAGTTTTTAGAATCTGTGTTAAAAGGCGATAAGCCTCAGTGTTAGTTAGAAATATTTTAATTTTTTTTAAACTGGATTTTTTATGAAATATTTATTTTTATGCGCATTATTGATTGGTTGTGCGACATCTCCGCAAGTTCCAAATTCGGCCTCACAGCCAACACCCTCCCCAGCCCCAATGCCCACGCGCAAGCCAAAATATAAAACCGGAGACTGTTTGATGATTGTGGATCTACCTAGCGGCGAGATCGAATCTCGTCATAGAGTCAGGATTGAGAGGATTGGCGTAGACCGATACTACTACAGATGGCTTCTTGACGGCAATCGTTGGGACTCGGAACTGTCGAGCGGTGCTGGCAAATTTGAAGTTTTAGAAAAGATTTCAAAAAAAGTATTTGACTGCCCTAAAGTTTCACCGTAAATGGTCGATAAGTCTTATGTAAGCGGTTCAGCTTGCTAAGGAGGTTCTCATGGCAATGCAGGTTTATGTAATTACATCTGTAGTCAACTCCGAGGAAAAGTCTTCAGATTACGGTGCTCCCGGCATTTGGTACGAGGTTTTTAGCAACAAAGATGCCGCAATTACTCTTCTTAAAGAATGGGGCTGCGAGCCATTACCAAATACTCCAGACGCCTTTCTTGCTAAGAAAGAGTTCAATGGAAAAATGTTCAATTTTTACTATAAGATTAACACTCAGTTTTTTGCGGGAGCCTAAGATATGACTGAATATCAATTGTTTTTAGTGTTTGCGGTCGTTGTTGCGGCTTTGTTTACGTTGGGGCTGACCGTTAATATTCTTCAAGACTAAGGGGTCTTATCATGGCTAACCACAGAATCATGCTCCAAGCTTCGAGTTTTCTGACTCAAATGGGAATCCCGTTTCAGTCAGTTAAGATGTTTGGTAACCTGTTGGTTATCCACACCAATGATTATCAGTCCGCAGAAGTTATTCAGAGTATCCTAAATGGCTCAGGGGTTAGCAAAACAGGCATTGAAGAGCCAGACAGAGCCAACGATGACTATGTGGTTACAGGACTTATTAATGACGCTTTAGGCGAAGCTCTTGATGATTTTGATGATATGGATGAAGAGCAATGAAACACATTTATTTCGTCATTTTTTTTCAGATTTGCGGCAACACAATGGCTATTTTTGAGGACGGCAAGCCCACATTAGCTTGTCACTTGGTTAAGCAATTGTGCACAGACTTGACCGTTCCTCAATTAATGATACTGCGTCAGACGTCTACTTGCACAAAAATAAAAGAGTTTAAAATTATTGAATAGTTAAGAGGTAGTTTATGCGTTTTGTTTTTATGTTAAGCCTGCTGGTTGGTTGCGGCACTGTGGAAACAAAAACCGTAGAAGTTGAAAAGCCTGTCCCACAGCCTTTTTACATAGACACAAAAAAAGTAGACGCTAAGTTACTTCCCCATGTAATGGAGTTTGCCGCCTATTGTGAAAAGTTTGACACGTCCGATACATGTAAAGAAAATTTTAAAAAAATTCACTCAATACGAATTGTTGAGTCCTTTCCTGAAAAGTTTGTTATTGGTAAGTGTTATGTTTCTGCCACAAAACGCTGGATTGAAATTCTTGATTGGCGGGATACTGATTCTTTTTTGACTAAAACCTTGGTAACTCATGAACTGGCTCACTGCGTTCTTGGCAATCCTTTCCCTCATTATGATGAGGAGGACGACATTATGAACTCTTACATCTTGTCAGAGCAAACTATTTTTCGCAGTTGGCCGCAACTTATTAAGGCTATGTTTTTGCGCGCTGGCGGCACTTTACCATTGACACAAGAAGAAAATGTCCCTACAATTACTCAGTCAACTATTTCTGAGACGGGAGGGCTTGCCTGTGAAACCAGAGAAGATTCGCTATCAAAATATTGAAGAGCAGTTTCCGCAACTTTTACAGTGTGGACTCGAAGTTAATGAGGGGTGGCTTCCTTTAATTTGGGATATGTGTGAGCAACTTTTGGCATCAAGAGAGGCTATTAATATTCCAATTTCAAAAGAAAATCCTTTGCACTTTGTTCAAATTAAAGAAAAGTTTGGAACCCTAAGGGCTTATGCTGTTACATCTACTGAGGAAGACGAAAAAATTATCTCTATGTTTGAGGACATGAGTCAGTTTATATGCGATGTTTGTGGAGATCCGGGAAAGATTAGAGGCAAACACTGGGTATATACAGCTTGTGATGCACACACAAAACCTTCTGATAAGTAAAAGTTATGAATTTTTTTAAGTTTTTACGAGTTACAGAAGCGGCAGCTATTGCCAGTTCTAAATGGATTGGTAAGATGGACAAAAATGCAGCGGACGGAGCCGCTGTAGACGCCATGAGAGCAGAATTTGAGTTTATGGACATTCAAGGCGTTGTGGCTATTGGCGAAGGTGAGTTAGACGAAGCTCCTATGTTGTACATTGGAGAAAAGCTGGGAATGGGTTGTGGCGACAAGTGTGACATTGCCGTAGATCCGCTAGAGGGTACCGAATTGGTTGCTAAAGGTAGGCCCAACGCTATCTCCGTGATGGTCGTGGGGGAGCAGGATACCCTTATGCGAGCACCTGACTGTTATATGAACAAAATAGTTGTGGGGCCAAAAGCCAAGAATGCTCCGGTAAGTCTGTTTAAGGCTCCTGAACAAAACCTTAAAGCAATTGCCGACACAATGAAAAAATCAGTCAAAGATCTGACTGTTTGTGTCCTAGATAGGCCAAGACATACTGATTTGATTAAAGAAATTACCGAATCAGGAGCTAAAATATCACTTATTAGTGACGGCGACGTACTCGCTGCTATTGGTGTGTGTATTGGCAAGTACGATGTGCTGATGGGGATTGGCGGTGCTCCGGAGGGTGTTATTTCGGCTGCAGCAGTCAAGAGTCTGGGTGGAAGGATTCTGGGACGTTTAGTATTAGACACACTAGAGATCAAAGAACGAGCCGCCAAGATGTGTAAGTGCGATGATATAGAGTACGATACAGCAGATATGGCTTACGGTGAACATATAGCCTTTATTGCGACAGGAGTGACAGACTCTTTTTTGCTGAACGGAGTCACTCAAGATGAAGTTCACTCAGTCATACTGACTCCAAAAGAAAGAAGATTTATAAAGACGACTTATGGCTAAAAAGAAAGAACCAGAGCTAACAGAAGAGCAGCGGCTACGCATTGAGATGCGTAAACGTCTTTTGTTTACTATCTGTGAATCCAAAGAAGAGCTTCAGCAATTTATCAAGACTTTCTTGAAGCTAGACTTGCCGGACTGTACAGTAGATGAACTATCTACTTCCAATCCTATGGAGTCTGTTTGGCAAATTTACTGCACCATGAAGACCAACAAAGGTGCCCACCGTGTTGTTGTGGCTGCTTCCCGTAACTCAATGAAAACCGTTATATCCGCAGTCATTCACTGGCTGGCTATGGTTCACTTTAGGCGCTCGTGTCTACAAATTGCCGCAATTAAAGATCAGTCTTATAAAGCAATTAAATATCTCAAAAAATTTCTTCGTATTCCGGAACTTCAAGATCATTTTGAAACTAACAGAGCCGGCGAGCTTAGACTATCTAATTTGCCTCCCAACTCATATACATCTAAAGACGATGCCGACGTATTCGTGACGGCAGCAACCCTCGAAGGTGCCAACTCATCCCGCGCCTCTATAATTATTCGAGACGAGTGTGACTTGACACCTAGAGAAATCCTTTCAGAAGTCGCCATGGTTGCCGACCCCACTCAAGACGAGCATGGTTTCGAGCCAATTACAATTTCTCTGTCGTCTCGTAAGACTTCTCAAGGGCCTTTGCAGGAACTTATGGAAGAAGCTGAAAAAGGCGAAGATTCCGATATTAGACTAGATAAATGGTCAGCGGTAGACTTTATGAAAAAGTGTCCGCCCGAAGTTCATGGAGAAAAAAGACTCAAAGCGTATCTTCATACCGAAAATCTTAAAGTTAGATGGGATGAAGAGACGTTCCAGGACGAGCCGCAGGCGATTAAGACTAAGTATAAAGAAATACTAGCTTATGAAGGTTGTGTTACTTGTCCTGCGTTTATTGCCTGCCAAGCCCGCGCTCCCAAGCAAACAGGCAAATCGAAAACACTTAGGACAATCGCCTTTACGGGCAACTTCATCAAAGAGACTAAAGAAGCCAACAAGATTATTGCTCAGATTCTAAATTGGCGTCCTGAAACCGGCGGCCTAGTGTTTCCTACGTTTAGTCGTCATCTTCATGTAAGAAACATAGAAGAAACTTGGTATTGGATGACTGGCCAACAATGGAAAGCCAACAGGAAATGCACTAAGCAGGATGTCTATGCTTGGGCAGTGACTAATAAATGGGAAGTAAGTTTTGGGGTTGACTGGGGCGTTAGAGATGCCGCCGTGGTTACAGTAATTCTGTATTCACAAACTCAATCACGCTGTATTGTCTTAAGCGTTCGCGCAGCTACTGGGTATCCTAACTCTCAATGGGCTGAAACCATTAGACAAAAAGAGTGTATGACATTTCCGCCAGATATTGTGTGTCCCGATATGGCCGATGCCGGATCCGCTCACTATTTTCAACCATATGGATTTGCTGTCAAATCTAAAAAACCAGCTCAAATTGAAACCGGTGTAAGTCAAATTCAATCGCTGCTGTGGAACGTAGAGCGACAAGAGTCCGACGTAGTATTTTGTAAGGCAGAAAACGATTCCGGTATGGATTTTGCTGTTGATTGCATGATTGGGTGGATGCACAAGAAAGACCCTCGTGGAGAATTTGACACGAGCAGATACGAAGATGATGATAATACTCACTTTCCCGATGCCTTTCGTTATGCATTGGATAAGTACAGAACTTCTATGGAAATTCGTATTGCTAGCAAGAAAAACATCGAACAGGCGCCCACAACTCGCGAGCAAGCATACCGCAAGGATATTGACGCCGCTATGTATGATACCTATAAAGAAATGGGTGTGCCTTTAATGCCGTCTCAACTAGCTGAAATGACTATAGACGCTTATAGAAAAGCGGGCATGGGGCATCTTATTGAGGGAGACGCCCAAGGCTCTACGCCCGAACCAAAGAAAAAACTAATTAAGTTTAGTATCTAGTGCTAAAATAATCTCACCGAATGGTATTTAAAGTCTGCGTTTTATTTGTGGGCTATACACACAAACAGTGAGAGAAAAAATGGCACTAAAGGATAAAACCAAATTACATATTAGATATAGCCTAGTTAATCCAGACGCAGCCGAGGATTTGATAAATAGCGTTGAGCAAAGATCAGACGCAGATATTGCCGCCGACGCCGAGCTTTTTGCTGCAATCCAAAATGAACAGGCAGCCAGAATTGCCTCAGACTCCACAATTCACAATAAAATCAACGCAGAAGCCGCCGCTCGTAATAATTCTTTGGCCATGGAGTCTGAAGCACGTCGCACAGCTGACGACGAACTAGAAGAGCGCTTAGATGTAGTACAGGGCTCCGACGCAGTCGCAGGGTCTATAGCAAATTCTTTAAAAAATGCAAAAGCTTATACGGACAGTTCTGTTAGCACAGAAAGCGCAAGGGCAATCAACGCTGAGGCGTCTTTAAGTGCAAAAATTAACAACATGGCGTCAAACGTAGATCCCGTTGCCTTAGACTCTTTGTCTGAGATTGTAAGCGCTTTTCAAGACGCTGACTCAAATTTAAACAGCGCTATTACTACCTTGGCTAACAATGGCACCGCTAATCTAAATGCAGAAAAAACTGCCCGCATGGCTGCTGATGCCTTATTAAGCGGTCGTTTAGATGTTTTAGAAGGCTCTGATACTGTTACCGGTTCGGTCGCAAAAGCTCTTAAGGATGCCAAGGCGCACACAGATGCAGAGAAGGCAGAAAGAATTGCAGCGGTTTCTGTGGAAAAAAATAGCCGCATAGCCGCAATCGACGTTGAGGCGACTGCAAGAGAACTTGCCGATAATATTGAAAAATCAGAAAGAGTCGCGGCGGACTCTGCCGAAAGGGCATCCCGCACCGCAGCTATTAGTGCGGAAGCGCAGTCCCGTAGAGATGCAGACGGTTTGCTGCAAGCCTCGATCGTTAATGCAGAACTTTCTCTTGCAGAATCATTAAATAACCAAAAAAACACACTCGAAGCTTCAATTGATAACGAGGTTTTCGCTCGTACACAAGCCGATGCAAACTTGTCATCTTCGCTCTCTAGCGAAGTAAACCGCGCACAATCCGCTGAATCTGGCTTATCGAACGCTTTATTTGCGGAAGTGGCTCGCGCACAAGCCGCCGAAGTCGCGCTTCAGTCTTCTTTAGATGTAGAGATTTCAGCAAGGCAAATCAGTGATGCGGATATGTCCGCCCTCCTTGGCGCAGAGCAAACTGCTCGTCAAAATGCAGACGCAATTTTACAGGCCAATATTTCGTCTGAGCAAGCGGCCAGAATTGCAGCCGACAATCAACTGCAAAATGCAATCAATATTGAGTCAACCTCCCGTAAAGCTGAAATCGCTGAAGAAATGTCTGCAAGAAAAGCAAACGACGTTAATCTTCAGAATATGATTGCACTTGAAAGCACTCAGAGAGCGGAGGCCGATTCGGCAATTCAAAATAGCCTTGCCTTAGAGTCAGCTTCTCGACAGAACTCTGATAATACTATACAAAATAATCTTAATGCTGAAATTGTCTTAAGGCAAAGTGCGCTCGCAACCGAGGCTGCGGCACGCCAAAGCGCAGACTTGGTTTTACAAGGAAATCTTGACGCTGAAAAAACAGCACGCGAAAACGCTGACAATTCTTTGCAAGTATCTATCAATAATGAAGTTTTGGCTAGACAGTCCGCTGTTGCAGCCGAAGCCGCAGCTCGTCAAGCCGCTGATGCCGCGCTTCAGGCGAGTATTAATAATGTTTTGTCCAATTTAGACACAGGTGCGCTCGATTCGTTGTCAGAAATCGTTGCAGCGTTTCAGGATGCTGACTCCAACCTTCAGGGCGCCATTTCCAGCCTTGCCGTTAATAGCTCGTCCAAAGTGGACGATGAGGCGACCGCAAGGATTGCGGCGGACAATTCTCTTGCAGCTGCTATTGAGCTAGAAGCTCAAGAGAGAGACGAAGCATATCAGTCACTTCAAAATCAGATGGACAGCGAAATTTCAACCCGTCAAGATGAAATCGACGCAGAAATTACCGCTCGTCAAAACGCAGATTCATCTCTAGAGGCAGCTATTGCTGCGGAGCAGTCCAGCCGAGCTTCCGGAGACAACTTTTTGCAAATTCAAGTAGACGAGCTCGCCGACTACTTTAAAACACAGCAACAAGCATCTAGTATATCCTCTACAAATGCACTTAACGCAGAAGCATCTTTACGTCAAAGCAGCGACGAGGCTCTTCAGGCGGCGATTGATTCCGAAGCCGCTCGCGCTCTTGCTGCGGAATCTGCACTTGCAGTAAGAATTGACAATGTTCTCTCAAATATTGATCCAGATGCTCTTGATTCTTTAGCGGAAGCTGTAACCGCATTTCAGGCTGCTGATTCTGAAATTCAAGCTGCCATCTCCAGCCTTGCTTCATCGGGCGCTGCTGGCTTGGATGAAGAGCGATCTGCTCGTGCCGCCGGCGATGTTGTTTTGGAAGCAAGTTTGTCCGCAGAGGCCGCAGCTCGTGAATTGGAAGATGCAAGTATTCGATCAGCTTTAAGTGCAGAAATTGCTGTCAGAGAAGCATCCAATTTTGCTGAAATGTCTCGTGCAATTGCAGCGGAAGTTGCTGTTCAGGAAAATCTAAATGCCGAAGTTCTGCGCGCAGTCGGAGCAGAAGCTGCGCTTCAGGTGGCGCTAAGCGATGAAGCGTCTTCTCGCGTTGCAGCTGTTACAGAAGCTCAAGACTCCATCAATATTGAAAAAACAGCTCGCATGGCGGCCGACACTCAACTTCAAGAAAAAATTGATGTTGAAGTTTCTAACCGTATCGCTGCGGACAATTCAGAAAGCGCAGCCCGTTTGGCGGCTGATAATGATTTGTCAAATCGTATTGATATTCTAGAAGGCTCGGACGCAATTGTTGGCTCAGTTGCAAAAGCCCTTAAAGACGCCAAGGCGCACACAGATGCGGAAGTGTCTACCGAACAACAAAGGGCAATGACTGCAGAAGCAGCCCTTGCAGCAAGAGTCGATGCAGTTCTCTCAAATATTGATCCGGATGCTCTTGATTCCTTGTCTGAAATTGTAACTGCATTTCAAGCAGCCGATGCTAATATTCAAGGAACAATTTCAGAGCTTGCCAATAATGGTGCTGCCGGCATTCAAGCAGAAGCATCCGCTCGTGAAGCTGCTGACTTTGCAGAACAATCTGCTCGTATGGCAGCCGACAGTGCAATCGCAGCTGCGCTTGACGCCGAGATTGCCGCAAGAACAGCCGATGTTGCGAACGAAAGTGCAGCTCGAATTGCGGCAATAAGTGCCGAAACAGTTGCCCGTCAAACCGAAGGCTCCGAATTGCGGGCAGAAATTGAAGCAGAAGCAGCTCGCGCTAATATTGCAGAGTCTTCTCTCCAGAATGCTTTGAGCGCAGAAATCGTTCGTGCCCAGACTGCCGAAGCCGATCTTCAATCTTTACTTAGCGCAGAAACCTTTGAGCGCCAAAATGCTATTTCCGCTGAGATGTTAGCGCGCTCAGCCGCCGATAGCGGACTGCAGAACAACATCGACGCAGTTGCAATGAGTCTTGCTCAAGAGCTTCTAGATCGCACCTCTGGTGATGCAAGTGTATTGGCGTCTGCTCAGGCATATGCTGATCAAAAAATCTCTGACCTTGTTAATTCTGCTCCTGCAGTTCTTAACACTCTCAAAGAACTTTCCGATGCACTTGGCGGCGATCAGAATTTTGCAGCTACTGTCGCCGGTCAAATCGGTGACGTTCAAGCTAATGTTGATGCCGAAGAAGCAAGAGCGATTGCAGTTGAAGCTTCATTACAGGCTTCAGTAGCTATCCTTCAGGGTGCTCTTGATTCAGAAGTAATTGCACGAGCTGCCGCTGATGATTTGATTCAAGCTTCTATCGCAACAGAAGCATCTAATCGTGCTCAGGAAGTCGCCGATGAGATGACCGCTCGTCAAGCAGCCGATGCCGCTATCGCAGCAGACCTTGCCGATGAGGCGGCTCGCGCAACAAATGCGGAAGATGTTCTCGACGCTAAGATTGATCAGGAAATTTTTGACCGTTCAGAAGCAATTACAAGTGAACAGCAATCTCGCCAAAGCGCAGACAATGCTTTGCAAAGCTCAATTACCCTAGAGGCTTCAAATCGTTCTGCGGAAGATGCTGTATTAAATACAAAAATTGTTGATATTAACTTAAATCTTAATACACAGATTATTTCGCTATTTGAAAACAATGCCGCTGTATACGCCGATGCGCTTGCTGGCACTCAAGACCCAAACAATCGAGATGGTTGGTATTTTAAAAATGCTACTCAAGGGCAGAAAATTAACTGGTATTTCTTTGACGGATCTAAAGAGAATATTTCTCTTGGAGACTTTAGTGCATACGCGGTGGTAACTTTTGACTCAGTTGTTAGTAAGCCATTCTTGGCGGTTTATACAACTCCGACTGCATCCGGAAACGCAGCCAGCTGGTATAAATCAAGAGTAGTTTACGTTGCTGACAGTTCTGCTGTGGTTGGCGTTAAGTATCTCATGCACTTTGGTCAAGACCCTAAAGTTCACCCTGAGCTGCCTCGCCTATCTATGTCTCCATCATCTAGCTCAAATGGTACAAGAGACGCTTCTGAGCGCATATTGACAGCCGCACTTGGTTCAGATTCAGGAACTTCTGCGAATAACTGTCAATTTGTTGCCGAGTCGGTCGGCGTTTATAGCCCTGCAATTAAACGTAAATCCAAGCTTGAGATTCGCAAGTCTTCTAGGATTGACTTAAATGCTGAAATTACCAGCAGAACGGCTGGGGATGCTCAGGCTGTCCAGACAGCTAAAAGCTACACAGATGCTCAAATTGCAGCACTTAATTACGTTTCATCTGTCAATGGTCTAGCTGGGGCAGTTAGCTTAGGGTCTGACCAAATTACTGAAGGTTCACAAAACCTTTACTTCACGGAAATGCGAGCAAAAAGCGCCGCCGTTGTTAATAATATGTCTGGTTCGCAATCGGACTTAGCTCCGTCCGTATCCGCAGTTAAAACTTATGCTGCCCAATACATGAAAAAAGGCTCTGCAATTTGGTGTTTGGCCGGCGGCGAATACCCAACTTTGCAAGCAGCTATTGATGCGGCTTCTCCCGGACAGGTGATTCTTCTTGGCGAAGGCACTTGGGGCGACGCAACACTTAAGGGGCGCGTTGATATTATTGGTTTAGGTGCTCCTAAAAATACTAATATCGTTGTTGGTAAACTTAGTTTTGCTCCAACGAGTGGTTCTGCTGTAGACAATCAAGTGTTTCTTTCAAATATGCTTATTAGCGCTAGTTCCACTGCTAGCGGCATATCACTTGGCGGTACGGCTCCGGTTCGTCTTAATTTAAATGGCTGTTATGTATATAGAGGTTCTGGCACGTCAACCTTAGTAAGCTTAGCAAATACAGACACAACCGCAACGACTGTAAGAATGGATGGGTGTGCTGTCATTTCCGGAGGAACGGACGGAACGCTTGTTACAAGCAGCGTTAGATACTTGAGAATCACGAGTTCGGAATTTTCAGGTGCCTCAAAAGCATTTATTGTAAATGGTGGCCTTACCCAGATTGCTATTTCTAATATTGAAACAAACTCCGCTACGGAAATTATTCAAGTTACAGCAGGTGCAACATGTACGGTTAGTACATGCCTTGTTCGTAACCTAACAACAAACGGAAGCGGCGTTTCCGTTGCAACAAACGGCGTTTTTATTGCATCTACTCTTGCTATGTTTGATGTGGCAAGCGGGACAGGATACTGTGTAAGAGGTACGGGAACAATGATCTACGATATGATTTCTTTTAATCATATTGCTGTTTTGCAGCCAAGAAACATAAAATTGCAAAACACTCTCAGCGTTGTTCAGCTGCCTTCTACACCCACCTTAGTGCCGTGATGATTGTTGGTCACCTAAAAGATGTTGTTAAGGGAAAAGCAAAGTTTTTCTCAAGACGCTCTTCTAGGTGGCCATCATTGCGTAAATCTTATCTGGAGACTCATAACTCATGTGCGGCTTGCGGCTGCACTGAGTTTTTAGAGGTACACCACATCGAACCTTTTCATGAGAACCCCGCCCTAGAGCTAGACGCAAACAATCTAATTACGTTATGCGACAAACCCGGTAAAGATAATTGTCATTTAGAAATAGGCCATCTTGGTAGTTTTAGAAACAAAAACCCCAACGTCCGAGAAGACGCAGCCAAAATTCTTCAAGAAAAAACTAAAGAATAGTTTCTACAATCCGATAAATAATCATGGGGGTATCCTATGAAATTTGTTTTGGGCGCAATCGGTGTGTTTTTTAGTTATTTCATAATTAAAATCACAATGTTCTGGATCGGATTGTGCGTGTGGATTTTAAATTTGCTGTAAAATTAAGTTGGCTGCTCACCCAATAAAGGAAAGAAATGAAAAATATTTACGTTTGCGCTCCGTGGCGTGACCCCAACTCTATCTTGCAGTTTAATCAAATCTGTAATAAAATCATTGAGATGGGTAATAATCCTGTATGTTGGGCTACGGCATATCACTCTCTTCTTGACTTTTCCGATTACAAAAACAGAGACAAAGCCGTTGCCATGGGGCTAATGCTAATGCACGGATGTCACGAAATATGGGTTTTTGGAGCAAAAACGCCGATAATGCTTCAGGAGCTAGAAGCCGCTGCCGAAAAAAACATTCAAATTATAGAATACTCTATTCTTGACTTTCTTTGCAGTTCAAGGTAAAATGTCAAAGACTATAGGAGTTTTGGCATGTCCTATCTATCCTTGACTTTAAATACAGCGGCTTCTTCGGTTGAAAATCCGCTCAAATCAACGACCGCCTCGACTATGAATTTTGAGGTCGGTGGCCTAAAGTTAGATATTGCTGAAGGGTTTTCTGTTTCTCTAGACCCCTACGAAGAAAGAGTAATTGCTTCTACTCGAAAATCATTGAGTTTAGACAGCACGACCCAGATTGAAATTATTCAACCGTACAACAGCTTAGATCAAGAATCTTTGTGGAGAGTCAGATGGATTGGAGGAACTAATCCAAACTTTCGTGTTCGTCGTGCACTAACCGTTAATGATTTGACTACCGTAAGTGTAACTAGGCTAAACGATAATGTAACTCGCGTGCAATTTTCTGGCGCAATAGGCTCTAATGTTAAACTAAACGATATTCTTTTATTTGAAAAAGATAATGATATTGGACTGCAATCTCCGTTTAATGCAGTTAATACCGGAGTTCCATGTCGAATTGTAGGTATTAGTTCCAATTATTTAGATGTAGAAGATTTTGGAGTTTTGGTAAACGATCCAAATGTTTTGATGGGTTTTGATTATTTAGATATTTTAAAAGTTTTTTCTTCGTTTGGGGCGCAAACAACGGATACTTTAAATATCACGTCTACCGCTTTCAATTACGGAAACAGAGGCGCGTTTAAAATTGTTGCCGTCTCTGCCGATTATATTGACATCGAGGCACCGTCATTGGTGCCCGAAACGGTGACTAACATTACGGAAGGGTTTAGGATTTTTATTAATACTATTTATTATATTGCACTAAAAGCAAAAGGCTCGTTTAAGTTAATGATTGACGAAAAAGAGCTTGACCTCTCTCCCTTAAATGATACAGCTATATTTGCAAGCTCTGTAACTTGTTCAGAGATTATTGTTAAAAATCATTCAGACGGTATGCTTATGGTTGAAGGTTTGTGGTGTGCCTCTGGAATGAACGGAACTGCTTGTTAATAATAGGAAATTTCAATGTCAGATGATAAGAAAATTACTATCAAAATAGCAGATGGCGTAAGTCCAGACGAAAATATTAACGTCAACTCTATTGACGACGTAACTGGAATTATTAAGCAACGTCTTGGGCGCACAATGCTGTCTAAGTCCGATGTTCAAAAAATCAACGAAGAAGAGTTTAAGAAGCGCAAATACAAACAATCTAAAGTCAAGTTTGGTTCACGTTTTAATACTCGTATTGGCGTAGGCGACTCTCTTTCAAAAGAACCTAAGCGCCTCTCAGACGCTGAGCTCAAAGAACTTTCTCTTATCGACCCCTATATTGGGGCAATCATCAATACCCGCGTTGCCCAGATTTCCAGCTTCGGCGCTCGGTCTGAGTCTAAGTTTGACAAGGGTGTTCGCGTTATTGATTTAGAAGAAATTCGCCGCGAAGATTTTGATAACGAAGAAGCCTTCGAGCGTGAACTCAAGCTCCGCGAAGCAGAAAAGAAAGCTATTCTTGAGTGGGTATTAAAGTGCGGAACTTCTGACAAAAAAGTTCTTGACGAAATGTACGAGGCCGCCGATCCTACCTTTAAACACTGTTCGCTGAAAGATTACTTTCAGGCTCAAACTCGCGCCCTGTTGACATTTGGTCGCAGCGCTCGCCAGAACCTTTTGAACGCTGATGGGACTATCTGTGCCTTCAGGCCAACTCCGATTGAGACTATTAAGCAAGTCAAGTTTGGTTCTAAGGTTCACGTAACGGCAGTCTCTGATATCGCGCAGCAGTCAGAGGCGGACGCCGCTGAATACAACAAGATTCCTGTCAACGAAAAGCCCATTGCCTACGTTCAAGAGGTAGATGGCGTTCAGACTGGCTTTTTTACAGAAGAAGACCTGAAAGTTGTTTACTACCAAGTCCAGTCATTCCTCGACCTCAATGGTTATCCTATGGGGCCGATTGAGTTCGCTTTGTTTTTGGTTTATATCCATCAGCACACCCTCAGCTACCTTCGTAATCAGTTTGTTAAAGGACAGCTCTCTAAGAGTATGATTGTGGTCAGGCCCACCGACCCATCAGTCAAAATCTCCGACGAAGATATTGAGTCTTTTAAAATGGAGATTCAAAACCTAGCGACAAGAACAGACAATAGTTCTGTTATTCCGGTTATTGGCGGCCCCGTTGAGCTTGAGCTCATCAAGACAACGGAAACTCCAAAAGACATGGAATGGATGCAAGTTGAACAGACTGTTATTCGTGCGTTATGCTCCGCTTTCCAAATCTCCCCTACAGAAGCTGGCTTTGGGCAGCTTGGCGACACCGCAGGTATGGGTCAAGGCAGTCGTGACTACGAACTCGTTCAGGGTGAAGAGCGCGGCCTCAGGCTCCTTGTAGATATCTTAATGGAAGATGTCAACGATGCTGTTTATCAAAACTTCCCAGAAGCTAAAAAACGCTACAGGGTTGCGGCGTTTGGTATTGGTAATGAAACACGCGAAGGTGTAATTCAGCGCCAATCTCAAGAACTACAAACAACAGCGACTCTAAATTCGCTGTTCAGTGATTCTGACAAAAATCGTCAATTTGAGTTCGGCGGCGATGTTCCCTTAGCTCCTCTGTTTCATCAGAATGTGGCTCGATACATGACTTATGGAAAGTTTATGGAGGCGTATTTTGGAATGGAAGGTGCCTCTAAGCGTCCAGAGCTAGACTTTATTATCGACCCTAGTCTTAACCAAGCTTATCAGCAACTTAAGATGGGTATGCAGCAGATGCAGGCTCAGCAGCAAGCGCTCGGGCTGGAAGGTCAAAAAATGCAGCTCGAGGCACAGCAAGCTCAGATGCAACAAGCGGCTCAGGGCGAGCAGCAAGCTCAACAGAGCCAACCACAGCCACAACCAGAAGAGCAGCAAAAGTCAGAAGACGTTGAGCTTCAAAAGGCATGGGAAGAATCCATGAAGGCTAATCACGAAAGTCTGTTAAAATCATGGCTTAGAGTTCATGACTCGAAGATTGATGAAGAGTGATTAAAGTTTGTTTTTATGTGTTCCGATAGTTAATGTGGAGGTACCTGTTATGGCAAATAAAGCTCAAGAGGCGCGTGAAGTGGCAGATAGTTTTAATCAACCAGAACAAAAAGCTAAGCGTATGGCTGAATTGGTTGGTCATATTGTAGATATTTTGATTGAAGATGCGTTGGCTGCCGCCAAGCGCGGGCTATACGATATGTCGTATAAGATGGAAGATATGGAAAAAGAACGTATCCGTATTGCTAACCTTCAAGAAGAAGAGGTTACTCGCGGCGTTATTGAAAAAATGAATGAACTTGGCTTTCAGGCAGGTTTTGCTCGTCCATATATTAATGTTTCATGGAAATAAATCAGTCTCTTGATCAGCTCATTGAGTTGGTCAAAAAAATCCTATTAAAAAAGAAAACAAAAGTTATTGGAATTGAAGATTTAGGCAGATCTGCCCAAAAAGCAGATATAAAAGTTTTTCTTGACGAAGATAATGTTGCCGAGTTATGTTTTAGGCTGCGCGAAGAGAATATAATCGCTCGACCTCAAGGGAGGGGCATCTTTCGCCACATTAGAATTGTGGAGTAGTTATGTCTGAACACGAAAAAATAGTAGAAACGCTGCTTGGTCGCAAAAGTAGATTGATTGCTGGTTCTAAGTCAGGCTATAGACGCCGTCATCCCAAAAACCTTATTTGCTTTAATGCGAATGTAGTCGTTGAGGGCTTGGGCAAGGTTTGGTATGGAGACTTGGACATTACCTTAGACGAGGCCTTGTTGGTTAGGCTGGCTCAGCTTCTTGAGAGAGAAGTTTATGTGCTCCAAGAGATGGACGGGCGGTTTGACAATGAAGAAGCACCTAAAGTTGAAAAGGCTGTATATAAGGTTGCCAAAATACCTTTTTTAAGCTGGCATGTGTACGAAGGTGAGATTCGCATTGAATATTATGAAAGAAGCAAGAAGAGCGGCGTTATTCAAGAAAAATCAAAAAAACAGATAGACAAGATTATAGAAAGGCTTAAAGAGTAGAGCGGAAAGCAGCTTTTGTTTAAATGAAAACATACTTTTCTTTATGGTGTTTAAGTGAAACCAAATCTTCCTACAGTGACTCTTATTATTGCTGATTGCGTTGATTACGACAGAGCTAGATTGTCTTTTGAGCACTGTAGGGCGTTGTGTAATTTTGGGGACGCCAAGCTTCTAACTCACTTTGATACCCAAGATTCTAATGTAGTCAAAATCCCCCCAATCAAGTCTATTGAAGAATACTCTCACTTTATGATCAAAGACTTGGCCAACTATTTTGACACTCAGCACGTCTTGGTGGCTCAATGGGATGGGTTTGTTTGGAAGCCAGAGCTGTGGGACAACAAGTTCCTGCAGTACGACTACATTGGCGCTCCATGGCCTGAGAGCGTTCTATTCAAGGGAGTTCCTAAGCATTTCAACGTCGGTAATGGTGGATTCTCTTTAAGAAGTAAAAGACTTCAAGATTTTTTACGAGATGACGATAAGATTACTATGCACAGGGCAGAAGATGTAGCCATCTGTCAGCTCAATAGGGCATACTTGGAAGCCAAGGGGTTTACGTTTGCTCCGTTTGAGTTGGCCGAGAAGTTTAGTTGGGAATGTTTAGAAATGAGTCCAGCGTTTGGAGTTCATGCTAGGCTAAGGCTTGTTAATAGGAACAAAAGATGATCAGACTACTACTGTTACTACTATTGGTTGGTTGTGCAACTGCTCCAAAGCCAAAACAGCCAGACTTGTGTGCAACTGTTTATGACCCTCATCTTTGCCTTATTACTATTGACAGCACGACATTTGCCGCCCATGGCAGTAATCGTTGTGTTGCTGTTAGAAAGTTAAAAAAAACACTCGAAGAAAGAAACCACAATCCACTAATAGTAGAAAAAGCGGAATGCGGAAGAGTCCATGAATAATCTTTTGCAATTACAGAAAATTTATGATTTGGCAGTTGAGCTGTTCGGCGATAAAAAAACAGCAAATGAGTGGTTAAATACGCCAAATCATTTATTTTTTGATAAAACGCCGCTTGAGTATGCTCATAGTGTAAACGCTCAGAGTGTTATTGATACGTTGTTGGAAATGATGTTGTAAGTGAAAATGATTTTATGTCTTGTTTATGTTTGAATCTGTGTATCGCAAAGCGACGGTAAACAAATGGGAGCCGGAGGACAAGCCATGAAAGCCGTTTCAAAGTTTAGTTACATGACTATAGACGGTATCGGTTACTTCGAGCCAGAAGAAGCAATGACCTACGACGAGGCGCTGCAATGGGCAAAGATACGCGGCCTACGTCTTCTGACTCGTGGTGAGTGGTGTGATTTATGGGACCATAAGGAAGAGTTTAGAAAGAGTTGCCGAAATGCTGTTTATTGGACGGCTTCGGTGTGTGCTAATAATGGTCTATATGTGTGGTTCTTTAATGGATTCAATGGGGACCTAGAATCCACCGGTCGTTATGGTTCTTATGTAGTTCGTGCAGTGCAAGAAGACGCAGAGGCTAATTATGGCTATTGAAGAACGCATTGAAGTCGCCTGCGACAATGCAGCTTGGTTTGTACACCAGTACCTCGTCCGATATGGTTGTTAATTAGGGGGAGTATGGCAAATGAGACGGTCGGAGATGATTGAGCACATTGCACAAGAACTGATTGATGTGGCTGTCGATGAAAGGTCACGCAACACAGCGTACCATGGCTACTTCCAACGCAAAGCCGCAGACCTACTGGACATGATTGAGGGGTTTGGGATGCAGCCGCCGTCTGCAGTCTTCGTGATAGATTGGGACAGATGGGACCCTGACAGAAAAGAATGGTATCCGAGCAAAGAAAGAATCCACTCGAACAAATGGGAAAACGAGTTATCCAAAGAATTAGGAGAACTGGTAGAGAAGGAGCCAGAAGATGAAACGAAGTGAGCTAGTTAACAAAATAAGTGAATACTTAAAAGAAGCTGGTTATAGTGCTGACATATCAGACTACAATACAGTTCACCGGATTGTTTTTTTGGCTGAAATGGAAGGAATGCTTCCTCCAGCAATCAAAGTGCCCACAACCGGACAAGAAGATGGCGAAGTTTTTGAGCTAAACCTGCTAGTTAATGAGTGGGAGCCGGAGGAAAAACAATGAACAACCAACAAGCATTTAATAAGATGGTAAGACACCTGAGAAGACAGAATAAACGTAGCTCTAACCAAGACGGCGGGATTTGTAGCTATCGTACTTACGATGGACTGAGGTGCGCGGTTGGTGCCCTGATTCCAAATCGCCTTTACGATTCACATATTGAACATCAAACTATTGAATATGCAATGAAAACACATCCCCCTTTGGGTGAATATCTTGCAGGAGTCTCTCTTAACCTAATGAAGCACATGCAAGAAATACATGACGACGAGCCTGTGGGCAAATGGGAACAGTGCTTTGAGGAGGCTGCAAAAAAGTTCAACCTAACACTTCCGAAGAAAGCACAGAGCTAGCGGAAAGTGACAACAAACGAACGGGAGCCAGAAAATGAAACGCAGTGGCCTACAGCAGATACTTAAAGACAGAATCGAAATGCGCATAAGAGAAGGTCATTATGCGTCCGACAATACAGACTATGAAAGATGGGCGTTTGCACATTTTCTCGCGGATGAGCTAATCTCTTTGATTGAAGAGCAAGGAATGCAACCCCCATCTGCCCCATTCCGGGTACGCAATAAACGCTGGAACCCAAAGAAAGAAGAATGGTACGAAATTGAAGAGTGGGCAATGTTAGACCAATGGGAGCCGGAGGGGGAAGCAACGCCGGATGGTTATGCTAATACTCTGCCAGATGGAGGCACTGCTGTAGGGCAGGGTGAGCCAAGTTTTACCTCTTTTAAAGACCTAACTGAAGAAGAGTGGGCGGTGCTAGACGAAAGTTTAAAACATGTAGGTCTTAGGACAAAAAATGAATAACAAAATCATTGATGAAATCCTTGATGAATTCGATTTTGAAAGAGTCCACAAGGTCATGAAGGCACTCAACTGGACTTGGCACGATACAGACGGCGTACCTACCATCGGCGACCTACGACGACAGGCAAGGACACTGCTGCAGGAACTGCTCAAGCACAACTACTACTGCACAGGTACGGGCGGGCTGTTTGCCTACAGAATAGCCGATACTGTGGGACTGCGATTTGAGGTCACTAGTTATGAAGTGGAAAAGGATTTGTCGGTATGAAAGTCTACATCATCTGCTTCGACGGTGACCACATCTGTCATCCCACGGCATTTCTTGACCGAGAGAAGGCAGAGGAGCGTCTCAGAATTATGCAAGACGAGATGGATGCGGACGCAGATAAACATCAATGCAAGAGTTATTCGCAATGGTACTCGGTGGAGGAGTTAGAAATGGAACGCCCCATTAAGTTGAGCACCGAAGGTACTTTGAAGTTCCTTGAAATGCTAGACGGACAGGCTGAACCAAACGAAAACCTCAGAAAGGCTGCATTGGAATCAGAAGACGCAACTTAAATTTCACATTTATGAAACTTAGATTACGCACTGACGAAATAATAGCTTTATTCTCTTTTAAAAAGAATAACTATAAAGTTATATCAATCAGAATCCGATAAATAAAACAAAGGGGGGTAGTTATGTTTTACACTATTTCAGCAACGATTGATGACGAAGTTTACGTAGTTGCTACAAATGTTCCAGATGACGAGCTTGAGGGCGAGCTACAGCATTTAACCCGCAGACATGCATTTAAGAATGTTGTAAGATTTGAAATAACACAAGAGATTGTTTTAGATCATTCCCCTATCCTAAAATAACTAAAACTTAATTTTAACTTCCATCAAATTGACAAATCTCTAGACATTGCCTATCCTTACTTTAAAGGAGAGGCGGTATGTCTGATTTGCTTAATAATCTTGATTCGGTCGAACAAAACGCAGAAAAACAACAAGAATTCTTTAAAATGCTAGACGAAATGGTGTCTTCTTATGGGCATCTTGTCCTGGAAGTTCAATCCATGGGGCAAAAAATTCAAGAATTAGCCGGACTTGCTCATTGGACAAAAGAACATACTGAGTATCTTTTAGCAAAAGATGAAGAGTATATGGCAGCCGTTAAAGCATTTATGGACTCAAAGGAGAGCAGCGATGGCAGCGAAGCCGACGCGGTTTCAGCAGACGTGTCCGAGAAAGCTTGAAAAGCTTCCATCGACACACTGCCCACTAGCCGTAGAGTCTATCGAAGCAATCAAGGCGGGACAGCCAGACAAAGTCACCTGTCCTTTCTTTGTTAACGACATGCATTCTAATTATTGCTTTTGGAAATTTATGGATGAGGACGGCGAGGCTATTGACTCTGCCCGCAGGATTGCACAGCTTAATGTTATACAAGAAGCAGAAGTCAAAGAAATCATTTCAAATACCGCAAAAACTATTTTAACAACGGTAGATGTAGAAGATGTTCAGCTTTTTAAAGAATCAGTCTATGAGGCCATGCCAGAAGCGTCTTATGATATTTACACTCAAGAATCGTGGGTGGAAGAAGTTGTAGGAGCGGAAGGTCTGCCACAAGAGCCGGGCAAACCGGGACGTAAAAAGAAGGTTAAAATTCAAGCACCTAAGGGGTTTTCGGGTGGACATGCTCTGCATAAGTCGGGAAAGAGAACTCAGTTGACAGGACTGTCTTCTAAATGGCACGAGCACGTTAAGGAGTTTCAAAAAGGCGATACACCTATCCGTATGTCTTCTAATACTATGACAAAAAAGAAGAAAGACGAAAAAGATGAAGACGCATGAAGCGATTGAAAAACTAAAGTCGAGTAACCCAAGCGATCGCGAAGATGGGGTATGGGTTCTCTATGTGAACTCATTACATTGTTATAAAACCTTAAAATATCACGCGGAGCGCGAAGCAGACTGGAAACTAAAAGACTTACTAAATAAAATGCTAAGCGATTTTAGGATTTTGCATGAAAAAGAAAACAGTTAAAAATATTAAACCAGTTTTAAAAACAATACAACATCTCAAGTTTATTAAGCAACTTGAGAAAAACGGCAATTTAGCTTACCAAATAGTCGCTGACAGGATGATTGATGATATTGTAAGTTATCTTAAGTCAGAAAAGCTCGCTAAAGCCGAAGACTCTCACAATATTCCAAAAAATTGGACAAAGCTAGTTCCTCGTATTCAAATCAATGTAAACAATACACTTGGTCCAATTATTGAAAAATATATGCTTGCTCTTAAGTATGCGCTATTGGGTAAGGCCGCCGGGCAAGATGCCGAAAATGCCGTTGAAGAGCTAGGACTAAAAACATATTTACCAAAAGGGCTGCTGTTTCAAGGTTTTTTTGACGCGGTGGACACTCAGTCCGATTACTTTTCCAAGGCTCTAAAGTTACCTAAAATCAAGACAGATGCATCTAAAGATCCTTTTATCGAGTATACTTTTAGGTTCATCAAAGAAAAGACGGCAAGACATCTCGATAAAACGCTTGTCGAAATGAAGACCAAAGCCTTAACCGCAATTGAACAGGTTATCACAGAACACAACCATGAAAATACCTCAAATGTTCATCGGGTTGCCAACCAACTTGCATCTGAGCTAACAGAAACGAAGAAAAAACGCGAAGCCGTTCATGATGCTGTCAAAGCGGTTGCTGAGCATAAGCTCAGTTTGACCAAAGCAAAGCAGACCCTTAAAGATACTTTTAAAGACTATTCAACAAACTGGGACTTGGTTGTTAGAACCGAGGTAGGCATGGCATCGGCCACAGCAACAAGCCAAGCAATCATGAATTTAGCCGGCTCTAAAGACAAGGATGTAATTGTTACTATCGTTTCGATTGAAGACGATAGGGTGTCTGAAGAGTGTAAGAATTGGTCAAGAAACGACGACGGCTCTCTGAAATACTTTAGGCTTACATCTTTAAGGCCAGCAGGCTATAATTTGGGAAAAAAGAAAGCACAATGGGAAAACTGTCAACCACTGCGCCATTTTAGATGTCGTTGTACTTTGGTATACGTTCCAAGGGGTTACAAAGTGGATAGCTTTGGTTCGTTGGTAAAATTAGCCGAGGGCGAAGAAATTAAACTAGAGCGTTAATTTTACGCATCCTCTTCTCTGCTTTTAATAATATGAATTTTTTCTTGTTTTAGATATGTACTAAACACCTTAACGAGATGTTTTTCTACAGCGACTTTCCAGCTTTCGCTGAGAGGGGAAAGATTTGCTGTATTTCCAGATTGGGCATTATATGCAATTGCATGAGCCATTTTAATAAGATCTTGCGCATAAATAACTAAATGATAGTCACCTGTTCTGCCGTCTGCAATCAAATCGTCAATCTCTTCCTTTGAGTATATTTTCATTCCGCGCCCTTTCTGGATAGACTACTATTAATACTATTTTTTGCCGTTTTCCATTTGTCTGCAGAAATCCTTATTTGCCTTTCTGCTAAACCAACTATCTCCCACTGATTGTCTAAAGACATTAAGGTGGTACGACCAAATTTAACAATTTCATCGCTTTCTGTCAATATATAAATAGTCATCTTGTTGAGCATAATAATTACCCCACAACAAGAGTCTGCTTCTTGATTTGTAAACTCAACGGTATCGCCCAGCTCAGCTTCCATTAGCTGTAGCTCATCGTAAGCCCATGGCGTTGTAACTGTTTCTGCACTCATAGTCTACTCCATTAGGGTGCTGGTATAAGTTTCCAAAAAGGGTTGTCGCTGGAATAAGAGTAAATTAAAATTTTTTTATAATACCAACCATCCGGACGATGAATTTTTAATCCATCAATATATTCATCTGTATACCCCTCCAGCTGGTTGCAGTCTCTCAGGACTTGCAAAATCTCTTCTTTTGAAGGCATTGAAGACATCATCACAACAGAATGATAATCGTCTTGGTTTGTGTTCCAGTACGAAACAATATACAGCTTATATCTATGCGGAAGAGAAAAGCTCATTGTCTACCCTATTAAAAAATATTAAGCCTTTCTAAGGCGCTGATAAATTTAAACGCAGACATTTTTGAAACACATTCAGCCACTTCCATTTTTCTTGGGCAATTTGAAAAATCCCAAAAGTTTAAATTCCAATCTGATTCGCAAAAATTACAAATTATATTCGGAACAACCGGAATCGTTTGGGCTATGCCTCTATACGGAATGCGCAATTCAGGCTTAATTGTAGTAAAACCGCATACCACTGGAGTTTGGGTTGTCCATGCAATGTGAATAGGGCCGCCATCCATACCAACAACGGCTCTAGACTTGCTCATAATAGCAGCAAGCTCTCTAAATGATGTTTTATCTCTTAAGTCTACTCCAAATCCCGGATACTCAAAGTCGCTCATTGCCAAATTGTTTTTCCATATACTGATAGATCCTGTTTTTCCTACATAAACAGGAATCAGCCCTTTTGCATAAACGTATTCCGCTATTTTTTTAATTTCGGTTGGCAGAATAGTTCTTTGCTTATCTCTGTATGTAGTTATGATTACAACCGCTTTACTGAAATCTACGCCGTACTTACTAACATCCACTGGCTTTAGGGGCACATATTGCAATTCAGCGTCGCTGAGTATTTTTGCCATTAAGCCAATACAAGCGTAGTGAGTTAACTTAAGCCTCGAAGGAGTCAGCTTACATAGATTGCCGCCCGGAGCAGGAATATTTAGATAGCGAACTGAATAATCTTTGTCGTAACTTCCGCTGATTTCTGTAAATTTTTCTTCTGGAACAAAAGGAAACAAATCTTTAAAATCTGGATAGATTCCAACTTTATAGTCGGTTTGCTGATGATACGTTTCGATTGCATGCTTAAGAATAGGAGCAGCGGCAATCAAGTCACCTACGGCGGCGCTATTAAGGCAATAAATTGTTTTATTCGCAAACATAATCAAACCTCTTTATAAACAATATCATCCGTTATTGTTTCATAAACGCCATATCTTGATTTAGCATACTGTTTAAAAATATCAAAGAACTTTTCGCTATCACTATTCCAAATTCCATAACCAGCAGTTGTAATATCAATAAAGATAAGTTTTTTTCCTTTCTTGTACCGTAACCCACGACCAATAACCTGTCGAGTCAGAGCCTCCGCCGAGTTTTGAACGCAAGAAATCATAAAGTCAACATCGGGCAAGTCGATGCCCTCTCCCAGTAGGCTGCTGTTGGAAACCAGCAAATTAGTCTTTCCGTCTTTGAATTTATAAAAAGGATTTCGATAGCCACTGTGGGCGGGCTCGCAGTTTACTCCCATCTCAGTTGCATATTCACAAAATTCTGCTGATGGCTCTACGGTTTTAAATAGTACCAAGACCTTAAGGCCTCTGTTTAGTCCACTTTTTACTAAATTAAGCACCGTATGAAGTGCTTTTTCATGAGTCGAAAGCATCTTATAAGCTGTCTGCTGATGGGTCATCTCTCGAACGCGCCCCAGTCCAGTGACCGTAAGGCAAGTGATGGCTACGGGACAAAGGTACTCATTATCAATAGCCCACTTACTGTCTCTTTGAAAGACGATAGGCCCAACAATTCCATGAAAGCCCAACTCTAAATTATCCGCTCTAACTGGCGTTGCGGTAAACCCATAAATATATTTAGCTCGACTTCCAAAAATAGCCAGCTCTTTATACATATTAGAGGAGGAATGGTGAGCTTCGTCAATAATAATAGCATCGAAGATGTCTGAATAGTTACGGCCACTATTAACAGTAGCAATAGCAATATCAACACCCTCTTTAAATTTATGTTTTCCACCGATGCCGCAACTTTTAGGAGCAATCTGTTTGATATCTTTAAGCATCTGAGAGATAAGTTCGACAGTGGGAACAACGATGAGGACTCGGAGGCCGCGCTCGATGAGGGCGCGGCTTAGTAGACTGATACACATTGACTTGCCAGTTCCTGTAGGCAGGACAATACAACCTCTCTTGTACTGAAGGGCTGTTCTGACTGCTTCGGCTTGATAGTCTCTTGGAACTTTAGGTCCAACGGGAGATAGGTTAAGCTCTCTGTCTTTTTCTTTATGGCCTTCCATATTGGGAACAAGCCACCAGAATCCGGGAGGTACGCTCAAAGTACCGTCTTCATTATCGCCATAAAACTCAACTTTGGTTTCTAACTCTAACTGTTTAATTTCATTTTTAATTTTGATTGCGTGTTTGTCGTTGTAAGGTTTTTGGCGTTTGAGTTGTTTAATCTTTGAAATAACGCCCTTATTTTCAACCGTCAAGAGTTTCTTGACAGTTTCAAGTACGTCTGAAGAGCCAGACAGGGTAATTTCATTATTTTTATATTCACCTATAAGACCGTGTATGGGCTCAAAGGCATTATCTTTAGCCATAAGTTCTCCGTTTTGTTTGTATTACCAAACACAAACATATGAGTCAATGATAAAATATAACAAGTATTTCATAGGGGTTTCAGATGGGACTAAAAGTCTTTGGATTGGGTGCAGTACAATCAGTCGATAAACAAGGCGAACTGATTGAAATTGCTAATATTGATACATCCAATCTACGTATGATTACAGACGAGCATAATTCTGACCAAAAGGGAGCTTGGTGTATTGTTGGCGGGATTACTGCCCACAAAAAGATTATGTCTGAAAAAGACTGCGAAACTCCCCGTCAAAAGAAGTGCTGGGACTTGGTAAAAGTTCCATATCTTTATGTTGAAGGAGAACTCGCCGATGGACACCCTAACGCTGACGCCGCTGCTGCTCTTATCCGGTACACTGCTGCTAATCCTGATATTCCCCTAAAGATCGGTATGTCAATTGAAGGGCTTATCTTGAAACGCGGTGGCCCAGAGGGCTCTGCCGAGCATAAAGTCATCAAGCAATCTTCTGCGGACGCTATCGCTATTACGGCCAAACCCTGTAATCCACAGGCCCAAATGTTTCCAATGAACGATCTTATGAAATCTTCGATTGAGCCTCCCCCTGCAGAATATCTACAGAAGTTCATGAAGTCCGAAGGGGCTACCGAGTCGTTTAAACACCGCCCAGAAATTCGTCTTCAGCAGAAGCTCCAAGAGTTGAAAAAATCTTTGGAAGATGTTTTAAAAGGTGGTACATGCTCTGTTAAGTGCTGGAACTGTGGTGACACTGAGCGCATGTTCAAAGCATCGAGAGAGTGGAGCAATCGTTGCAAAAAATGCGGAGATGCTCGTAGTATGAAAGACATCTGGAACGCTTTAAACCAATAAGAGGATGATATGCCAAACATTTTTTCTGACAATGGTGTAGCTGGACTAAAGCTAGATTACGGCGAAGCAACAAAAGCCGCTTTGGCTGCAGCCACGGAGCTTGCCCCGGTAATGTTGATTACGTTGGCAGATCAGTCTCATAAAATTATTTTCCATAATGATTCTGACCAAGAAGTGCAAGTTTTGATTGCAAACCCATCTAGCTTGGAAGGAGCTTGGCAAAAACTACTTTGTCTTGCTCCCGGGCAAAGTTTGCCAATTGAAAACTATGCTGGGCCTATGTGCCTATTTCCGCCTCGCACTAAATTTGCAGCATATTCTCTTGGATCGCATGTTGGAATCGCCGATCCGGAAGGCAAGTGCAGAGTTTACGCTTGGTTGGCGTAAATAATTAAGGGGAGCTATGCTCCCCTTTTTTTATTTCTTGCCCAGTCTTGCTACTTCTTGAACTATCACATCAAAGACAGAAGTGCTTCTCTCGTCAGCCATCTCAAGTAGTCGCTTCAGAAGAAGCTCAAGGGTTTTATTAGCTATTTGTTTATCGTAATCAGCCTGAGCAGCCCCATGAACAATAATGCGATAATCACCCGTCGTAGCAACATCCTGGGTTTTATCTTTTAGAACCTTTGAAAGAACTTCTGGCTTTTTTGACCTCGCTTTTGATGGGGTTTTCTTAGAAGAATTATTAAGAACAAACACATCTGGCTTGGGTGTAGGCTTAGCAACGGATGCCTTCTTGGATTTATTTTTTGATTTCTTGGAGGCAAACTCAGCCCTTAGTGCACTCAAGATTGGCAGCTCTTCAGAGGCGTTTTCTTTGTTTTCTTCTTGGTTAAGTGCCTGCTTAGCCTCCTCAAGAGAGGAAAACCGTCCCAAGTAGATCCTCTTGGAGTCACGAACGACTCTGACAAGATATTTACGTTCAGTTGCGCTGTAAGAAATACCCTTAATTCCAATTTTCATAATCATTCTCCCTCTTTAACAAATCTTTTGGTTACTGCACACCACTCTCCAAACATTCCATCGCGAGCAAAACGCCTATTGTCTTCAGCGGGATCGCCCACATGAAGATGAGCAAGCCCTAGTTCATCCAATCTATGAACAGCCAAATTGAACATAGATGGCGCGTAGGTGCTACGCTCGTCGGCGTATCTTTGAGCCATCCACATGGTATCTTCAATAATCTGTTTTAGTTTTTCATTTTCTTCCTTTAATTTTTTCATCGTCACAGGACACCTCCCTTTCGCTGATAGTTAGCAGCAGCATCAAAGAAGATACCAAAACAGTCCCAAAAATTGCAAGAAGAATATTTTGCATAACTTACCCCCCATATCCTTCTATTCGGAAATTGCTTGAAAAACTTTAGCCGTTATTGTAAAATAAGCCTATATTGTTGCACCCAAAATTCCCTAAGAGGGCAAAATGTCTGAAATTTTACACAAAGACTTGATTGGCGAAGACATTCACGAGTTGCGTATTGCGATTGGATCGTCTGCCCCTTCTTCTATGCCTTTGTTTGTCGGGCAGGGATATTACGATATTGTCAATAAAAAGTTTTATGTTTCGCAAGGAACGGCTACAATTTCTGATTGGGTTACCACGGAAATCCCTCCCTTTTTAGCATTTATGGATACAAGGACTATTACTTGGACTTCTAATACAGCTGGAAATCAAATCACTTACAGCGCAAATGTTGAAGAGGCTGAGCTAATCCTTACATCTGAAAATGTTACTGATTTTTCAAATGCTGTTTTGACTATTCCTCAAATTGTTTCCTTGTTGGCGGATCAACACACTCGTTTGATTATGAGAACCGGCGGCGAACCTCAGCCAACTGTTTGGAATCCTGTTTATTTCAATGGTCTAGAGCTCGATAGCGATTCTCAAAAAATCAGATTGTCACAAGATTTGTCGGATATTGGTACTCCTACTTTTAATGAAGTGACGCTTACTGTTAGAGCAAAAACCCCTATCCTAACTTTGACTCCGGATGGTGTGCCCGCTTCCGCATCGCTTTATCTTGATGCTGATAAAGGCATGGTTGCAAGAGGATACGCTGGTTCAACGTCTAGCTTTACGCTTCAGAACGAGGCTGGCACGGACGTACTTAACAATCCGGTTGGTTCTAATCAACTAATCGCCCCCTCGCTAGCGGCTGGAGCTGGAGCGTCGGGCGTGGTGCATTCCAACGCAAACGGTCTTTTAAGTGCATCTAAAATTGTCGATGCAGACGTTGATGCTGCAGCGGCAATTCAGGGAACCAAAATCGTCCCTGATTTTGGAAGTCAAGATATTACGACAACTGGCAGTATTTTTGTTGATACAATTGAATCGAATACTGATGATATTGGTATTTTGACAGGAAACGCAAACAAAAATATTTCGATTGGTACAGGCTCTGGATACAATACAATTACGCTTGGCGGCATAAACTCTACCGTTAATATCTCAGGAGCAACATACACCACTCCAATTGAGTATGTCTCTGAAGATAAAAACATTGTCGTAAACTTTAATGCATCTGGCCAGGATTCGCAGGACTCAGGCGTTTATGTTCAAGAAGAATACGCCGGTGCTCATATTGATTTGTTGGATGTCACCTGGCAATCTGGAAATACAGTTAGATATGCAGTTGACGGAGCCGGAAGCGGAGTTGATGGGCTTACTGCCGGCGAATATATTCGTGTTACTGGTTTTGTAAACAGTCAAAATAATGGAACTTTTAAGGCACTTACGGTAGATCCTGCATATATTGATGCCATTAACCCTAAAAGAACTGATGCCTCATTAGACGAAACCGGAGTTGCTGCTTCAAGCGCAGCTCGTTTGTTGCTAAACGGATATGTTCATGTGGGCTCTACTCGCATGAGCTGGGAAGTTCGAGCGCCTGCTCACTTGGGAATTATTGAACTAAAACCACAAGCAGTTGCAAAAACATTACTTTTAACTAGCGAATCCGCAGACAACGTAACCGTTAAATTTAATACAAATTTGACGATTGATCAAGATTTGCAAAAAACCTCGGCGGTTGAGTTTTCTGAACTAACGGTTTCTGATTTAACTACGGGCGTTCTGCATGCCGATGTGGACGGCAAGGTCTCTTCATCTTTGATTGTTAATGCCGATGTTGACGGTGCGGCTGCAATTGCAGGAACTAAAATTGTTCCTGACTTTGGAAGCCAAGATATTACAACGACTGGGCACTCTTCTTCTGCAAGTGTAAAAATTACCGGCACTGAACCAGTTGGAGGAGCTAATTTATTTTCTAGCCCCTCTAATGGATTAGTAGTTAGGGGAATTGCAGGAACAGGTTCTCAATTTAAATTTATAAGTGATTTGGGTGTAAATTTAGTAACAATTTCAGACACATCTGTTACTCTACATAACTTAACAAGTGGCCTAGTTAAATCATCCGCAGGTGTACTGTCGTCTTCCTTGCTTGTTGATGCCGATGTTGATGCAGCGGCTAATATTCAGGGCAGTAAGATTGAAGCGGCTAGTGCAACAAATGCGGGCGCCGTTACTACATCTTCGCAGTCATTTTCTGGAGATAAAACATTTACCGGAAGCTTAACTTTTTCTAGTTTTGCTACGGCGGGAGTCGTTCATAACGATGAATACGGTTTGTTGTCTACATCGTTAATAATGAACGCCGACGTTGATCCAATGGCAGCGATTTCTGCTTCTAAAATCGCCAATCAGCCAGCAGGAAACATTGCAGCCACGGACGTTCAAAGTGCGATCAATGAGATTGACACGGACAAAGTAGCAAAAGCCGGCGATAGTATGACCGGCAACCTATCCTTTTCCTCAAATTTTGGAATTGAGTCATCAGCCGCCTTAAGCACTTTAAATGTTGGTACCGCTCCAAACACTTCTGTTCTTAATTTAGGAACAGGAAGCTCAACGAATGTGATTAATTTGGGAACGGGCTCTGGCGTAACCACAATTAATATTGGTGGCGCAGGCGATACAATTAATATTACGGGCACCCTAAACAGCGTTAATGTTACAGACATGGATGTAACTGATAAAAATATTACGCTCAATAAACAAGGGGCACTAGCATCCGGAGACGGCGCCGGCCTTAATATTGAAGAAAATGCAGTTATTGCTGGATATGCTAAAGTTATAAACAGCCGAACAAGTTGGGGCTTTAAAGCGCCAGCAAATCAAGGAGAAGTTCAATTAACACCACCCGTTGGCTCATATATTGCAGAATTTAAGATCCCCGCATTAACAGCGTCGGCAGTTTATACGTTCCCCGCCGCAACCGACACCTTGGTTGGCCGAAATAGCACTGATAGTTTGTCTAACAAAACTCTTCTTGATCCGATTATTGATCAGATTAGTCCGTACAACGTAGATAAAACACTAAAAATTAACAGTACGGCAGCATTAAAAATTCCTGCTGGAACCGACGCACAGCGAGCTGCGTTTACTGCAGAAGACGGAATGGTTAGGTACAATACAACAAGTAATTTTTTTGAAGGTCATTCAGGCGGCGGGTGGTCACCGCTAAGCGGAGGAAAGGTTGTTACCGTATCTTCTTTTACTACTTTATCTAATGAAATTAGATATTTAACAAACACATTTGCGGCACCGTTTGCGGTTACCTTGCCATTTGGCGTTTTAAATTCAAGAATTGAAATCAAAGATTCTACATATACATGGAAAAACAACAACCTAACTGTTATCCCTGCATCGGGGCAAAGGATCGATGGGTTTGCGATCGATGAGCATTTAGTTTGCGATGTTGACGGTGGATGGATTACCCTAGATTGGGATTCTGCTAACTCTCGATGGAATCTTTCAACCAACGCAATTGTTGACCTAAACGACACATACGCGACTGAGAGTTATGCCGGTATTGTTAGCACAGGGATTCAAACTTTTGCAGGCACAAAGACTTTTAACGATGGAATTGTGCTAAAAACAAATACAACTCCTGCGATTGCTCCCGCAGATGGGATTCAGGTTTACGCCAAAAATGATAACAAACTATACACGCTTAACTCTTTGGGTATTGAGCAGGCGGTTGGTTCCGGCGGATCTGTACTGTCTATTTCTCAAGCCGCACATGGTTTTACATTTAACGATATCGGTCGTCCCTTGTATCTTAACGGTTCAGTATATGCTTTTGCGCAAGCTGATACTGAAGCAAAAGCCGAAGTTGCTGCTCTGCTTAGTCGCGTTGTTGATGTTGATAATTTTGAAATTTGTCTTGGCGGGGAAGTGTCACCAGTTGGCGCAAACTTGATCGTCGGTGGCGGCGCTCTTACACCCGGAGAAGTGTATTTCCTCTCCGCATCCGAAGCTGGTAAGATTTCAACTACTCCACCTTCTGTTGTAGGTCAAATTTCCAAGCCCGTTGGTATTGCCCGAACTACGACTGAGCTTGATTTCTTCAATATGACCGGTTCTACAGTTGGCGGCACAAACGTATACACGCAGATTGGCCTTACTAATAACGCGGTTACAACCATTCAAAATGCTTCGGCTTATGACAGCGTTGAGCTTTCTGGTTGGGTTTATGTTAACGCAACTGTTAAATATCGTTTTGCTATCAAAGTTCAGGTAACTAAAAAGGGCGATAATACTAATTATTTGGTAAGCTTCCAACATTCCGGTGACACTCCACCGTCTGGATTTGACGTTGACGCTACGGCGGCTGGTCTTGTGCAAGTCACATTACCCTCAATTGCCGGATTCACGTCTGCAGTTATTCAGTTTAATCTAAATGGCCCTGCGGTTGGCGCTAGCTTGCCGTTGCAAATCGAATCAACTAATGTAAGTTTTAGTACGGTACAGGCTAAAGATAGTACCGGTATTGCCTTTAAAAATTCATCCGGAACCACGGTCGCAACCTTAAATAATAGCGGCCATTTACTTTTGCCAAAAATTCCAGCGTTTTATGCATGGCGGCCTGGTGGCAATCAATCGACTTTAACGGGTGCGTTTGGAACGATTGCGCCCGTATTTAACACAACAAGAGTAAATGTTGATAACTGTTATAACACAACAAATGGTCGTTTTACCGCACCAGTTGCGGGTATTTATGAATTCCAGTTTGGCATTACCGCAAGATGGGTGTCTGCGGTAGGAAATCTAGAACCAACATTCTATGTAGATGGTTCAAATGTTTCACCCAGAGGTTGTGGATATACAACATTAACTGCGGTTCAAGACCACGACTTTATGCATGTTTATGTAATGGTATCGCTCAATGCCGGACAATACGTTCAGTGCGGAATTCATGCTTGCTCCGCAGGTGTTGATTACTACTATGGTGAAAATTTAGCGTATTTTTCTGGTAAATTAATAGGTTAACGGAGTAAAACATGGCAAAAACTACATTAATAGAAAAAGGCCAAATACTCCAATGCGCATATTATGGGGAGTTTAACGGCAGCGGTTCTAACAACAACTGGTCTTTGGTTTTAGGAACTGCGGCATTCACTCCAAGAAAAGCAAATTCTCAAATCTTAATAATGTACAACGGTACTCTTTATAACAACTCAACGCCATCCTCCGCAGGTGGTGGAGCGCGATTAAAAAGAAATGGAGTTGTGATTCAGTCTGCTCAAAATGCGGATGGTGGAGGAACATCGCCATATGCAATGTATGCTTCTGGGTTGGGTAATATGGCTACGAGACTTCATTACCAATACTTAGATACACCAAATACAACATCATCAATTAATTATTCAATAGAAGTATGTTCATATACTTCACCTGGTTCATCATTTACTGCGTTTGGTTGGTCAGTAGTGATAATGGAGATAGCGGGGTAAGTATGGCAAAAGTACCATTAATACAAAGCAGTTATCCAGTTTTCCCTGAACGACCATCATTTTTTATAGGTTGGCCTGGGGCAATGTCCTTAACTGGAACCGCTGCTCTTCCTCCTACGGGAGGAACGGTAAAATTTAATAATGGCTCTCATTTTAATACGTCAACAATGCGATTTACTTGCCCTGTTGCTGGGCTGTATTTAATAGGTGCAAGCTATTTGCGACAAAATGCAAACAATGTTGTAGTTCGCATGAATGCTTTTAAAAATGGAACTAATGAAAACCAACAATTGCGTTCTACTGAAGCATATACTGGTTTTAATTATACAGCTGGACAATGGTGGTTATTAAGAGCAAACATCGGAGATATTTTAGATGTTAGGATTTCTGCAGATTCAGCAACAACTTTATATGCAGATGGTGGTAATGGTGAATATAATTGGATTTGTGGATATTTAGTGGGGTAATATATGTCATCGTCAGTAATTAAACAACAATCTTCGGGTATTGCGACAGAAACGCAAAGTGGACTAGTTAGCACTGATACACAATCGTTCGGTGGCGACAAAACGTTTGCGGGCACTAAAGTAGTGGTAAATGGCAATGTTGGAGTGGGCACTGCAACGCCGGGCGCTAAAATGCAACTTTCCGCAGGAGATGCTTCGTATGCTTGGTACGGCCCAAATACAACATGGGGTGGATTTCTTATAGTTGGTGCATGTCCGAATCAAGTTACTACACTTAAAGCACAAATCATTTCAACCGATGGCAATATGCATTTAGACTCAGCAACATCAAAAAGTGCTTATATAAATTATTACTCACAAGGCAATACATATATTAATGGGCAAGCCGGAAATGTTGGAATAGGAACATTAACGCCTAGTTATAAGTTACATGTGAACGGTTCTGGATTTTTTAGTTCAAGCGTTTTTTGTAATAAAGGTGGATTTTCAAGCGGAGATGGAAACTATCTTAACGGATTAGACGGATTCTACGGTTCAAGTTACGATGGTTATTATCTTATGAATCGACCAGGATTTAGCAGTGCATTTTGGCAACATGACCATGGTGGTTCTACTGGAACTATTCAATGGGCAACTTCGTACGGTCAAGCTTTATATAGAAGAAATCGAACTGATAATAATACTTGGACAGCATGGAGGCAGGTTGACTAATGATCTTATATTTAAACATTAAAGAAAACAGAATAGAAGCCATCTTAAAACGTCCAGACCCTAACAACCCCTTTAAACCATATTGTAAGGAGTTAGAACTTCCTGATGATTTTAATATTCAAGTTGAATATTTAAATGCTGAGGGGGAATCTCGCCTTAGGGAAATGACGGTCGAAGAGTTAGAAACTGCGTTGAGCTACAGAGAACGAAGATATAATAATTATCCAAAACTTGCAGAACAGATGGATATGCTTTGGCATGCTATGGACAAAGGGGAATTACCCAAGGTTGAATCTTTTTACAATGCTATTAAACAAGTTAAAGAACAATTTCCTAAAGATAACTAATTTTGGACTATTTGTGGAGTAAGAAATGTCATCCTCGGTAATATCTCAACAATCCTTAGGGCTAGCGACCGAGACTCAGAGCGGATTGGTTGGTACTGGGACACAATCGTTCAGTGGGGATAAGACGTTTGCCGGCGCGTATACTGTTAGGGCAATTCAGCAGGTGGGCGTGCCAAATATAGGAACGCACGCAGGATATCTTATACTTGCAAAAGCGTATGTAAGCGGATTGCAAGAAGTTTCTGAAATTACAGGAACATTTTTGTTAAGCAGAGGTGGCACCGGAACCGGCAACAGAGGAGACACTTATACAGTTGTATCAAGATCGGCATACAATGGAGAGGGCTTAACTGTTCAGGTTTCAGTTGCGGGTAATCGTTTTTTTGTGAGAACAGTCAAGGTTACTTACCAAGGAACGATATACCATGCAATAGAAACTACTGTAACTGGGGGCGAACCAAATAATGGCATTTCATTCCAAGGTGTTATCAAAAATGCAACCCCGATTTATGTAGATGCTACATATGTTTCAAGTATTTCTGCCTTTGGAAACTTTACGATTTTAGAAAACGGAATACTTCAAAAACCTCAAACTCCGTCTTTTAGTGGTTCGTTTTCTACATATACATCGAATACGTCAAATTATAACCCCAACCTAGCGACTTCTTTTAATGTTGGATTTGCTGTAAATGCTGGGCAATCTAGGATTACGGTTCCAGTTGCAGGAAAATATTTTGTTCAGGCTCAGCAGCTTGTAAATACCGTTGGAACAAGTGTTTATTTACATATAAGGAAAAATTCAAACACAGTAAGATATGCGTATAGCAATAATGACGATACATACGACATGAACGTGTCTGCTATGGTAGATTGTGCAGCAAACGATTATATTGATTTTTATTATTCTGGAACGACAACATATTCGTGGGCAGACCCTCACTCCGGTGTTATTTGCTATTTAATAGGATAAAAAGGAGAATAATATGCAGGACATAACAATAAGTCTCACGGAAACCGAGTTCAAAGCGTTGAATGTGGCAGCTCTTTCGCCTCAAGAGTGGGCTAAAAACGCCGTCAAGAGCCGTGCCCAAATCGCGATCGATGAAATTGTTCAATTGTGTGTCGCAAAAAGTCTTGAAGAACAGGTACAGATTCCTAGTTCCAAAGAAGAAATTGTAGACTTGGCAATCGCTAAGGGATGGGTTAAGATAGCTTCATCGGAGGTGTCAAATGGCTGATTTAAGTACAATTGCTACGGCTGGTAGAGATTTTCAAGATGGTGGATTTAAAATCAATTATGGCGTATATAGCCCTACCGTAACTACCGTTTCTGGAATTGCAAACGCAAATTTTGGCAACTCCTTTAGAGATATGAGAACTGGGAACAGAACCATTAATGTTCATAATCTCAAAGATGGACAATCTTTAACAATTTTGGTTCAGGGCGCACTGAACAATGTTATTACAATAGCTGTGTTTAGCGATGCGGGAGTCACTTCCGTTCCCGTAAAATACGGAGCAGGACAAAGCGGCACCATGGCATCCGCCTACTCGCTTTTTACCGTTTATCGTGTTGGGGGGGATTTAAATTTTGCAGTGATTGGGCCAATTCACGGGATATCGTAATATGTTTTTTAATAATGCCGTTGGTGTGCTAGCAACACAAAAAGCAACTGAAACAGAAGAAAAAATTACATCTTCTATAACAAAAACAATGACATCCGCATACGTACCTCAAAGTATTAAAGTTTGGGGCACTGGCGGGGGAGCCGGTGGAGCCAATGGAGCAAATGGGGCAAATGGTAATACCGGCGGCTCAGGAGTAAACGGAGGTACCGGTATAGCTGGATCCGGAGACAGCGGAGGTCGTGGCTGGTCGAGCGGCGGATACGGTTACGGTGGAGCCGGCGGAGCTGGCGGAGCCGCTGGCAACGGAGGAGCAGGCGGAGCCGGTGGAGCAGGCGGAGCAGGCGGTGGAAAAGGATCCGGAAATTTAAATAATTACATTTCTGAAAATTACAATACATATGATTTTTTTTCTGATTTTATTGGCGGGGTTGATATCGCAATTGTTGTTGGAAACGGAGGGAACGCTCAAACAAACGGAAGTTCATCTGGCCTAAGTGTTAATGGGGTTCAAAAAATTATGTATTCAGGTGGGCTCATAAACCAATCACCTGGAACGCCGGGAGCAAACGGAACAAACGGTACGGCTGGCAGCGGCGGAGCCGGTGGAGCCGGGGGTGCGCTCGTCGGAGGATCTGGAGTAAATGGCGGAGGCGCAGGAGGAGGAAGTGGCGGAGCTGGTGGCAGCGGACGAGGAGCCGGTGGAACCGGGGGCGCCGGTGGGATTGGTGGAAGCAAGAACATTGGTTTCGTCTTAAATGGTATAGAATACGGAACCGGGGGCGCCGGTGGTAACGGGGGCGCCGGTGGTAACGGTGGAATTGGTGGACTTGGTGGAAATGGCGGAAATGGCGGAAATGGTTATGGAGGGGGAGGCGGAGGACAGTCTGTTTATCAAACAGACTTTTGGTACTCTTACGCTGGAAACTCCGGAGGTTGGGGCTGGGGCGGCGGCGGCGGTAGCGGGGCGGCTGATATCTTCGCAGCTTTACCTGGAGGAAACGGAGGCTCTTCGGTAAATGGATACAGTGGAGGAGCCGGAGGTGTGCTTCCGCCTAGTAGTTATGGAGGGGGAAGCGGAGGCGGCGGCGGTGCCGGCTCCGGCGGAAATGGCGGTGGCGGTGGCGTTGGGTATTATTCAGGAGATGTGTACTATCCGGGCGGCGGAGGCGGCGGTGGCTGGGGCGGCGGAGGAAATGGCGGACGAGGGCAAGGATATTTGGGGCCATACTCCGGGGGCTCAGAAAGCGGCTATGGCGGAAGCGGTGGAGGATACGGAGGAGCAGGCGGAGCCGGGGGTGCTTCTGGTGGGGCAGGAACATCCGGAACTGCCGGTCAAGCTGGACAAGCTGGCAAAAATGGCATAATAATTATTAGATATAAAGTGTTTGAGTAGAAACTAGAATACAAAAATTTGACTTTAAAAAAACTGTTTTGTAAAATTTTTTTGGAGGTTCTTATATGTCAGATATTATTGTAAGAAATGCTGGCACAGCCGTTTCTACTATTCTAGAAACAATTAAGCCAATGTCGGTCATCAAAAAAGAAGATCAGCAGTTTCTTGTTGAGCATAAAGAGCATTTTGCTCAGGTATTTGAAAAAACGCACATCTGGAGAACAGACACACAAAAGCTTTCAATTGTTTCGGATAGCTATCACCCAACTCTACACTCTAAGTTTCATCAAGCAATTCTAGAACAAAAAGTTCAATTAGACCAGACTTTCTATTTGGCAAAAGATTTTGAAATGAAAAAAATTGAAATTGAAGAACTAATGCTAGATCTAGAGGATCTGGGCGATACCGCTAGGGACGAACTTAAAAGACGTAAATTTGAAATTGAACTTCAGTTTAAAAAGTATGAACTAGATCAAATGGTTATTTCCATGAATTATAGAATGGCGGAAGTAAAAGGTTGGCAAAAAATTCAAGAAGATCTTTTAATTAAACTGCGAGAATCGGGAATGGACGAGGAAACAATTTGGAGCAAAGACGCTGGAGAGGTGGAGTCAATGTTCTTTGGTACACTTACTCGCTTGCAGGGTCTGGCCAAAACAACGGACGGTGCCGAAGCAAATAACCTAATAGCTTTGGCTCAGTTTTACGTACAAAAAGTTCAAGAAAGTGGAAGACTTCCGGAATTAAAAAAGAAATGCAATAAGGCTCAACTGGACTCTCTTAAATTTTTAGGATATTAATATTAAAGTTCTTGCAACAAAAGACGATAAGATTTATGGTAAGCATGGGAGGTTCTCATGCTTATTAGCTTTTTTTTAATTATTTTGATGGCTTACGTATTCGCCAGAACAGGGAGAACTTTATGAAAATGATTTATACACTAATGGATTACGAAAACGGTAAACTAAACGCAGAAGAAACAATTAAATTGTTTCAGAATTTGATTGACAGTGGGCTTATTTTTGGTCTGCAGGGTCATTATTTGGAAGTAGCTAGAGATTTGGTAGAAGCTGGCTTGGTTAATCTCACAACTGCTGACATTGAGGAGTGATTATGGTAATGGAAATGTTTGTTAATAGAATTTTAAATATCTTGCTAAATAAAAATACACTTATTCATACAACAAAAGAAATAGCAGAAGCTCAAAACATGGCTCGCCGAGCAATTGCTACCTATGAGGCGGTTGTTACAGGGAATATCTTATGACCAATAAGCATGATGACGAAGAGGGTCGTCCACCAGAAACATTAAATGAAGCTCTGATGTTTCTGGCCTACCACACAGGAATGTTTGCTTTAAAAGTGGCAGCTATTATTGCTGTCTGGGTTATGTTAGTAGACCTTTTAAGAAGCCTTATGATGCCCTAGGGAGTTTTTATGCTTAACATTATTATTATAGCTGGTATTGTTTTAGGTGGCATGTCTCTTTCCGCTGCAAAAAGAAAGCCATTGCCTGTAGGCAGCTGCATTGCCGATAAGTTACTCTGTAATGCAAACGACCCTAATCTTGATCCATGGCAAGTCGAGTGTTACAACGGCGCATTGCTGAGAATCGAGGCGGTCGGAAAGCATTCTTACAAAACGGGTTGCGTTGAAGAAACTTTTCATTGTAAAGGATTTGTTTCTTTTAGAGACGCAAGAGATTTTTTCTTTCCGATTGAATGTCCACCCAAGGTGATGCGTCTTCGTAATTCCGTTCCGCTTCCAAAGGAGTAAGCAATGCCACAAACACTGATCTTGCTGACTTGTGTAATGGTGTTACTAGCTTGTTTACTTTATGTTGCCGACATGGCAAATAATTTTGTTGACACAGCGACTCAAATTTATTGCGAGCAACGAGCTGATTTTAGTAAATGCTCTCAAGAATTTAAAGAAAAAATGTCAACTCTGATGAAAAGGCACTAATTCTACGGTTTTTTATGTCTCTAAATATTAAAAAGCTCAGAGAGCAAATAATTCTAACAAAAGAAGGCGATGACTATGTCGCCACTCACCCTTCTCATCCTACACTTTCTGTTTGTGCACCGACAATTTTTGAAGCAGAGCAAGAAATCTTACAATATGTTATGTATATGATTTTACTAGAAAATATAAAATAAAAGTTTATATTTTCTGCTTTTGATTACATTCTGTGTAATCGTTAACAGAAAATACAAACCCAAGAAGTTCAAATCGGATTTGACATTTTTTGAATCAGACTAAGCGTTGTTTTAGCTCTGTAAATTTCGTATTTTTTACCCTCGATTGAGCATCTTTTCTCATCCTTGTGCATTGCAGCCTTAACTTGTTTTACCTCTTCTTCAATCTCAGGAGAATAGTTTTTGCCGTCCTCTAGCAGCACTTTTACGTAAACAGTAACCATATCGTTACTTAAAGCGGCCACTGTTAGATAAGGTGCCCCAAGGGTTACGTTTGTTTTACTAGTAACCGCTGAACCAAGAGCATTTGCCATTTCGCTGGGAGAAAGCAATACAACTCCTAATGCGTCGGACGCTTTGGTTAGCTCAGCCACTTCATCAACGCAAGACGTTGTTGGCTCTTCAAGAATTTTATTAATAGCCAAACCACTTAATGTTATTACCGCCGCTGCTGCCAAACCAAACTTTGTTACTCTTTTCATTACTCACCTCCTGTTTCATTATCGTATTTTTTATTAGAAACTTTAATATTTTCTTTATCGTCGCCATTCCACTCTTTTTTTACATGCTCATCTAATTTAGGCTTGTGTTTCAGCGGATAGTAATGATTTGTAATTACGTTCAGCACCATGGCTACATGCTGAGCTTTAAAACCTTCAGGCAATTTACTTGCCAGCTCTTCAGTTAAGTGATCAAAACATAATTTTTTTGAAAACATTGGAGTAACCATCGCGTCGCATTTTTTGCATTTTTGCCACCGCTCATTTTCCATAAGTCTCCTAATTAAAAAAAGATTTCTTCAAACTCTTCATAATCTTTTTCAAAAATTCGCATAGTCTTATCTTTGTCAGAAATAGCTTTTAAGATGGGGGTTTTGCCCACATTATCTATTTCCGTAAAAATCCACTTAGTTCTGGTGGACTTATGAAACAAAACAGAGCCGACAGAAAACGGAAGTTTTTTTGATTTTTCGGTCTTTTTTTCTTCGGAAGTATTAGTGCGCGAATCATCCACCCACCCCCAATTTTGTTGTGATGAGGGAGGATATGTAGTGGTGTTTGTTTGAGTCTTGGTTGACAGGTCTATTTTAACTAAGCTCAAAGACACGGGGTCTTGATACTCAACAGTCGTTATCCATGCGTCATAAGTGCATGGAATCAATCTTTTAATCATACTGTCGTGCACACTATACTGACTGTATGTTGGGTACAACATTGTAAAATTATGACAATCTTTACTGTCTACCGTTCCATCCGCCTGCAGAACAAACGAAGAGATTTGGTCAAAATACATATCGCCTTGGTCTAGTGGTTTTGCAGCCATACCAACTCCAACTGTTATTTTGAATAAAAATCAATTAAAAATCTTAACAAAGCCGGCAATATTAAAATTAATATAATAATAACAATGTCTTGCATTTTTACTCCTATATTTTTTTTAACTTGCAACCACATACTAAACCTGATATAAATGTCTTGCAAGCTCTTTTTGGTTTTTTAAAATTGTTTGTAAAAATCATAGACTTAAATATTAAAATAGGTATGCGTTTTTAGTACAAAGGAGAAAACGTGAGCTATGTAGGCAAAAAACCTAGCTTTAAGCAGGTTCGCACAAATGAAATCGTTGTCCCAAAGGGCACCGACATTACTACAGCTGGAGTGATTACTGCTCTAGACGTTAGTAACATCAGTTTTGTGAAGCTTACGGCTGCTACTGAGTTGCAAGGCATCGTAGCGCCTGAGTCTCCGGCAATTGATGGTAAGTTGGTAACTATCGTAAACGCTTCTTCATCGGATTTGGTTATTTCTGATCAATCCGGCGGAGCGTCTGTAAATAATCGCATAGTTACCGGCACAAGTCGAAATATGCGAATTACCGCCGGCGCTTCTTTTACGGTCGCATATGATGTTGATTCGTCTCGATGGCGAGTTACCGCTACATCGGCAGATGTTAATATTGGTCGATTGGACGTTGGAACTGGCGCACTTGCTCTAAACTCAGAAGACGTCTCCCTTACTCCGGAAAATATCAATTCATCTTTGATTGAGGTTACGGCGGGAACCGCCGCTAAAATTCGTTCCGTTGACACACAGAATGTCGGAAATCTTATTGTTTTTACCAACAAAACTGGTCAAATTTTTCAAATTAAAAATGAAGATACTGACGTACTCGTTGCGGAAAAGCGTATTCGCACTGGTACAGGCGGCCCAATCCTAATTCAAAATAACGCCTCTGTGATGTTGGGCTACTTGGCCGATAGATGGCACGTAGTTGGTGGTACCGGATCGGGTGGTGGCGCCACGGAACAGGTTACACAAACTGGAATTGGAAACTTGCTTACATATCCCGTTGGTACTCCACTTTATGTTGACACAACAACGGGTCTGTGGACAAAAGCAAGTGCCGTTTCGGCAGACGCTGCAGAAGTTGCAGGCCTTCTTGGTCGTAGCCTAAACACTAATTTTGCTGAAGTTGCTTTGGCGGGAGAAGTAAGCGAAGTAACCGCAGATGCCTTTGCGGAGGCCGTATTGCCACCCAAGGGCTCCGCTGTGTTTTTGTCTACCACAGCGGGAAAACTTACAGTTTCCGATGTGACTACAGTTGGGTGTATTAGTAAACCAGTCGGCATTGTCCATAATGTAACAGGAACATCTTCGGTTGATATTATATTTTACAATCAACGAGGGGTTGTTGTTGGCGGCGTAAACGCAAGAACACAAATTCTTCTTGGTGGCTCCCCAAGTGCGCCGGTTGTTACGCCAATTCAAAATGTTTCACAATACGAAGCGGGTGAGATTGCCGGTTGGATTACAATTAATGCGAGCACTGATTATCAGTTTTATTTTCAAGCTCAGTTTACAAAAATTCCTAACACATCGAATTACAGTATTGCCGTTCCTCAAACAGTTGGGTCGACTCCTCCAGCGGGTTTTTCGATGGACGTTGTGTCAGGAGTCGTGCAAGTAACTTTGCCCGCGTTGGCTGGTTTTGTTACTGCATACGTCAATTTTGCTCTAAATGCACCGGCAGTTGGCGCAACACTGCCTTTAAGTATTAATTCAACGAGTGTGTATACAACATACAAAATGGTGTCTGGCGCATACAGTATTGGGAGCACGGACAGCTTAATTGCCGCAACCGGCGCAAGCACTTATGCTATTACCCTACCGACGGCTGTCGGTGCCTTGGGCGTTGCCTATACGATTAAGTCCGAAATGAACGCGGGAGTTGCGCTAACGGTTAACACAACAAGCGGACAGCTTATAGACACGGTTTCATCTAAAACACTAGCAACTGGCGAAGTTCTTAAGGTTGTAAGTGACGGAAATAAATGGATAGCTATTATTTCTCAACAAGACGTAACCGCAGCATTAACCGCATCTAGGGCGGTTCAAACGGATGTGGATAAAAAATTAGTCAGCGCTGGCTTTAGCTTGCCTGCTGTTGCCGGCTCTAATTTGCAATTTTTATCGTCCAATGGAGATGGAACTTCGTCTTGGAGAGACGTTATAAAGCTAACCGCAACCACAAGCGGAGCCGTTGATGCAAGCCTAAGCGATTCTTTTATTCACAACGGGAGCGGCTCTAGAACAATTTCTGTCAGTAATTTAACGGATGGCCAGACAATTAACATAAACGTGCAGGGCGCAAATGGAAATGTTATTAGTTGGACTACTACAGGCTTAACGCAAAAAACAGGAATAACTTATAGTAATACGATGATCAGCGTGAATAGCATTTTCACACTGTCTCGCTTTGGGTCAAATGTTTTTATTAGCTCTTTGCATGGATTTGGGTGATATATGGCTTTTCCAATTGCTCATTTTCAAAATTTTATCGGTAGGGGTTATTTCGGTGGAGGTTTTTCCGGTAGTTTTTTAAACGAAATAGATGGTATACAATTTAATACTGAAGCTGCCATCAACCCATCTGCAACTCTAGCGGTAGTTAGAATTAATTTGGCGGGCGTCAATTCAGCATCCAGGGGTTATTTCGGTGGAGGTTTTTCTGGCGGCGCCACATATTCAAATGAAATAGATGGTATACAATTTAATACTGAAGCTGCCATCAACCCATCTGCAACTTTGGCGGTAGCTAGAACTTCATTGGCGGGCGTCAATTCAGCATCCAGGGGTTATTTCGGTGGAGGTTTTGATGTCAGTTCGGTAAACGAAATAGATGGAATAGATTTTAATACTGAAGCTGCCATCAACCCATCTGCAACTTTGGCGGCAGCTAGAGATGGTTTGGTAGGCGTCAATTCGGCATCTAGAGGTTATTTTGGTGGAGGTGCATATACAAACGAAATAGATGGCATACAATTTAATACTGAAGCTGCCATCAACCCATCTGCAACTCTAGCGGTAGCTAGATTTGGAATGGCAGGCGTCAATTCGGCATCCAGGGGTTATTTCGGTGGAGGTTTTGATACTAACGGTCTGGTAAACGAAATAGATGGAATAGATTTTAATACTGAAGCTGCCATCAACCCATCTGCAACTCTAGTAGAATCCAGAGGCGGCTCAGCGGGTGTTAATTCGATGTCTAGGGGTTATTTTGGTGGAGGGTATTCTGGTAACCCTACATATTCAAATGAAATAGACGGAATACAGTTTAGCACTGAAGTCGTCACAAATCCATCTGCAACTTTGGCAGTAGCTAGAAATAATCTAGCAGGCGTTCAGTGGGGTGCATTATGAAATACTCTGAATTGGTAGAAAAAGAGCTTTTGGATAAATGCGAAGATATTCCGTTTGGCAATTCGCTATATCAGGACGAAAGTTTTGTCCTTAACACTTCTTATACGGATGCTCGAGCGGTTCGCAATATAGGCCTTGCATTATCTGCACGGGTTAGAGCGCTAAAAGAGTTGGAATACGGGCTAGAAACACTTCAAGTAGAACTGGAAGAGTTGGATTATAAAATTGAAAATAGTCCAGATTCTTTTGAGCGTCGAAAGTTGGCTATAGAAAAAAGAAAAAAACAAGACGGCACTGCGTATACATTAAAGCTGCTAAAAGATACGCTATATGAAATTGAATATTTTCGTAAAATATTAGAAAAATTACCAAAATTATCAAGAGCAGAGTTTGAAGAGCAAGAAAAACAATATTTTATGGAATCTTTAACTAGACAAGCAGTTGGGTTGAGCGAACCTGACAAAAACCTCGCAGCTATGGGGCTGAAAGAACGTCCAAAGGTAGACTTTATTTCTGCCACTTTATCTGAAAAATTAAATATATCAGTATCCGCCGTTTTAGGCGGCATAGTCTTGCCATCCCACGAAAATATTCTTAAGCTAAGCGGAGGAGATGAATAATGCCTATAGTTTCAATGTTAGTAAGCGTTAATGGGCCTGGAACTATCCCTCTTGGTGCTGTTATTTCGATTGGCAATCCTGGGGCATGGGCTTTGCCCGCTGCGGGAGAAATCAAAGATGGATATGCTCTGTGTAACGGTCAAGCCTTTCCTGCCGGCAGTAGCCCGTTATTTTCTGGAACAATGCCAAACCTTTCAGACAGTAGATTTTTGCAAGGTTCTAGTTCTGTGGGCGGAACAGGCGGTGCCAATAGCAAAACACTAGCGACCGCTGAGTTACCTGCACATACTCATACAATGGCACACACTCACGGTATAGATCATGACCACCCCAACGCTTCAACAGGCTCTAGCGGTGACCATGACCATAGAATTTTGTCTCCATTTGGAGGTGCCGGGAATGAATACTTAAGTTGGAATACTGGACCCGATAACAACTACGCGGGACCTGAATTAAATGCAACTAATTCGCCTCCAGACAACTTTTCTTTAGTTAGAACGGAGTATTTAGGTAGTCATACACACAGTTTGGATTTACCAAATTTTACTGGAACATCTGGAGCCGCTTCTAATTCAACGACGAGCCCCGTTGGCTCTGGAACTTCTTTTGATATTCGTCCACAATACTTTAATGTTGTTTATTTGATGAGGGTAATTTAATATGGAATATGTAATTGTTTATAAATACAAGGCATCTTGGTTTTGGAAAAAACAAAAAGTAACCGGTCACTCCTATAATAAAGAAGTGGACAAGCTAGTTCTCTTTAAAAAAGACGGTTCACTTGAAGAGGTTGCGGAGTGGTCTAAGCATCACGTTAAGTTGGGTGTGGACTTTGTTGCTGCGCAAAAAAAGCAAATGGAAAAAGAAACAGGAACAGATATAAAGTTAAATGTATAAGGATTTATTATGGCTTTAAAAACAATATATCAAGGCCCAAATGGCGCCGTTGCTATAGATGAACAGCAGAATACGACTGTATCTGCTGATTATAATGCTGTTTTTTCTGATTATATTATCACTGCCACAGGAGCAGGAAACTTTACGATTACCCTACCTCCAGCAAATCCGTCCAACGGTAAAAATGTAGTCGTTAAGTGCTTGACTACAAACCCAATCACAGTGAGCGCTCAAAGCGGAGAGTTTATTGACACTGTACCCTCCAAGGCTCTTTTAAACGGCGAAGTTCTTGAGGTGCTAAGTGACGGTACCAAATGGATTAATACCGCAGGCGATGCAATCTCTGGTTCAAAAATTATTAACGGAACTGTTACCGGAGATAAATTAGCTGCCAACAGTGTTACTGCTGACAAATTAGCTACTAACAGTGTTACTGCGGATAAAATCGCTAACAATACAATAACAGGAGCAAAATTAGCCGCAGACAGCGTTACGGCCGACAAAATTGCCACTGGAGCCGTTGGAACAACTGAAATTAGTACAAGTGCTGAGCCAACTGTTAGTACGATATATTCTAATAGTTGGTTTAGAAGCAATGGAAATTCTGGCTGGTACAATCAAACGTATGGCGGCGGAATTTTTATGGAATCTTCGGATGTTATAAAAACCTATGGAGGTAAAAATTTTTACTGTAGCGGACAAATTTCTGCAGGAAGCTTTTGGGGATCTTATTACGGAACAATGTACCCATCAACCATTAGGTTTTACCCAGACAATCCGGGATCTGGAACAGGAGATACCGCAATTATGTCTTGGGGTCAAAAATCAAGTTTTACGGAAAATTGCAGACTAACCATTGAGGTTCAAAACGACCCAACCGATGATGTTTTAATTACAACAAATCAGGGATATATACAAGTCGGCGGAACAGATTACGACGCCGGAATAAATATAAAAGCATCGAGTCAGATAATTTTATGGTATCCCAATAGACGTTTTGTATTACAATCCGATGGAAATGCGGTAATATACAATCAATTTGGTACGGCAGTGTGGGCATCGGGAACAGCCGGTTCGGATCTTAAATTAAAAGAAAATATAAAAACATATACAGAGCTCAGTGTAGAAAAAATTAAAAAATTAAGAGTAATAGAGTTTAATTATATAGAAAATTACGATAATTCTATGGAAACAAAAGTAGGTTTTATTGCTCAAGATGTAGAAAAAATTATACCTCAAGCGGTAAAAAGCATTGGTCAAAATCAAGAAAAAACTCTTTTGCTTCATAAAGAAGAAATAGTTCCGTATCTTGTAAAAGCCGTTCAGGAGCAGCAAACACAAATAGAAGCTTTGGAAGAACGAATTAAAAAATTAGAAGAATTGATAAAATATTAATTTTATTAAAAAAAGGAAGTAATCATGGCAAATTCAGCAATTGCAACAGCTACCCTAACAGACCTAAGAACTCGCTATCAAGACGGGAGTTTGAAAATTGATTATGGTGTTTTTAGTCCAACTGTTGATGTAAGTAGTAATACTGTTGATGCTTCTTTGGGCGCGAACTTTAAAGCCTTGGGTTCGGGCAACAGAACCTTGTCTGTTCATAATATGAAAGATGGCCAATCTGTAACGATTTTAGTTCAAGGCGCAGTAAACGATGCTATTACGTTAAATGCGTACTCCGACGGAGGAGTAACAGCATTATCGGTAAAATTTGCTGCAGGTCAAAACGGAATTATGGCTTCTGCATGGTCGTTGTTTACTGTTATGAGAATCGGTGGGACAAGCGGCGCAGGCGCTAATTTTGCCGTTGTTGGTGTAATGCACGGAATTTCATAAGAGAGATAAAAATGATATTCAATGCTCCAATTAAAGTAACCCCTCAAAGAACCGAAGAAGTTGAAGAAAAAATTACATCTTCTACAACAAAAACAATGACATCTGCATATGTACCTCAAAGCATTAAGGTTTGGGGTATTGGCGGAGGCGCAGGAGGAGGAGGAGGCGGGAGCGGAAGCAACGGTAGCTCCGGTGGGGCGGGATGGACAGGCGAAACCGGTGGAGGCGGTAGCGGGAGTGCTGGGTCAAATGCTCCCGATCAGTATTCCAATCCCGGAAATTCAGGAACCGGGGGTACAGCTTATGGAGGTTACGGTGGAGCTGGTGGAGCGGGTGGAAGCGGAGGCTCGGGCGGAAATGGTGGAGCGGGCGGAAACGGGGGCGGCCGAGGAGCTGGAAACTTAAATGGTTACCTTGCCGGAAACTCTTTTGACAGCTTAGCCGATTACATTGGAAATTTGACTTTGAGTATTACTATCGGTAGCGGGGGATCTGCCAATTCAAGTGGCGGCACTACTGTTGTTGCAATTAACGCTGTGCCTAAAATTACCTATTCCGGTGGCCTGCTGTCTGCAGGAAATGCTGGAAACGGAGGGGGTTTTGGCAGTGGAGGAGGTAGTGGCAGTGGAGGAGGATCCAGAGGCTCTGGCCAGGTTTTGGGACCAAACGGTAAGGATGCTAGGGGGGCGCCGGGCGGCGGTCGCGGTGGCGGAGGTTCTGGAGGTGGCGGAGGTTCTGGAGGTGGCGGAGGTTCTGGCGGAGCAGGCCAATCTGGAATAATTATTTCAGGAATCGAATATGGCGGAGGGGGCTCTGGTGGGGCCGGAGGTTCCGGCGGAGCTGGCGGAGCCGGAGGTAACGGCGGAGCGGGCGGAAACGGTGGCATGGGATATGGAGGCGGCGGAGGAGGAAGCTTTGAGTCTGCCTTTAGAAACGGTGGCTCCGGAGGAGCTGGGTGGGCAGGCGGAGGAGGCGGATCTACTGGGGCGCCATCATCATTTTCAGGAAGCGGAGGTATATCCATTTATAGCGGAAGATCCGGCGGTTCTGGGGGGCAAGGTGCATTAAGAACCACGGTAGGATATGTTTATTTTTATGGCGGTGGCGGCGGCGGAGGAGGAACGTGGCAAAACGGAGGAAGAGGTACAAATGCATCGGCAATAAGCCAAACGCATGGAACAGCCGGAGCCGGCGGCGCTGATGGCGGCGGAGGCGGTGGGCGGTTTGGATCCGGTGGTGGTCGCGGTGGCGCTGGGGGCGGAGTTGGTGGAGCTGGAGGAGACGGCGGAGCATCTGGCGCTGGGGGCGGAAGCGGACAAACCGGACAAGCTGGACAAGCTGGCAAAAATGGCATAATAATATTAAGATATAAAATATTCAAATAAGGAGGCAACTATCATGGCACTAAGAGATTATCTTTCTGCAAAGACCTATACTGCAATTTCAAATTTAATCTACGAAAAAAACCTCAAACGCTGCACAGCGATGCTTGAGATCTGGACAGATGATTCAAAAACGCTTCTTCTCGCAAACAAAGGCGTAACAATTGACGGAACAATTAAAATTCCTCCTGTCGCAAGTCTAGAGATTCTAGCTCAATCTGAGCCAGAAGACAAAAACCCTGACATGTACTATATTATTGCTCAAGACGCAAAAGGCTCATTTGCTGGTTATGAAGGACAGCTAACGCGGTTCAACCCACATACAAATAATTGGGATAAGTGGGTTTTGTGGGAAGGTCTTATGGTTTTTGTTGAAGATGAAAGTAAGTATTATCAAAGAGTCGACGGAAACTGGAAAGAAAATCTAGATTGCTCTTCCGATGCTCGCATTTGGGACAAATGGATGGCTCCCGAAATTGCTATGGCAAAGGGAACCAATCCTATGCAACAAATGTATAAATTTATGAAAACATTGCCACAATTTAAAAACTGCAAAGACGCTTAAAAATAATTATAGACACAATCTCCATCATCTGATATATGGATGATGGAGATTTTTTATGAATCAGTTTTACGTGAGAAAAAAATTTATGGTTTTTGTGGCTTATCTTTTAATGGGTACATTATTAACTGCCTATGGGGTTGACCGCTATAGGTTCAAAGGCCCTAAATACCAAGCTCCAGAAACCATCGAAGCCGTCGATTACTTTAAAGCAAAATGTATAGAATATAAAGTTCAAGATTATTGCGCGTATGGATTTCGCAATCTTGTAAGAATTGATGTAGTAAATGAAATTTGGTTTCAATCTCACAATAAAGATATTGTTCATATCGGTTTGGCCGAATATTCTGTCTTTTCTCCCTTAACAAAAATTTCAATTGACAAAAGGCTACTAGCCGATAAAGTAATTTTTGACACAACTGTTATTCATGAGTTGGGGCATGCTGTGTTAAATCTTGACCACAACGACGAAAAGCCGGCAATCATGAACTCTTCGGTTGGAGACAGTTATTTTTTACAGGCAAATTATGAAATATTAATAAATGAAATGTTTAAAGATTTTAGCGATTCAGTGAAATAATTATTTGGTATGGGGGATTAAGAATGGCTAACAATGACTTTGTAACCGAAGAAAGTGTTAGGCAGCTGATTAATGAACTAATAGCCATTGAGTCTGCAGCCAGAGAAGCCCAAATTAATCAAGAAGCCGTTACGAGAGAGATAAACGACGACGCTCTTGACCAACGGATTACTCAAGAAGTTGCAGAAAGACAGGAGCAGCTAAGATCGCTGCAAAACTCTGTAAACCAATCAATTACAAGGATTGATGGAAACGTCGCTCAGCTACAGGCACTGTTTAATCAAAGATATGACAAAACGACTCAACTTATCTCTAACCTTAACGCTTCTTTTGAGACAAAAATAGCTCTTCTAGACGGATTAATTGAAACAGTTAATTCCAATAAAGCAAAGCTAGATATTATCCTAGGAAACGAAACGGTTGCGGGCTCTATCGCGAAGACACTGTTTGATGCCAAAGCGTATACAGACAGCAAGGTTCAAGAGGTACTGGGGGGCGCGCCAGAGCTTTTAGATACTCTTAAAGAGCTAGCAGATTCGTTGGGAAACGATTCAAACTTTATTACGACTGTAAATAACTCAATACAGGAACTCAGGAACACATCTGCGTCTAACAAACAAGATATTTTAAATCTACTGTCTCAAGACCTTATTAAGAAAAAAGTAATACCTATCACTCAAGCGCATATTCAGCAAGGATATGTGGAACTAGACGATATTGAAATTGTTCCCGATTCGATCGTTGCTTTTATTAATCGTCTTGGTTTGTTTGAAGGCGAGGACTTCTCTGTATCAGAAGTCGGAAGCAAAACAAGATTTATCTTTCAAAACAACTTACTGCAAAACGCTTATGAAGAGTTAGAGGCAGGCGATGTTTTGAGGGTAAAATATTGGACTTTGTAATTTTTCTTTGTTAAATAAGGACTATACCGTTTAAACAAAGGAGAAGAGTAGATGACGGTCAACTTAAGAATTAAGAAAAAGAACATTGACGATAATGCGATTGACGGTACAAAAATTCAACTTCTTCAAAATGAATCGGTAAAAGCCGTTGACTCTTCTGGACAAGTCGTTGACCTTGTTAAGTTAGATGCAAACGGAAATGTTTTAGGTAACGGCCACGAATTGGCTAAAAAAGCAGATCTTATTCAAGAAGCTTCTAGTCGGGTTGCAGGCGACAACTCCTTGGATGCTCGTCTAGATATTCTTGAAGGCGACGCACAGACAGTCGGTTCCGTTCAAAAAGCTCTTAAAGACGGAAAAGACTATACAGACGAGCAGCTACTAAACGAAAAAACCGCTCGCATTAATGCTGATAACGTATTGCAACAAAACATTGATACGGAAACTTTGGCCAGAATCGACGCAGACCGAGAAGAGCAGTCTGCTCGTATTGCTGCAGATAATCTAGAAAAGTCTCAAAGAGAAGCTGCAGATGTGGAGCTTCGAGGGCTGATTGATGATGAAGTTGCTGCAAGAATTTCGGGAGACTCTTCCTTAACCCAAAGACTAAACTCTTTGGAAGCCGATGAAAACACAGACGGATCTCTCTTAAAAATTTTTAAAGATGCCAAAACATATACAGACACAAAAGTAAACATTGAAATCACCTCCAGAAGGGCTGCCGACAACTCTCTCGATGCTCGTCTAGATGTTGTTCAGGGAGATAGTGGCACTCCGGGCTCTATTGCTAAGGCGCAGTGGGATGCCGAAAGATACGCTGACAGCGAAGTTGCTGCCGAAAGGGCACTTCGTGAAGACGGAGACTCCGACCTATACTCTAAAATTGAACTCGAAGTGACAAGCTTGTATGCAGCCATAAATTCAGCGCAGCACAGTTTGGGCACACGAATCACAGATGAGACAAATCAAAGAGTCAACGGAGACAACTCCCTTGATGCCCGCCTAGACGTAGTCCAAGGCGATGAAAATACTGCGGGTTCTATCTCTAAGGCTTTAAAAGATGCTAAGGCTTACACAGACCAAAAGGCTCTTGATGCCGACGCTAATCTAATTAACGCAATTAACACCGAAACAACGCTGCGTATTGCTTCAGATAATTCTCTCGATGCTCGTCTAGACGTAGTTCAAGGCAATGAGAATACTGCGGGCTCTGTTCTTAAATCGCTTAAAGACGCTAAGGAATATACAGACGGTCAGGTTGCTGTTGAAAAAACAAGAGCAATGACCGCAGAAGCCAGCCTAAATACCAAGATTGAGTTCTTTAAAGACAACGCAGATCCGGCGGCAATCGACTCCCTTAAGGAAATTGTAACTGCATTCCAAGCTGCGGACAATAACCTTAATAATGCTATTAGTAATATCTCTGTAAACGTAACTGCTGAACTTAATGCAGAAATTACTTCTAGAAGGGCTGCCGACACCAGTCTGGACTCTAAGATTACGGCCACCGTTTCTGTAGAAGCTTCAATTAGAGCTTTGTCTGATACTAATTTAGGCTCTCGAATCGACACCGAAATAACTAATCGCACAAATGGCGACAATAGTTTGGGCACACGAATTACGGACGAAACAAACCAAAGAGTCGCTGGAGATAATTCCCTAACTACACGTCTAAATGTAGTTCAAGGCGATGAAAATACTGCGGGTTCTATCTCTAAGGCTTTAAAAGACGCTAAAGCATACACAGACCAAAAGGCTCTCGACGCTGATGCCAACCTGCTTAATGCGATTAATGCAGAGGTTACCTCTAGGCAGGCTGCCGTTAGTTCGGAGGCTACATCTAGAGCCAACGGAGACAACTCTCTTGATGCGCGTCTAGATGTAGTTCAGGGAGATGGTACCCCGGGATCCATCTCTAAAGCTCAGTATGATGCTGAAAGGTACGCTGATCACGTTGTTGCTATCGAAAAAACAAGAGCTATTACTGCAGAAAATAGCCTCCACTATCGTTTAAATTTCTTTGAAGAAAACACAGATAGCGCTAAACTTGATTCTCTAAAAGAAATTGTAGACGCTTTCCAGTCTGCAGACGGTAACCTTAATAATGCCATTAGCAATATTTCCGTAAACGTAACTGCTGAACTTAATGCAGAAATCACCTCCAGAAGGGCTGCCGAGTCATCCCTCGACGAAAGATTGGACATTGTTCAAGGAGATAGTGGCACTCCGGGCTCTATTGCTAAGGCGCAGTGGGATGCCGAAAGATACGCTGACAGCGAAGTTGCCCATGAGCGCATCAGGGCAGAAACCGCCGAGGCGTCACTAAGAAATGCGGTCAATGACGAAGCCAGCGCTAGGCTATCGGGAGACGCGGATTTAAGTTCTAGAATCAGCGTACTTGAAGGCGATTATCTAACTACCGGCTCTATTGCCAATATGTTGGCTCAAGCAAAAGAGTATACAGATCAAGAGATTGACAAAGAAGAGTCGGCTCGAATCGCTGATGTTAATGCGGAAGAGTCTGCACGTATTCAAGCAATTAATACAGAAGCGACTGCCCGAGCGGACGGCGATGATCAGTTGGCTAGTCTTATTCAGGCTGAAACGAATAACCGTGTGTCAGCTATTAATACTGAAAGAAATTCAAGAACTTCTGCCGTCAACCAACTTAATAGTAAAATTGACACAGAGACAAACAGTCGTCAAACAGCTGTAATTAGTCTTGAAAATGCTTTGGAAGACGAAACGACTTATCGCATTGAAAGCGATTCTGAGTTGCAAAGTCAAATAGACGATCTTTTAACCCGAGTAGGGGCGGTCGAAATTACGGCTGCTGAGGGTGGCTCTACTTTTGATTTGCAAGAAAAAACAGAAAGAATTGCGGCTGACTCTTCGTTAGAGGCGGCGATTTCTGCCGAAGTTACCTCAAGGCAACAGGCAATCGCTGATTTGGTTGGCGCGGCGCCGGCTCTTTTAGACACCCTAAAAGAATTGTCCGATGCTTTGGGTCAAGACGCTAACTTTGCAACAACTATTACAAATAGATTTAACGCAATTGAATCTAGCTTAACTATCGCCACTCAGGATGGAGTAATATATACAAATCAAAAACATGAAGAAATACTAAGTCTTATTTCTAACACGTTGTTAAAGCAAGAATCTTTTGTTCTTGATGAAGAAGATGTTGCAAACGGGTATGTAGAGTGGCCAGAAACTGGAATTATCTTAAGATCCATTAATGCGTTTGCCGACCGTTTGTGTATTTTTGAAGGAACTGACTATTCCCTAACTGTAACGAATGGCATAGCTCGGCTTACATTCTTAAATAGTCTTACTGGCAACGGAGCAGAAGCGGTAGAGGAGGGTGATTCAATCAGGATCACTTATTGGAAAACTCCAACTACTTAAGTTTATTATATAAATTCCATACCCCCATGGAGTCAGCCTGCTATAGGCTGACTCTTTTTTTTAATATATTGTTATTGTTAGTTTTTTTAAAAAAGATATTAAAAAATAAGAAAAAAAACAAAATTGATATTTTCTGATAAAATTATATTGCATTTTATTAACAGCCAAAAAGGAGAGGCAAGGAATGAGTAACTTACGTATTAAAAAGAAACACATTGACGCTAAGGCAATTGACGGCTCAAAAATTGAACTATTAGCCGACGAGGCCCTTAAAGCGATTTCCAACGGTGTTGCCGTTGATCTTATTAAAATTGACAGCGCTGGTATTGTTTCGGCAAAAGGGCTACCAATTGCCTACTCTTCAGAAGTTTCTTCTGAAGCTTCCGTTCGTCTTGCTAAAGACGAAAGCCTTGAAACACGTATTTCTGGCGAAGCTTCTACTCGAGTTGCCAAGGTAGATAGTCTAGATTCACGTGTATCTTCAGAGTCTTCTACTCGTCTTGCTAAAGACAACAGCCTAGAAACTCGTATTTCTTCAGAAGAATCAGTTCGTCTTGCTAAAGATGGCAGCCTAGATTCACGTGTATCTGCCGAAGAGTCTGCCCGAGCTGCTGCTGATACAAGCCTAACTACTCGTATTTCTTCAGAAGAGTCTGTTCGTCTTGCTAAAGACAATAGCCTAGAGTCACGTCTTTCTTCGGAAGAAGCCGCTCGTCTTGCAGCAGACAATAGCTTAGTAAACCGCTTGTCGATGGAAACAGTTGAAGGTGTTTCGACTGAAGCTTCTATTCGTCTTATTAAAGACACTAGTCTTGAAACACGTCTTTCTACTGAAGAAGCTGCTCGTACATCTGCAGATTCTATTCTTGCCACAGCAATGCAGTCAGTAGTAGAAGCGGAAGCTTCTGTTCGTCTTGCTAAAGATGGCAGCCTTGAAGCTAAACTTTCTGGAGATATGTCTACAGAAGTTTCTTCAAGAGTTTCTGGCGACGTAAGTGTCCTTGCTGCTGCAAAAGCATACGTTGACGATGTTGTTGGTGTCGATTCAGCTTCTGTAGCTAACTTCCTCAATCTAGCTGCCGCAATGGAAGATAATGATCCTGCAACTGGAATTGTCAACTCTTTGGCCGCAGAGGCTTCTGCCCGCGCTGCCGCAGACACAAGCCTAGCTACTCGTATTTCTTCAGAAGAATCTGTTCGTCTTGCTAAAGATGGCAGCCTTGAAGCTAAACTTTCTGGAGATATGTCTACAGAAGTTTCCATCCGTGCTGCTGCTGATACAAGTCTAGAATCACGCATCTCTTCAGAAGAATCTGTTCGTCTTGCTAAAGATGGCAGCCTTGAAGCTAAACTTTCTGGAGATATGTCTACAGAAGTTTCCATCCGTGCTGCTGCTGACACAAGCCTAGAATCACGAGTATCTAACGAAGAATCAGCCCGCGCTTCTGCGGTTAGCTCAGAGGCTTCTGTTCGTGCTGCTGCCGATTCAAGCTTGGCAAGCCGTCTTGATAACATTGAGACAGCCGGCACAACCAACGCTTCGTCACTCGGTGGAGGTATTTCAACAGAAGCATCCATTCGTGCCGCCGCTGATACAAGCCTTGAAACACGCATCTCTTCGGAAGCGTCCGCTCGCGCTGCTGCAGTTAGCTCAGAAGTTTCTTCTAGAGTTTCTGGCGACGCAAGTGTCCTTGCTGCCGCAAAGGCATATGTTGATGATGTTGTTGGCGTTGACTCAGCTTCTGTAGCTAACTTTCTCAGTTTAGCTGCCGCAATGGAAGATAATGATCCTGCAACTGGAATCATTGACTCCTTGGCTGCTGAGGCTTCTTCTCGCGTTGCTGCTGATTCAAGCCTAGCAACAAGCATTTCCGACCTTGCTGCAAAACACCACAAAGAGAGCAAAGCTCTTGCTGCCGGTGATATCTCAAACGGCTATATTGACTTTGCTTTTGAAGCGAAGGCTGGATCGGTCGTTGCAGCTGTGGGTCGTCTCATGATTCACGAAGGTGAAGATTATGATCTCAGCGTAGTTGCTGGTAAAACCCGCCTTACATTTAAGGCCGGTGGACCTTTGGCTTCTAACGGAGCTGAAGCCGTTATTGCGGGAGATGTTATTTACGTTAAGTATATGAAGGCTTAATAAGATAAGCTAAGAAGAGGGGGATAACCCCCTCTTCTCTAAATAAACATATATATAAAAAAAGGAAAAAATAAGTATGCCAACATTACAGTTATCAAATCCAAATGGCGGTACGTGGACGGCCGGCCCTAATGCCAGTACTAGCAGAAGTATACCTTCAGCGTGCGGAACCGCAAGTGCGGCTTTAGTTTTTGGAGGCGTTTCCAATCAACAAGCGCAAATATTTAATGGATCTGCATGGTCTACGGACTCAGGATTAGCAAGCTATGGTACAGGAGCAATGTACGCCGGTGCAGGTTCCCTTAACGCCGCCCTATTTTGGGGTCAAAATGATACCGGCAATCAGGCTTCATCTTTTCAAAACATCAAACGCACGGGATCGACTTGGAGCGTTTCTACTTCTGGAACATTGAGCTATAAGGGGATGGCGGGATGCGGTTTGCAAAATGCTGCACTTTCAGTCGGCGGAACCACAGCTAGCTGGAACATAAGTAACAACACCTCAACTTTTAATGGTAGTACTTGGAGCACTCTTGGTGGGGTTAGCTTTTTTTCGCCCGCTAATAATAACAGAGGCTCAGGTTTCGGAAACACGGCGGTTACCGGAGCTACCAATGCTGCTTTGTTGTGCGGCGGAGATAGACAAAATACCACTCCTACCAATGTTTGTGAAAAATTTAATGGCAGCACCTGGAGCACCACTGGATCGCTCAATACTGCTCGAAGTCAAGTTGCATCCAGAGGAACCGAAAGTTCCGCTATGGTTTTTGGTGGGGCGGGAAGCTCTTCTGCACTTAGCTCTTCTGAAGTTTTCAACGGCTCTACATGGGCTGTGGGACAGTCAATGACTAAAGCTAGAGCCTCGCATACTTCCGCCGGAAGCTCCTCCTCTTCAGCTGCCGCAATAGGGGAAGGCTATACGAACAACACCATAAGCATAGAAACATATGTGGGAGCGGGCGGAAATAATGCCGTTTCTCTTTCTGTGGCTGAAGGCGCTCTTGCTAATAGTACTATTGCTACCCTTTCTGCTTCAGAAGCAGGAATGGCGTTTACCAAGGTAGCGGGAGCTGGCGATACAGATAACGCTTCATTTAACATCTCAGGCAGCGATCTTATTACACTTGCAAATTTCGATTATGAAACAAAAGCTTCATACTCTGTACGTGTTCGGGCATCTAACGGCTCAACAACGTATGAAAATGTTGTAACAATTGATGTTTCAAACGTAAACGAAGCTCCATCTAACATTACGCTTTCTGTGGCTTCTATTCAAGAGGGCAATGCTGTTAATGCTGTAATTGGTCAGCTTTCTGCAATTGACCCAGACACTGGAGACACCTCATTTACATTTAGCATTTCTGGCGGAGCCGATGCGGCTAAGTTTAACATTAGCGGCAACGACCTTCGTGCTTCGCAAGCTTTTGATTACGAAGCTCCTGCCGACGCAAATGCCGACAATGTGTATGTTATTCAAATTACTGCACAAGACGCCGGTGGTTTAACTTATGCCAAATCATTCAATATTAGCGTATCAAACAATGCGGCAGATGATTCTGTTGCAGTGTCCTCTTCGCAAGTTGTTAGCGGTACGGGCGGCAAGGTGGCGGCTAGTTCGGCTAATAACCCAACAACGATTCCTTTCTTGCTCAACGGCGCAGCTCTTCCAGTTGGTTCAGTTGTTCGTTGGACTGCCGGAAGTAATCAAAAGTTCTTAAAAATTGATGGCGGTGCCACTGCCTTTAAAGCGCTTCCGGTTTCGGCACCCGCCTCATGGGGCTGGAGCGAAGCAGGCGAAGCTGCTTGGGCTACATTGCAAAGCTTTTAATATTATCGAATAATTAATTAAACAATGCCCACCCCAAAAGGGTGGGTTTTGTTTTTTAATAGTAAAATGTTGCTGTAAGTCAACATAAAGAGAGAAATTCATGAGCGGAAATACAACCACACCAATAGCAATGTCTGGCTATATTACCCCTGCCTATACCTTTACTCCCGGTGTAGCCGGTGTGGGTACTATCAATCTCTCAGGGATTAATGGGTTTGACATCAAACGCCTCGTTGCAATTATCAATCAAACAGCCGGCGTGGTTATCTATTCATCCGCAAACTCTTCGTATAATTACACAAATGTAGTTGGAACTACAATAACACTCAAAGCCGACACAAGTGATCAAAATTCTACAGATATTTTGCAAGTTGTATACGACACAGGATATGTCGTTTTAGATCCAACCTTCCCAATCAATATTGACAGTGTTTATGTTTCTAATGAGGTCGAAGTTAAAAATGATGCAGGCAACCCTATTCCTGTTACAGGTGCTCTTACAGATGCCCAGCTTCGTGCAACCCCTGTTCCAGTATCTATTTCGTCTTCAATCGAACTAGAAGTTAAAAACGATTCTGGAAATCCTTTGCCCATCTCAGGTGCAGTTAGCGCAACACAATCAGGTACTTGGAACATCAATGACGTTTCAGGAACAATTAGCCTGCCCACCGGAGCAGCAACTGCCGCTAAGCAAGACAGTCAATCAACGCAACTAACAGCCATCAAAGCTGCAATTGATGCCTTGTCGATTAATGCTTCAGCTCCTCAAGATATCTTGGGAGTTGGCGTTATGGGGTCGAGAAACAATCAGGTTGAAATTAATTTTGAGACAGCCCCCGGAAATACATTAATTACCGAAACTTTCACAGGCGGCGGTCTTGTAACAATTACGAATGGTCATTCTATTTATGCAACGGGAGCGGCGGCTACTGCCTCCGCAAAAGTAGTCACTGTTCAAAATGTTGTTTATCGCCCTGCGCATGAAATTTACAGCTATTTTACGGCTGCGTTCACTACGGGTGTTGCAAATACTTTTCAGCGAATTGGTATTTTTAATGACACAAATGGTTTTTATATTGGATATGAAAATAATTTATTTGGAATTACTAAAAGAACTTCTGGGGCTAATACATTTGTTGCAAGAAGTTCGTGGAATGGTGACCCGCTGGATGGCAGCGGCACTTCTAGATTTACTCGCGGAGGCATTCCAGAGGCAATTAATCTAAACTACAGCAATCTTTTTAGAATTAGATTCGCTTGGCTAGGGTCTGGTCCCGTTGTATTTGAAGTGTTTAGTCCAGATGGTTTTTGGGTTGCTTTTCATACATTTAGGATACCAAATAGCTCATATGACCCATCAATCGCAAATCCAGATTTACCACTGAGCTTGCATATTTCTAAAAATGCGGCAAACGGTACAAATATTGCTGTTGCCACAGCTTGTTGGGCAGGCGGAACGACATCGGACTACGTTAAGATTAGCGATACCTTAACAACCAATACATTGGCATCTTTGACTCGCTCTGTTATTACAGGACAGACAACCGCAGGAGGCGGTGGGTTTGTTAATGTTAAAGTAAACCCATCGGGAGCACTAAACGTAGCGGCCACTCAAGACAGTGCGTGGAATATTACTAATATTACAGGCACAGTCAGCCTACCTACAGGTGCAGCTACCTTAGCTGCACAAAATACCGGCAACGCAAGTCTAAGCAGTATTGACGGCAAAACCCCTGTGTTGGGGCAAGCAGCAATGGCCGGTTCTACTCCGGTCGTTATTGCCTCCAATCAATCGAACGTGCCCGTTGCGGTTCAAGACACATGGAAGGCAACTTATACAGCAGGTGCTACAAATTACACACCTTACGCAAATGCAACGGATATTTTGACAATTAGCGGCAGTGCAAATAAAGTCATCAGAATCTATAAAATTCATATTTCTGCAATAGCAACAGGAAATAATACACATTATGATTTATTTTTAATTAAACGCTCTACAGCAAATACGGGCGGAACGCCAACAGCCATAACGCCCGTTGCCCACGACTCTTTAAATCCAACACCTACAGCGGTTGTAACTCGATACGCAAGCTTGCCGACATTGGGCACAACGGTTGGAACAATTAATCAAAGTGATTTGTTTGCGAGCACAAACAGCAAAGGTGCCGACAACCCCGTACAGCCCGGAAATGTTTTGCAAATTAATTTTGGTACACACCACAATCTTCAGCCCCTTACATTAAGGGGTGCGAATGAAGTATTGGCTATTAATTTGGGCGGCATTACTGTTGCGGCTAACTTAGAAATCGATATTGAGTGGACGGAAGAATAACCTCTTAATTGCCAAACATCCCAAAACGCGGTAAAATGCTAGATGTTTGGCGTCTTTAGGGAGTTATCATGCAAAGTCTTAAGTCTTTACAAAAACAGCTTGAAAAGTTGCAGAAAGCAGAAAAATGCAGTAAAGACAATAATTTAAATAAAAAAGCTCTTTTAAAAAAATCTCTTAAGTCTTTGTTAGCTGAATACGAAAAGCTCAAAAAAGCTGAATATCTTAATAATACATATTATCCAGATCATGTTGACGCTGCTCGTAAAAAAGAACATCCTACTAAAAAACACCTAATTGGCCATTATGCTAAAAATGGCGAACCTACTTGGACTTATAACAAACATCTTGCATACGAGCAGGATGAAGGTCTTAAAAAGCTTATTGATGGTAAGCAAATATCTAAAGATGGTAAGCTTTTACCAAACAAATTAAATTCCCTGTCTCAAGAAAATATTCAACTGCTAAGAGAGCATACACTGAGCACTCTATTAAAAGATCCCGATAGGCATGTTATGGCCGCAAACACAGACCCCTCAAAACCCAAAGACCATGCAGAAGTCAGAGTTAGACACCTTATTAATGCCTTGACAGGCTCTGATGGGTATGAGTTAAAAGATAGTCCTATGGGTGGCTTTGAAATTTATGCTCCGAGACATTCTGGCTCTGATAAGGCACAAGACATTGCAACTCGTTGGACTTTTCACCCTAATAAAAAAAGATTTAGGTCTGAAAGAATCTATCCGATAAGTGTGAGCGGAGGGGATGGCGATGGAAAATAAACAAATAAGTCATGAAGAGCTGATTGCTCGCGGCTTAGATCCAGACCTTGGCAGACTTATTGAAGAAGCTGAGCCAATGAGAATAGACAGAATTGGTTGGCTTGAGAGTAAGATAATTAGTATGTCTCTTTTTGTAAAGATATGGGCAGTAAAGATTCGGAGATTTTTTTAATGTCAAATGATAAAAAAGAGCATCAAAACAAAAAATCTTTCAAAGCAACGCCCGCTGTACTGCAGGCATTACGGGCCATAAAGACAGCTATTTTAGAAAAAAGACCCGTTGTCCTCAACAAAACAAGAGGCACACTCAAATTTCCTAAAATCCTCCCCAAAGACACACGCCCAGAAGAAAACGTCAAGCAAATTCCTAAAAACGAGCCTCATCAAGAAATGAAACCCCATGGTCTATGGGACGTACAACCTGCTAAACAACAATTCATTCAAGCAGCACTGACCGGAGTCCCTCCTGAACAAAGATACAGAGGCGCTCAGCAAATTCAAGAAGCAATTCAAGGTGGTATGCTCGGAGCCTACACTCACAAAACCAAACAAGCTTTTGCTCTTGAGCCTGACTTTGCCGTCAAAGGACACGAAGCCATTCATGCCATGGTAGACAAGGCGGCTACTCATTTTGGGGTAGATGAAAAACAAGTCTACGAGCATCTTAATAGCTTAATCCATCCAGAAGACAAAGAAATCTTGGCCCATACCCTTAAGACTACCGGCTATCCCTCTCACGTTCACTATTCTGAAATGGTGCCTTGGATTCATACCATCTTGCACAACAAGCCAGCTAGAGAATATTTCTTTAATTCTTTAAAGTTTTATAAGAATAACGTCGATGAGACAAAACAGAGGCAGGCGGTTCAGCGTCTTGGTAGGACATGGAACGCTATTGTAAAAATGGGTAAAGAGCTAGACAAGTTACCATGAGGAAGTTATGAGTACATTAAAGCGCGGCTATTTGAACTGCGCAACATATAAAAATAATTACACTTTTTATATTGGAGAAGGGTTCTTACAAGATTCTTTTTTACATCTTGCTGTAAACCCAAATCCTAGCCTATTGTTTGCTGAGATGTTGACTGAATGCAAATGGACTCCTTACAAGTCTTATGTTGAGATGTTGGTAACAATTAAAGAATTGCCGTCAAATAAAAATATTCTTAATGATTTCAACAAAATGACTACTGATTGTTATTTGAGGCACACGGTTGGTGACCAAGAATCTGTCTATCTACTCAAAAACAATGAGCTATTTTGTACAGAAGACTTACAAAAGCCAATCAAGTTAAATGAATTGATGTTTTTAGACGGCAAGTGGACAATTGTAAAATCATGATATTTGACTGAAAGGCGTCGTTGTGAAAACACTCAAAGACCTAACAGATAGAATTGCTGCAGAACACGGCTTGGAGTGGTACCAACCCCTTAATAAAGCTGAAGATTCTGCTGGCATGACAGCTATTCACTTGGGTAACGGTTATTCACTGCACCATGAGCATTCTGAAAACGGCCATGACATTTGGGCTGTTGGGTTTAATGGCGAGCGTGCTGGCACCTTCATGTTAAGAACAGAAGACACTCGCAGAGGCAAGCCAATGGTGGCTTGGGCTGGCTTAGAGAAGCCACATAGAGGTAAAGGAATTGGAACTCTTGCCTATAAAGCGTTAGCTGTTCATTACGGGGGGCTAGACTCAGATAAAGCATCGTCATCCGATGAAGCTGTTAAGGCTTGGATAAGGGCTGGCGGGCGTCAAATGAAGATAAAAAGTCAATTTGGCAAGCCTCGATATACTTTGGATGGGGATAAAAAGAATCTACCTATTAAATGGAATGAAGATTTGATTAAGGGCTTTAAAAGCCAGTGGGGTGGCACTCTTCCCGACACAGACAATTCGCACGTCGAAAGAAATGAATGGTGGCACGGAACTCCATCGGGAAGATTTCCTCTTAATAATATTCACGTGGGCAGCAAGAAAGCCGCTCATGAAGCCTTAACCGCAACAATAGGGCATCCTGTTGAGGGCGAGTGGGATGGTACTAGAGAATACGGAAAGACCTTACTGGCTGGCAAAAAAACCTTGGAAGCTAGAGGGATTTCTATTACCGGCTATTCAGCAGACGCTCCGCTTGAAGACCACTATCCCACGGGTAAAGCCAAGTATTCCGACGGAACACAAGTTTCTTCGTCGGAAAAACCTAATATGCTAAGATTCAAGATAAAAGGCAAAATGACCAGCCATCCGCATACGCCGAGAACAGATATGGCCGCAAATGCAATAATGAAAAGAAAAGGTATAAAACAAGGAATTTATTATGTAAACGAGGGGGAAGACCCTGGCTCAATTAGCGCCGTTGTTCCTTCGGTAGAGCATTTAGAACAAATTAATAATTCTATTAAAAAATCCTCTGACCTTAACTCTCTCATCCAACAAGCCAAAACCCGTTTAGAAGGCGTCAAAAAGGTTGGCTCTCAAGAGTCACGCCCTATGATATTTGCCAACAAAGACGAAACAAAACATGGGTTTGTAACTGTAGACCCTTCTAAAAAAGGCCAATGGCGCGTCACTCATTTCGTCAAAGGCAAGCCCGCAGGTCATTCAGAAGCACCTACATTTAGCGATGCCATCAAAGTAGCTCATGAGTCAGGCTATAACGTCTTTAAAGAAATTCCTGAAGAGCAACTCTTTAAAGCAGAGTCTCTTGTTAAGGCTGCTCATCCGTCGGACCTTAAAAAGATGGTTAACAAAACAAACCACGATGCTAAAGAAATTGTAGACGCCGCTCCTCATGCTGTTCACGCACCTGACCAAGAATATGTTAATTTTTTAAATGACCCAAAAGTTCAAAAAGGACTAGGAAGTAAAGACGTTGGTGGAATTTCAGCCAAGATGGTGCATAAAGTAGGCGATGAAACTTACATGGCTAAGCCTTACTATAAAAAAGTTGAGTCAGCTGCACGAGCAATAAATCCGCATCCGATTTCTGGTTGGGCTTCTATAGCTACTAAAAATCTTTATAATGCTGCAAATATTGGGCATTTATGTGAAGATGTATCTTTTCACGAGCATAACGGTATTCCCATGACTGTTCATAAGTTTGCCAAAAATGCTCATGAAGTTGGTGATCCTGGTTATGAGTATACCTTTCAAAACAGAATTAAAAATCCTAACATTGAAGCTCAAGGTAAAAAAATAGCAATTATGGATTTTTTAACAAATAATTTAGACCGCCATACCTCAAATATTATGTTTCATCCAAATGAAAAAAAAACCGACCATAATCTTCTTGCTATTGACCACGAAAGAAGCTTTCAGTATAATAAAGGATGGGGCATCTTAGAGCCCCGTTATGCCGTTAACGAAAGACCTCGATCTTATTTCAATCATTCACTAGGGCTTAAGCCTTTTTCAATAAGTGACGAAACCGACTTACCTGAGCATCAAACAACAAAGGCGTGGTGGCGAGCAAATAAAGATAATATATCAAATTCTTTTAATAAAGATATAGAAAGCATTAAAGACCCTTATCTTAAAAATCACATTAAAACTAACTTTACAAAAAGATGGGAATGGCTTAATGAGCATTCTAATCCAGACCATTTTGATTTTTTTGATGCTGCCAATATCCCTGTTGAAATGACTAAGGAACGTCTTCCAAAAACCGATTATCAAGCAATTATAAAAAACTTGCCTGATAATCCTTATAAGGCACTCGGCGTTATTGATGGTCTTTTTGCCAAAAAGCTATCTTTTGCCACAAAAGAAACTTTGGTAGATCTTTGGGACCAACAAGTTGATAAGATGTCTGGAGAAGAAGTTGGTAACTATCTTAAGGATATTGAAAAAACAAAAAATCATCCTCACCCCAAAGGCGCTTACGGGTCCTTAATGAACAGATTGGTTCAGGAAAATCATCAACAGGGAATACAGCATTTAGTACAAAATAACATAATAGATTCGCCATATTGGAAAGAAAAGTTTAAAGCAGTACTAAGATTAGGGGCACCAAAAAAACCATGATTCTTCACATTAAGAGCCACGTGACTAGCTTTGAGTACTCAATTCCTGCAACTTATGAAGGAATTAAAAGCCTTTTTGATATGTTTCCTTTTGTAGAACAAATAGTTGCACACCATCATAATTTAAATCAGGCTCTCGAAGAGATTGTCGAGTATCTTAGCTCTCACCATATGGATGCTTGGTTGTCAGCAGAAGCACCTCTTAAAAAATCAGAAGACAAAACCCGCGTAGCCTCTATTGTTGTCTGCAGTGGCGACAGGATGTTGATGCTTCAACGTAGAGATAACGACAAGTGGACATTCCCCGGTGGCCATTTGAACAACGGCGAGTCGTTTATTGACGGTGCTGTAAGAGAGTTGTTTGAAGAGGCAGGCATCAGAGCAAACCCAGATGAACTTATTCTTATGGGCGACAAACAGACTTTCCAAGGCAAGACTATCCATGTCTACCTATATAAAGTCAATAGCGAAATAGCAACTACAGCATCGAACGATCCAGACAAAGAAGCCAAACAATTCAAGTGGTTGCCACATATTTTACCAGAAGAAATTAAAGAAAACCTCTACATTCCTGTAGGAGACAACGCTTCTTTGAGTATGTTTATGAAGTATCTCTTAAGTCAGAAGATTCAGGAGCTTAAAAGCAAAATAAATAAAGATTAATTTACATTTTCTTTATTATTGGGTTTGTTCTCAATGGCGCGAATTAATCTTGCCGCATAATGTCTGTGAAAGTCTTGATTTGTTTTGTTGGAAGGATTTTTTTCTAATTCATCTAAATAAGCCATCAAGATTAATTTAGCTACTCTATTATCTTCGCTAATTCTTCTTATAAGATTTTCGTCGATTTTATATTCTGTTTGGTTCATCTTATTGATTTCTTTATATTTTCGTATTCTTCATCTTTGACGTGATAGTCCCCAGCGTTTGCCGACTTAATTTGCCTTGCTCCGTTAATATACCATTCTCCGCCATCGTCGGCAATTTTCTTAATTAGCTCTTCATATGTCATATACATTCTGGCTGCGCACCTATTTAACAAACCATACTCTTGAGCATAACTTTTAATTCCTTGAATAAGCACCTCGGGGACTGTAGCCGTGGTTTTACTTCCAAAAACCAAATAATGATGATGCACCATTAAAAGAGTATTGTCTCTAAAAACCCTAATAGTGCAGTGTTGATAAATCTCAAAAGCTGCACTGGCAGCAAAATCAGCAACGCAAATGGTTCTATAGCGAGACATCCTAGTAATAATGGCTTCGGCGGCATCAACATCTCCGCCATTGCTTGAAATATACATTAAAACTGTGTCGCCCGGCTTGGCATCCTGAATGTGCTTATCAAACTGACTTACAGCCAGCCAATCAACATCAAAACTAAAATTAAATACTTTACTAGAACTTACTTGCATTTCTGCCAGCACTTCCGCTGGAATACTTGGAATGGGCTTTGTGCAAGCCATCAGAAGTATTAGTAAAAGTAAAAAATATTTCATTTTATTATCCTTTTAGCAGGATAAAAAACAGAATGAACAAGGCGCACACACTGTTCTTTGGTAATAACATTTTTTTCCATCAACGTAAACAAGGCGTTTCTTGCTGCTATAGAAGGACTATATGATAGGCACATGTGCAATACATTTAAAAAAACTTTTTCATCCTCATTTAAATCCGCGCGATACGTATTTATATGCTCTTCTAAATCCGCTCTAACAGCAGAAATACGCTCGTCAAGCTCTCGACGCTCTTTAACATTTTGCTGCAAGGTTTTTTCGATTTTTTTGGCAATTAATAGGTTGACGCCTAAACGATTTGACACTTTACTCAAACAAAACAACAAGATGCGCCTTGCTGCAAAATCATCTAAAAAGTTACCTGACAGGACAATATCAATTTTGTCTAAAGAATCTATGTGATTTAATCTAACAAAGTCAACGATTGTACCTTGCCAATTAGGATCTAGTGTCTTCCAGATACGTGGGCCAGCCTCTGATATGTAATACACATCAAATCTGTTAATTTTTCTAGATGTATCAAGAAGTTTGCTTTCTTTCATAGACTTTATTTCTTTAAGCCTTTCTTAGGTTTTACATTTATTAGGAGCTTGGTGGCCTTGCCTTCGAGAATAGAAATAGCCATAGAGGCTGGCATAGATAACCAAGTCATTCCGCCGTCTTCTGTATAAATAGAGCAATGTTCTTTGCGGGTCAAAACACGGCAGACTTTGTCTGGATTAATCCAAACTTCATTTCCATCACTGTCTACAAAGCTAATAAGTTTCATTTTTTCTTCCTTTTTTTAGTATAAACTTCCTCTTCTTCTTCGTCATACTCCGCATACTTATCATACGCATCTTCGGCTTCGTCTTCATAATCATTCCGAGGATACCCCGGAGACTTATAGTTTTTCAACTTATCGTCTTTTTTTGGGGGTTCTTTAGGTTCTACTTTTTTAGTAATCACCACTTCAGCGCCGCCCGGTACCAACCTAATCTCTTGAGTAGGAAACCTAAACTGGACGTAAGTCAAGAACTCGTCTATTGTTTCTTTCTCTCTCTCCCATTTGAAATCAAAAATCTCGGTTACGGTTCTGCCGGTCACACATTCATACTTACGACTAGATACCTTCAACTTTTTCTCCTAAATAGAAGGTTAATCTTCTTCTATTTTAGTCGGGAAAATGACGTTTTAGTGCAAATTCAATAATTTTAGACACTTCTTCTTTGGCCATACCGCCATTTTTCATGCTTTCTACGGTATAGAGTAAAATACATGCCATTGCTTCATTTCTGTGATTTTGGTTCTTAATAGCGTTGAGCCTGTTGGCAAAGTCATGCGATAATAGGCTGACCAAAATTGAAATTTGATCTATTTTTTTATTCTTTTTTTCTTTTTTTTCATTAATATCAATAACTTTCAAGAGAATCCTTTCTGTATCTAAATAGTGTTGATTTTGTTGAATTTTATCAACCAACCATTAAGATATAAAATGATGGTAGCCTAATTTGGCCAACGAGACAATGGAGAACTTATGGAAAAAAAAATTTTAGACTCAGCGCTTCCTCTGATCAAAGCCTATGAGGGTTGTCATCTTAAAGCATACAAATGTCCAGCGGGTGTTTGGACTATTGGCTGGGGGCAAACTGGCAAAGATATTAAGGAAGGTGTTGTTTGGACTCAAGAACAGGCCGATGCTGCTTTGGAAAAAAGCGTTGCTGAGCTCACCAAGGGGGCTCTTGAGTTAATTAAAGTTCGCTTACGTCCAGAGCAGATTGGAGCCTTGGTGTCATTTGCCTATAACGTAGGACTTGGTGACCTTGCTAAGAGTACTTTACTCAGACTTGTTAACGCTAAGGCCGATACAGAAGACATTGTTAAGCAGTTTCTTGTGTGGAACAAGGCAGGTGGCAAGCCACTTATGGGTTTACTCTATAGGCGAGCTTCTGAAGCTCTTATGTTTAAGTCAGAAACCTTTAAAAGATTCAACTCTCTGGAGGAGATGGAACCTTACTTTGAAATTGAGCATGAACTGTTGCCACCTAAACCGGTTACCCCAACCAAACCCAAGGCGGCCGCTACTCCAAAAACCAAATCATCAGCGCCCAAAAAGAAAGTTTAATTTATGCTATTAGAATTATACAAAAAAATTCCTAATTGGGGCAAGATCGGAGTCGTCTGTATCGCAGTAGGTTACTTTATTGGACGTAACTCTGTTCCTGTCCACACAGAAACTACTACCGATAAGGTAGTGGTTGTTGAAAAAGAAAAGAACGAAGAAGAAACCAAGTCAACCGAAGAGTCTACTACAAAAAAGACTGGTCCTGTAATTATTGTAAGAGAGGAGACAAGGCCAGACGGTACCAAAATTGTAGAAAGAACAAAACAAGGTGGAACTAAAGAAGAGACTAAAAGGAAAGAAGACAATTCTAAAAAAGTAGAAGAAAAGACAAAAGTAGTTGAAGTTATTAAAGAAGTTAAAGTTACAGAACCGTTTCCAAGCTATTCTATCGGTGCTCACATCAAGGCACCTGTAGATGAAATTACTTCAAATCATTTAAAGAAAGAATTGGACGTAACCGCTGGATACAGAGTCTACAAGAAATTATGGCTAGAGGGGGTTGTTTCCTCCCCCCTTGATTTCAAAAAGCCAGCACTTGGTGTTGGATTTCGGGTCGAGTTTTAATTATTCGGCGGATTTTTGTTTTTCAGACAACACAAAAGCAGCCATTTGAATAGTAGCCTTATAGGGGGCGATAGCTTCTTTAAGGCCGCTTTCTAACAGCTTTTTAGCTTCCACGGCTCTTTGATACTCTTCATGAGCTTCTAGCTCTTCTTCGCCTCGCTGAACCTGAACCGCAGAGTTAGCAATGAGCTCTTCTAGCTCCTGCTGAGACATCTTAAGAACTTCTTGAATACGGTCAAAAGACATAAACTTAGCGACTTTGCTATGAAGTTTTTTTGGCACTCCATACTCTTCGAGCATTCCCTTCTTTTCTTTAGAAGAGACATCATCGGTAACTGATTCATTTGAATGAATTTTTTTAAGTCTAGCCATAATCAAAACTCCTATTAATAAAGTAGTGCGTCGTCTTCGGAATCGGGCAAATCAATTTCTTCGTACACTGGTTGTTTCCTAACAGCCCTAACAACTTGTTGAGGTTGAGGTGCCACCTTTCTTGGCTGCTGCTGAGGCTGTTGAGGCTGCTGCGCTCTCTGTTGCTGCGAAGGCTGGCCAACAACGCTCCGCACTGATTGTACCAAAGCTTGTTGAAGCTTAACACAAGAATTTACAATATCTTCGACCTTTTGTTGCGCCAAAGACAAATCTTCCTCAACTGCCTCATTTCCCATTAAAGACTCTACGTGCTTTTCAGCTGCCTCAACAAAAATCTTATGAATAGCGTCCCCTTGTGACATACTCAAAAACGCATCGCGAATTGCTTTAGACTCTACGGCTTCAATAATCTGATTAGCCAGCTTAACTTTCTGCAGAGTAGAAAGTTTCTTGGGAGTTGGCTGCTCAGTGTATTCTACTGGTTCTGCGCTCATTGGTTCTCCTTCAGTCAGCGACTTCTTCTTGCGCATTTTCTGCTCCCCAAGTTACTGTGAGTTCTCGTATTTCCTTAAGGAGCAAAACACTAAACTCCTTCGATGTTGTATTCTCAATCAGAATACTCTTAATTTTTGAAAAAAACAAGGAGTGTATACGTTTTTTGGGTATTCTTCCAACAACATGGCCATACACATCGATATCTTCCTTAAAGCCAAGATCGTCCAAAGTCTGCGACGCAGCAACCTCAACTTGTTCGCGTGGGAACCTACCCTTACGGAAGGGAGTTGAGGCAATATCCGCTGCCACAGTCAAGCAATCTATAGCTGCCGACTTATCTCCCCTCATGTTTAGTCCTCAAGATCTACATTAACTGTTTCGTTTTCTGACAATTTCATGGAAGCCGTCATACACTGACGCTCAACCGCTGAATAAGATGGAGTTCCCGGCACTAACGAGTCTTCTGTCTTCTCTTGACCGTGGAACTTGTGCTCCATGCCCTTGTCATCCTTATATGCCCACCAATGAAGACTGGGTTTGCCAGAGTCTCCCGTTGGGTGATAAACGACTCCTAGCTTCTTGGCCAAATTAAAGAGCGACCTGTTCTTATTAACAATTTGACAAGTTTCCATGTTTACCTGAAACTCAACAACACGCCCTTCGACAGTATTGCGACTCTTAAGAACACGAGCGCGGATTGTCTTACCAACCTTAACGGCATCCTTATCGCTGTTCTCAATAGTATTATTGTCGGCAGTCAGGCCGGCATCTTTACGCTCTACAGACTCCATGAGGAGCATAAGGTCAGCTTGGTGCTTGAGCTTTTGTCCACCGGTCACAATCCACTTTTTAGGGCCGCTTGGGTCTGCTGCCATGTCTTGAATAGCGTGCTGAATCAAAAAGCAAGCAACCTTGTTTTCAGCAGAGATACGAGTCATAGCTTTAACGAGCGGACCCATAACCTTAGCCATACCGCCAAACTTGTTGCCCGCTTGCTCAATCTCACCCTCTTTGATCTTCTTTTCGTCGTATGCAGCGGTAGCGCCGCCCAATGAGTCTACACCAATTGCAACAAGGCTTCCGGGAGCTTCTTTAACACCCTCTTCAAGCATAGATAGTTTGGCAAACACTTTATCTGGCTCGTTAGAGCTAATAATCAATAGGCGGTCAAGGTCAATTCCAAATTGAGCAAGACGGCGTACACGATCAGGTTTATTGTGCAAATAGTATTCAATATCAAAGATTACAGCGCCTGCTTCTGGATTGGCCTTCATGAGCTGACCGATCCAGTAGTACATTAGGAATGACTTACAAGCTCCGGGAACACCGGCAAGAATAGTAATCCGATCTGTGGGGATTTTGCCTGTTCCCCAGTTGAGTGCGGGATCTCCTGCGTCAAAGTTGGTTTTATCCTCCTGAGACGCAAGGTTAGCCGCCATCACTGCATAATCAAGGTCGCGGGTCAATTTAGAGAAATAACTTGGAAGCTTAGCCATAAAGTCCCCCTAACAATAAACAAAAATAAAACAAGACCCTGATTAATCAAGGTCTTTTTTAACGCCCAAAGCTTCGTTAATAACTCGGCGAGCGTCTGCTTTGTAGTCTACAATACGGTTGATTTCGCGTGCAAGCTTTTTTTCTTGTTCGTCTGTAAGAGAGATTACTCTTTCAAGTGTGACTGACTTTGGCTCATAAACCAATGGACAGCCTGACCAAACGACATTGATCTTTACAAATCCACCAAACAAAGAAATATTTTCTTTTTCTTCTTTATTAACAAGTTCCTTTGAACAGACGGCCTGCGCAACGCGGTCGGCCGCCTTGGCTTTGACAGCCTCTCTTCCAAACAGCCAGTAGTCATCACGAATTAGCTGACGAAAACGCTCTAGGGGTAGCTCCATGCGTTTAGCCTGTGCTGCATCCATTGTTGTTGTAATTTGTTTCAAAAACTCAACAAACGCAATTGCATTTGGCTGAGGCTGATGGCGCAAACCAAAAGAAGCAACATGTTGCATCAAGATTGATGACTCTAGAACAACTCTTTCGTCGCATGCTTGCAAAATCACAAAAGACATCGAAGCTGAGAAATCCGTAATACAAACGACCTTCTTGTTAACAGAACGAATAGCCTGAACAAGTTGCGCGCCGTCAATAACCGAACCACCAGGAGAACTAAGAAACAAGTTTACGGTTGAACCTTGATGAGTCATCAAAGCTGCAATAACTTTTGAGACAGACGCACCGCTCACTTCACCACGAAGTACAATTAGATTTTCTGTCAATGTAATGCTGCTTTTTGAATCAGACAGTCTCTGTTGACATTCAAGACCCTGACACGTTACATCGCCGCCTGTCTGCGTTAGTACGGTCTTCTTGCTATTGTTAGAAAATTCCGATGCCATTGCCGATGGAGCAAGAGCAAGCAAAATAGATGGCACAAGGGATTTAAAAAACACAAAACCTCCAGTCATTGCAACAACATAAGAAAACACCATGTCTCTTACATTTTAATTAAACCATACTTCCTGACATTTGTCTAGTCTCACTGAAGCCATATCTTGAAGCTTTTATACTGGATTGGGCCATAATCAGATTCATCTTAATCAAATTAAGCTGTTCCAGCATAGCTTCGTACATTGCTTCGCGCTGCTGAGCTGTTTGTACATCTACATCGAGATTGACAAAATGCTCTCTAAGATCAGCAGTGGGCTTAGCAATATTCATTGCTTGGCAGTATTCCGGAAAGCGTTCTAGGGCAGCAAGCGCTTTAGAGCGTTTAACCTCGGAACGTGCCATATTAAAACTATAAGTTACAGATCCTAAGTAGCCGCTTAAAAGACTCATACCTTCAGATAGAGCAGAAATGGCTCTATTTGCGTCGTAGTCCGTCTTGAGCTCATGGATATTTGAAGCAATCACAAGATAGTTTTTAAGAGTGTCGATATACTCAGGAATTACATCTTGAGAGTCCACTCGTTTAACTTCTTTCATACACCCCCCTACTCTTTTGTGGTTAAGAGTGTTCCGGAATTACCGGAACACTGCATCAAGAGCATCATCAATTGACGATTGGGCTGCTGCCTTTGGAGCTGCTGGTTTGGCCTGTGGAGCAGGAGTAGGGGCAGACATCATAGCGGGAACATCAACCTCTTCGCTAACACTCACTGCGGGCGTATTACTGCGGCGCTCTGGAGTTTTGCCGGTAGAAAGATACTCCTGAACCTCTCCCACAGTCCACATGTAGTTAGAGGCAATCTCAATAACGTCTGGCAGGTCGGACTCTTTGAGACTCTTAAGGGCTTGCGAAGGCTCTGCCTTAAAAACAGCCAAAACAGGATCATCAAGACCCTCCACTTTTTGTTCTGTTCTATAAAGATCTACAGAATACTCGGTGTTCAGTCCTGAACCGGTGCGAGAAATGCGCAACCACCCTGTAGGAGCCATAGTATTAAACAAATTGGTGCCCTTACGGCGCAAAGTCTGATACAAGCCCTCTTGAGCCGGTTTGTCACCGTAGGCCTCTGTGCCAAACAAAATCTTAATAACAGTCTCTGGGACTTCAAGCGGCTCAACCTTATCTGAACCTAAGACATTTACAAGAAGAACGCCTCTGCGCGTTGGTCTATGGATTCTTGCTTGGGCATCGAGCTCTTTATACTCGGCGCTTTCTTTGTTTTTAATTTCTTTTTGTTTTTTCTTTAATTCCATAAACAGTTCAAACTGCGGATCTTTTTGACCTTGAACCTGAAGGCTTGGACGTGTCCAATTAGCCATAGTGCCGTCTGGCATCTTTTTCTTATAGGTAAACTTGTTAAAGCCATAGTAGAAAGCAGGATTACCTCCTCCGTCTTTCATGTAAACAATAGGGATGATTTTGCAGATAAGTGGCTTTCCTTCTGGCACAGTAAGCGCCTTGGGACGGCCTCCGGCAGCGGAACCAGACTTTGCGGTTTCAGGAAGAGCATCGGGATTAAAGTTATCAAGAAATGACATAGTAGTGCCTCCAATTAAACATGCTTAGCGATAAATTCAAAAGAAGTGTCAGCGCTCTCGGCTGTCACAATAAGAGTATCGTCAAAATTGAGGTTATCTTTAGGTGAATCGGATATAAGTAGTAATTTTGAAGACATAGTTTTTAATGTAGAGTAATAGTCTTCGGAAATATCATGAACCACTGTAAAGTATACCTTTGTGTCTGTACGTTGAGTGTCAAACATACAGCTCAAAGTTGTTCCGTCTTGGCAGCTAACCAAATAGTCTAAAATGCGCGCATAGTCATAAGGCTCCTTTACTACTAAATCAGTTCCGTTATAAGACTTAACAGGATCATCCGATACCCTGCAAACCTCGTTAAAATGAATCATAATTTCCTGCAACAAGAGAAGAGACACGGATTCAGATAATTCCATAATATCGCCCGTAGCGGGCAATCTGTGGGAGTAGCCATCTTCTCTTAGATAATTGACAGCATCCATTACAAACAAACCATGCCATGGCATATACTTGGCCTGAGCTTCTAAGAGCTGCTGAACAAGACCTCTAAAAATACCGTTGTCTTTTGACTTTAGAACAACCCATACGGGCACTGAAGTATGTTTACTGTAGATAGTAGACTGCTTGTCTCTAAATGCCCACCGGCTTTTTTCAAGTCTTTGCATTTATTTTGCCTTTCTTTTTAGGGGTCTGTTTCTTCTTTTTGCTTTGCTTTTTAGGCTTTGGTTCTTTTTCTACAATGAATTGCCCGTACTGGTTGTACCAATAGCCAATCAATAGGGCATCAATGATGCCTTCGTGTGGCTTGCTGCTTCTTTCTGTAGCAAGAAAATCCTCTAAAGGGAAGAGTTTTTTTGCAACCTCTAAGCTTCTTGCCTTGGGGTCTTCGACGGATGACTCCGGATCGTGAAGTTTTGTTGCCCAAGTACGTGGAGCAACCAACGCCACATTCTCTATAACGACAGTAGCCATCGCAAACAATAGTCCAAAGTTATAGCCAGAAGTCCAAGCTGAACTGACCCCCTCCCCCGGCCTTGGCGCCTGTCGCTCTAAAACAACGACATCCGGCTTATGATCAGTCATAAGACGGTTAACTTCTATTAAATTAATTGTTGACTTTTTATTCTTAAGATTCTTGTCAATTGGCATCCTGCCGCGAACAACAATTACAGGACCGTCTAAGATTGCATATCCGCCCGAAATACCGGGGTCAAAAGCCAAAATTTTCATAAATTATTCCAATCAATAAGATTATCCGTCTTATTGATACTAAATTCTTGTTTTTTTGTCAATGCTCCAGCTTCTTGCATTAGTTTTTCTATAGTGGGCAAGACTCGATCGTTGTGCATCTCTGGGTCTTTAAAGCAATGGAAGATGGCCTCCGATCCTGTAACATGTAAGTTGTCGCCATGATTATCGCTGCCCTCTTCTCTACAGCAAGGGCACGCTACTTGCAATCTTCCGCCAATTTCTGTCGATAATCCAAGATATGTGCTTACATACCAATTTAATTTTTTAATGATATCTTTTCTGTCGTGAGACGCAGGCGCTGCTTGAGCGTCTTTTTGAAAGATTTGGTACCATTTCGTTTGCTTGTATTTCTCTTCGAACTCAGAAGAATAAATAATGCTAAACAATTCTGAATTGTCAATTCTGTCAGATATTTCGATAATCTGCTGTACTGCGCCATTACGCCTAGCGTTCGGAAAGCGAGTGAAGCGAGCGGGATCGCTACATGCACGGTCATTTTTCTCTTCGCATAGATAATGAATCCTGTAAAAGATGTCTTTGTATTGTAATAAGCCATTGCTCTTAAGCTCTCCTACGTGATGATACAGGGGTTCTTTTAAAGAAATAATAAAATGGTATGATTTGCCGCCTGAGTAAATGCAAGCCGAGTAGGGCAATCCCAATTTCTTCATAAATGGAATTTGCTCTTCGAGTGGTAATTTATCAAACTCAATAAGAAAATTTCTAAGAACAAATACATTCTCTGAAGTTTTGTTGATATTAAGTTGCTTAGCTGCGTTTATGGCAATGTACGCGCCCTTTTCAAAGTCTCTGTCGATAAAATTAACAATTGCCTGCTCTTTAGATATGGAAAAATGCTTTTGAAGTAAAAAGTCCGTTGCCCAGACGTACTGTTCCTCGCCATATAGTAAAGTCATATACTTAATAACAGGCATCAATGCGTCCTTATTGATACCATCTCTTGGGGTTTTTCGCATAAATATCCTTTAATCAGTAATCTTCGTCGCCAAAACCCATTGAACGCTGTTCTTTTTTTAGACCGCCTGACTCAGCCTTCTTACGTTGTAGTAGCACCTCAGCAACTGCATCTGCAAGAGAAATATCGTAAAGCTCATGACGCAATACCGCTTCCTTGCTATACGCAGGAGTCATCTTAGTGCCAGCAAACAACTGCTTCTCATCGGCAGTTAGCTTCCTGTCCATAAACTTTTCTACAAGAAAAATAATTTCTTCGTCTTTTGGTGGTTCTACCTCACGGACAATATCAAACCGCCCTGGTCTACTGGTCAAAGTTTTGTTCAATACGTCTAGGTAGTTGGTTGTTGCTACAACTAGAGTAGGGATTTTAAATACATCTGCGTTGCCGTCCAAGAAGTTAAGCATCTCGGAGTCAACACGGCCTGCTCTTTCTTCAAGGCCAGACCCGCCAATATCTTCAATTACCAAAAGAATCAGGCTGGCAGCCGACTCTTGAGCATTAGAGAACATATCAATCAAAGTCTCAAAGCTGACTTGCTGAGAATCTACCCTCAAAATACAAGCTTTGGGCATCTTGATGATTTGGCGGCAAAAGTAGTTAATGAGGCTAGATTTGCCAATCCCCGGTTCACTGCCGAACAGGAATCCCCTTTTAGGGGCAATCTTTCTTTTCTTGTAGATGTCTAACTTTGACATAAACGCATTGAAGTGTTTCATAAGTTCTCTGGAGGTGTCTGTCTCGTAATACTGAACTTCGGTCAGCTCCATGGGCTGAAGACCGTCTTCAGGAGTGATACGCCATGCCCCTTCGGTAATCTTATACGTTTCTTTTGTTTTTGGTGTTTGAATATCCATATCCAGTAGGTGGGGCTCAGACACCTTAACGACGTTTCCTGACTCGTCCACCGACTCAATAGTCTTATTAACAACTAGCTGATAGTTGCCTAACTCAACCTGTAGACCGGGATGAAGTTTGGTGATGCTACGAACTTTGGCTATCTTAGACATAAAGACTCCATTAAAAGCTAAAAATCAAATCATCCATCGTTACATAAGATGTGTCCGTTGTTTTTGAGCGCATTTGCGGATCTATAACATCGCTATGCCAAACCGAGTTATCGGAAGACTTGGTAACCGCTGATACTAAAACAAATAACTCTTCGTTATAAAGCGAATGAGTAGAAATACTTAAAATTAGTCTAGGGGCATCATCATCAACATAATTGGCGTTTTGCGACGTTTGATCTAATCCACCATTCATGTATCTATTTGGCCTCATTGTCTGCCTCTTCAATTAACTTGCAAATCCATTTTTCTTGTTGTCTGACTTTAAAGGCGGGATCATAAGCATCAAAGCATCTGAGTCGTTTGGTCGCATCGCTAAAACCCAAGGCGTAAATATCTACATACTGTCTATCGTTTTCCAATACATATATCAAAATGCTTTGGATTCTAACAGGCGCCTCATCGATATATTGAGCATCTTGATTGGTTTGTTCGGGACTACTGAGATTTACATAATTAGCTCTCATTCCTCCTCCACATCTTCTGCCGGAATTAAAACAAAGTTGTCATTCATCTGCCAAGTCGTAATATCTTTGCCGTACTTGTAAGGATAACGGACTTTTTGAATCTTAAGCCAAGTACGTACTTCATTATTTGCATTAACTTTTTTAACAAGCATAAGGCCATGGGTTGCGTGGGTCAATGACTCTTTTGATTTTCTCAAACAACTAAACATATCCCACTGAAACGCCGACCGTCCTGCCGGCGGATACATTTGCTGAAAGCAAATTACAGGAGCATACTTGGGAGACTTGCGGCTATTAATTCTAAGACCAAACTGTTGACTCATGGTTTCAATTTTCTTAAAATCCTCAACCTTACCTTTGCCCGTATAGCCAATATCAGCCATAGCGTTAGATAACTGGTCAACAAAAATCAAATCTGGATTAAACTCTTGAGCACATCTGAACGTATAAGTACATAAAGTCAACCAACCCAAAGACAACCCTTGAGAAGATTCAGCGTCCTCAATGCGAGAATACTGATAAACGCGCTTAAATGCTTTTTCGTAAGATAAACCTAACATTGCGGCTAATTTTCTGCTGATTTCGTTTCTGTATGCTTCGATCGGCAACTCGTTAGAAATAATTAAAATTCTACGCCTATTGGCAATTGCATGAGCGGCGGATTGCATACAAAAAGTTGACTTACCGTTGCCCGTAGGAGCACCCACAACTACCAAGGCTTTTTTGTGTAAAGTAAGCTGAAACTCATCTGAAAAAAATGGAATACGGTCTTCGACCATATCCTGAAAGTCTTTGGCCTCTGAGAGTGCCTGCTCAACAAGGCGCTCTTTAAAGTCGTCTTCCGCTTCTTTTTGTTGACGTTCAGACTCAGCCAATAGTTCTTTGACCTGAGCGGGATTAACGAGAATATCTTTTTGAGTGTCTCCGGTCTTAACAGAGACGCTCCACGGAGTATCGGCTCCGATATCCCCAAACTGTGGGCTAGACCAATTTTCATCTTCGTCGTGAATAGCCACAATAACCTCGGCTTAAAGTTGCCATCTTATCGGCGTCATAAATCATAACTTTAGTTCCATCAACGGAACAATTCTCTTTACGTCTGGAAAATATTTTCCATTCCATAACTTAGGCGTCAACAGAACCATAACAATCTTCTTTGTTTTAAGGTGCTCTTCATATTTGGCTACTGAAGAGCCAAATACGTTAATTCCCTCTATCTTATCTGTGCCAGTATCTAAAGTAAAACTCAAGTAATTATTTCCCGCTTTTGATAACTTGGTTTCTACTTTTGTGATGATTCCGACAACTCCTGCAAGGATTCTGGGTTCTTGTGTATAAGAAATGTATCTTCTGGCATTGTCGGAAGACTCAATTACTTTTGACCACGATTCAATAATGTCCATGCGAGGCGCCCTTATCCCGCCTTCCGTATTCTTGGCGTCCGTTGGTTTAAATTCAATTGGACGAGTAAATAAAATATTATCATCAACGTCTCCTTCTTGAAATCCAAACTTTTCAACAATTGTTTTGCTAATGTCTTTTAGTAACGCAACGCTATAAGTGTAAATAGGATTATTTTCAGAGCGCCACAAAGACAAGGTAAACTCATCCTCAATCATAGAAAGCGTAACTGTTTGAGTTCTTTTGAGCTTTCCGCCAGTTGACTTAGACTGCATGGCATCGCGTAATTGGGAAGCGTGAATGATTATATTTTTAGTATCATCTGTCTGTAGGGGTAAGATCTCTTTAAAAGCTCCCGCATAAAGAAGATTAACCACGGCCGCTGCCGTAAAGTGAGTTCTTTGTTTGGCTTTTTTTGAGTCGGCCAACGCCAATAGGAGACTGCCCCATTGATGGTCGGGATTAGACATGTCTACATGTTCACGAACAAACTCGCCAACTGCCTTGGCGGCCTCAACGCCAACGCCTTTAATCATAGCTAACGGAGCGCGAATCTTGTCGCCCTCTACAATCCATTCGTGAGAGTGGGAGTGTAGAACAGAAGGCTGAAGAACATACTCGCGGCATTCAGACAAGAAAGCCAGAATTTTTTCTTCTTTTCCACGATTTACCGTGAGCTTGCCGAGCCAGTAATAGGCAGGATAGTAGCACTTAATCACCGCCTCGATATAAGCAATGACGCCGTAACTTGCGCTATGGCTTTTGTTAAAGCTATATCGTGCGCTTGCAACCACAGTATCAACCAATCGCTGAGCCTGCTCTTCAGTCCAGCCCCTACGAATAGCTGCTTGTTTAAGATCGTCGCACAGCGAATCCATTAATTTTTTATCTTTTTTGCCAGTAGCTCGTCGCCAATCATCGGCTTGCTGATCGTTTAGTCCAAGAATCAATTTGGCAATTGCCATGAGTTGCTCTTGATAAACAAGCACTCCATACGTTTCGGATAGGATTGGTTCTAACTCAGGATGGACGTAATAAGCAGATTTACGATTATTAGAACATTCAACATAATAATCAGCGGCAGTAAGAATACTCCCGTCAGGAGCAGGAGCGTCAAGAGCGCCCGGACGACACAAAGCAATAAGGGCAGCCAAGTCCTTAATATTTTTTGGCGGAGCTTTTTTAATAAAGGGAGCAACGGCTCCACCACTAATCTGAAAAATACCGGAAATTTTGTTCTGATGAATGACATCTGCAAAAACCTTGTCATCATGCTCTGGCTGCTTCCAGTCAAATACGACGCCCAGATTTTCTTGTACCGCCTTAAAGCTATGCGACAAGCTTTCAAGAGTTTTAACACCGAGAAAATCGAATTTAACGCCGCCAACATATTCTACCCATTTCATTGTATAGGCTGTCGCCAACTGGTCATTGACTTTTGTTAGAGGGATGACGCTTTGAATTGGCACTGGAGTAATTACAACTCCGCCTGCATGGACACCACGAGCTTTGGGGATACCTGAGCAAGCCAAGACAACTTCCCAAATTTCTTTTTCTTCTTCAATGTATTTTTTAAATTTTTCAGCAGCTTGCGTGCCATTTTCTAAAAAGCCTTGCACGTGTTCGCCCGTAGACTCATCCTCGTATCCAAACAAGAAGTGCATATCGGACACACCCTGCGGTACGAAAGGCATATCGTCTAGCACGTCTTCTGTAGATGATCGTACCTTACCAAAAATCCACCTTTCGACTTCGCGGATAGTCAGCTTGAGGCGCATAGCCACGTCTGTCGAAATCAAAGCCATATTGTCTTTATACTTAGCCTTTAAGTAATCAAGACACACTTCACGAATAGAGATATCAAGGTCAATATCAGGAAATGATCCGCCTTTAACGCGACCTTCATTTAAGAAACGTGAAAATGGCAGCTTCCACTCAATGGGGTCAATAATAGAAATGCCAATCAAATAGAGCACTAAGGAGCTGCAACCAGAACCACGGGGGTTGGCCAAGTAACCACGCTCACGCATAGCTATACAAACATCATGTACCGTAAACACATATGGTAGAAAATCGTAACCCAACTGAGTGAGAACACGAATCTCTTCTTTAAGGCGTTCTGAATAAATAGCGATTTTTTCTGGATCTTTAGGAAACCGTCCCGTTTGGACAATTAATTTTTTAAGATGCTGAACAGATGAGGTATCCGAAGAGACGTTATAGACGGATTCCATCGTAGGAAGTAAATGTCTGTTTTTACTTGTAAAAAACTTATAATCCTTAAATTGTTCAAAAATTTTATATGAGTTGTCTACCCATTCTTCGATATCTCTTGTTGTAATGTCGGGCATTTGCTTCATGAGTGAATCTGCCCAAACCTCTGTTGGTTCTAATGAGTATGAGCAACTAAAACGCCAGTTATCGCCAAGACGAACATCTTGAACGACTTTATGTTCTTTGACGGCAATATGAGCATCTTCTGAGATAACAACAGGATCTTTATACTTACGCGCCATCTGAACCATAAACTGATTACTGGCTTTTTGAAGATCAATAGGCAGGCCACATTCATCTAAATCATTTGGAACAAACATACCCGACTTGATAATTTCTTTTGAAACTTTGTCGTACTCTGGCCTAATCCACTTTTGGTCTAGAATATGAGGCATAACTTCTACAAAGAATGACTCCGGATCTACGATAGAACGAATTTGCTGATAAATTTGTTCTGCGAGTTCAGGATTACCAGACTTAAGTGCTTTGGAAACAGCCGACCCGTAGCAGCCGCTACCCAAAACAATCTCACTTCCAATCTCTTGCAGCTCTTCCCAAGTTAACAATGGCTTCATGTCGCCATACTTAATCAAAGCGCGTTCGTGGGCAATAGGGGTGAGCGAAGAAAAATATTCGTATGCTTTTTGTGTCTTAAACAAAACAGTCATATGACAAGTAGCTGGCTCTTCTTTGCCGTTTTTATAAATCTTTGGTGGTTCCCAAGGAGACATAAGATAAATTTCGATGCCGTGGATGGGCGTTAAGCCGGCCTTCATTGATTCTTCGTACAATTCAGCTAAACCGCCCATTTGTCCATGGTCTGTCAACGTGGCAGACTTACGCCCAAGTTCTTTCGACCGCTTGACAAGAGCCTTGACTGAAGACCCCCCATCAAGAGATGCTTGGGCGCTGTGGCAGTGAAAACACATGCACAGCGAACGGTATTTGGGCTTATTGGGCACCAAGATGTCCATGCTTATTACTCTTTGTGACTGAGTTTTTTATTGATTCTGCTGAGTGCATCTTCTGCCACTTCTTCTGAAACATCATTCAAGAAGCTGACTACACGCTCCATATCATGAGCATGATAAGACATCAAGTGCATTGCAAGATTTTTTACTGCGTCGGAACAACTTAAAACCATGGCTACGTTACTCAAATCTTCCGCAGTAACCGAAAAGGTTGTCTTTAGTCCTGCCTTTTCGGAAACAAGCCAGCCTGCGCCCTCATCATCCATTTGAACGGACAACGGTGAATCAGCCGTAGGGCGTACAACATCAAAATGTGGCATTTTGTGCAAAGTGGTCTTCATAAAATCCTCCGTTAAATGTAAATAACTTCATCAAACAAACCGTCATCCAGTCCATGCTCAACAATAATTACAAGCTTCCTGCCCGATACACTACGCAAACTCTCAATGCAATCGTTCTTCAGCTCAGTATGCGCTCCAGCAAAGGCTTCGTCAAGCAAAAGTATGGGACTGTTAAACAAGTCCGATAAAGCCAACTGGAACGCCAACATCGCACGGTTCTGCTCTCCTCCTGAAAGCTGGTCAAGACTATCATACTCCATCCCTTTATGGAATACTGATACGCTCATCTTTGCACGTACACTGTCGTCTTTGTTGAGACGAACATTGTTGAGTGTAATTACTGTACCCTGATTCGGAAACAGCAATTCAGTGTACACTTTGGCGTGCTGGTTGATAGCATTCAAAATATCTGCTATCGACTGAGTTGCCGCAGTATCACTCAACTCTTTTAGTTTCAGGACATTCTTGAGTTTAAACTCGTTCGATGTTTGCTGCTGGAGCATATCATCGTATTTGTCCTGCGCCTCCTTAGCCTTCTTACTATACCTTTCGACATCTTGTTCGGATTGCTTTAGATGTATTTCGTAAATATCATCCATCTCAGCACTTTTTATAGATTCTGCCATCTCTCCGAGGTCTGCGTCGAGCCTCTGACCAAGAAACAATAGTTTTGCAACTTTATGAGCGAGAGTTTCTATTAATGTTTTAGTTTCTTCTTTCTTTTGTTTTTTGGTAGCCAAGTCTTTTTCTAAATTAACAATTTTTTCTGTAGACTCTTTAATTCTATCTTGAATAATAGGCAGTTTGATATTATATGCAGTTACTAAACTGTTAATATTTTTAATCTTTTCTTCAAACTGCCTAAGTTGTTCATGGGTTTGAGCTGCGGGCAGTGGCGTTTCGCCTAACTCAGATGTTTGTTCCATTAAGCTTTTTAGTTCTTTTTGCAAATGCAATAGGGAGATGTGTTCATCATCTAGTTTGTCGCGTAATTTTTTAGCCACTTCGCGTTCTTTATTGAGTTCAGAAGGAGAATGACCATTATAATCGTTTGATTTTATTAAATAATTACCAGATATAGAAACAAGTTCACTACAATGAGGACACGGCATCCCTTCAGCGCTCAATTCCGCTTGATATATCTGATGATTGAGTGATTCAATTTTTCTTTTTTGTTCAAAAATTTTTGTTGATAAATCATCAATAGTTTTTTGAATAGTCTCAATATCGCCATGTTTGGTAACAATCTCTTGTATTTTTTGCAACTTTTTAACAGACTCTTCTGACCTTGTAAGCCAGATAGTCTGGGCACGAATCAGCTCGTCGGCTGCTTTAATCTTTTCTGGAGTGTATTTTGAGTCAGGAACCACCAAAGATTCTAAATCTTTATTATTTGATTCTAAGTTCTTCCGCTCTTCTTTTAGCTCAGCGGTTATGGATTCAATTGACTCTTTTAGCTGGTCAAGCAAGTTATCAGCTTTACCTAACTCATTTTGCTTGTTTTGGTAAGCATGGTTTGTGTTCTTGTATTCTGTTGTCAGCTCTTTTGCTTTTTTTAGGATAACCGCTCTTTCGTCGGAAGTGTAACGAGGGCGCGGAGCCTCATTCATGCGCTGCTTGGCTTGCTCTAGGTCGTTTTGTGCCGACTTGACCATTTCAGCCAATAGAGATACTTGGCCTGCATTAACTTCAATCTTGTTTTCTGTCTCTTTAATCAAAGCAGCAATCTTTAGCTTATGTGCTTCTGGGTCTTCGTTACCGAAAGCAATTTTCTGAACAAACCGCAATTGGTCTGCTGCTGTATACGACAACAGCGACCCTTTAAGTTTTTGCTTAATGTATGAACATGATTGGAATATCTCAGCGTTCATGTTCAGTATACTGTCAATAAAAGCCTGTGCAGCTTCGTTTTCGTACCCATTAGATTCAACTAACAGCCGGTTGGGTGAATTCTGGCGAGTAATGACCTGACCGTTTGATTCAATAGTCACTATTGGCTTCTTGGAGCCAGTCAAAGGCTTGATACCCTTGACGAGGGCATCTCCGTATAGTCCCCATACCAAAGACTCAATGACGGTACTCTTACCAGTACCCGAATCTCCGGCAATACGGACAAGGCCCGTTTCAGGCAATTCAATGTCTTTCTCGTCTATTGACCTGAAATTCTTTATTTTAAGTTTCATAATATTCCTAAAATAACAAAAAATATGTTTTAAGATAAAACTTGATTAAACACCTTCATCAGCTCTTCGTCAGTTCCTACCATTTCCTTTAGCAATTCCAAATAAGTCTTTTTGTTTACTTGGAGCTGTTCTTTCTGCTTGTTGGTTGGTGATAGTATCATTTTAATGTTATTTGCTACAAGTTTTAAATATGCTTGGGTTTTTCTAAACGCAGTCAAATCTGCAGACTCACCTTCGACTATCAACCTAACATGAGTGTTGGCTGGTGGTTTATATCCTTTAACATCTTCTACGCTCAAAGTTAATGTTAGCTTTTTGGGCATTTCAGTATCTATCCGCGTATGACATACTGTGTCGCCAAACTCAAATAGACTGATGGCTTTTTCGTCTGTTTCTGCAAACGTAGTCATATAAGGAGTGCCAACATAACAGATATTCTTCTGTAACCACTGGTGCTCGTGAATGTGGCCACTAATGACTAGGGGGAAGTCTTCAGGCCATTTATCGCCATGCTCCATCTTGATACCGTTTAGCTCTACTCCGTAGAAGTCTTGGTGGCACAAAATCGCCTTAGCGCTCTTCCAGCCTTCATGAGTATCAAGAGCCTCTACAAACCTCCCCGGAGGTACGTAAGGCATCATGACTAGCCCATACTGCTCAACTACCCTATCAACCACCATAACGCGCTCTAGACCGTTAAATGCCTTTAAGAAATGGTTGTCTGATAGAAACTGAGAATTGTTGACGTAGTCGTGGTTACCAACAAGAACATAGACTGGACAGATTGAGCCTATTTCTTTTAGCAACTTAAGCACTTGATTGAATGGCTGAACATATGTTGTTCCATGGTTGTGAAGCAAATCACCCATAAAAACGACAATATTGGGAGCTGTGTCCCAAACTTTTTTCTTTAGTTTTTCAATCAGTAGGTCGTTTTCAGCAATAGATGCGTGCCTAAAGTGAATATCTCCAACGCATAAAACTTTTAAAATCATTTTGATTTACCTGCCCATGTTTTAAATCTTTTAATTGTTTCAGCTTTGGTAATAGGCTTTTTACAGCTGCTCATTAGTGGGCAAGTTTCATCATGCTCAATTCCAAAAGCCGTATGAAGCACCTCATGTGCGACTATAGCAAAAAGCGCTTCGTGTGAATGATTCATAATAGCGCCCTCGGTGATCCAAATTGCTTTGATTTCCATATGAGCTACGCCAAGGCACCGTCCATTTACATCGTCTTCCGTTACGCGAACATAGATGCGCGGAAATCGTTTTATTTTTTTTTAATTCGTAAATACACTCCATAACCTTGTAACGTAATC